TAAGAATAAACTCTCCACTAGTACGCCAAGGCTTTAACGATAGACCGAGTAGACGATGGCGATCATCGTTATTATTATCGGGCCCAAAGTAAGCACTTCTATTAATCCCATTTAATCCTACCTTCCAAGTTGTGCCTCGTTTAATGCCTCCAACTTCTAATACTATGGTTGGTTTGTTTTGTTGCCAGACTTCCTTGTTTCTTCCCATTCGTCCATTAAACAACACACTCCAAATAACATTAACATCGGCACTAGCATCATTATGAGAAACAGTCCACCCAGCAGATATAAGACTGTGTTCAAAAGCATCAAAGATAGGTCTACTATTAAGTGCGCCATAAGATGTCCATAAACTAACTTTCATTGTTCCGGTTAATAAAGACTAAGCCATATTTTCTCATAAAGGCTTTTCCCATTGTTGTAGAAGTTCTAACTTTATTGGTTAACTTTTCATTAAAGTCAAACCCATATTGATCAAATATGTCTATCCAATATTCTTTTGTATTACAATTAACATGATGATATCCTTTTTTACCTGGCGGTGCATGTGTACAAATTACATATTTTGCTGCTTGAAATGCCGTCATATAGTTTGGAATAAATTCTTCGTATACATGTTCTAAAAATTCTACACTCCAAGCAAGGTCAAACTTTTCTTCAATTGAAAATTTACCTTTACTAAAGTCAAACTGTATTTGCAAATCTTCTTTTATACATCGCGGATCACCTTCAACTCCTATAGCACGTAAATTTTTCTCTCTTGCAAGTTCTACTTGGCAGGCTTGTCCACATCCAATATCAATCATACTTTTTATGTTTAGATTGTTAATTGCCCAATCTAAACATCCTTCGTCTGTCCAACAACGTCCTTCACCGCCGCCTAAATGTTCGTCTATATCAACCATTTAAATTTCTCTCCAATAATCTTCTGTTCTGTTAACCATAATATCTTTCTTTTGAGACTTACCTGCTTCCTTGCGTCCACCTTTCATATGGTCAATCCATTTACCTAGTACGCCGTTAATCAACGGATGTCCACCGCCGCCTGACTTTGCTTCACGCAGATACATCTCAGCACTATAGTCGTGTGCATTAGGAAATTGTAATTTCATATTGTTTAATATACTCCCAAACACATAACTGTCATGCCATTCGTCTAACAAGAATATTCCGTTGTCTGCTTCTTCGTATACTCTTTCAAACTCTTTAAGAAACTCGTGGCACACAGGATGATTTAAGTTTAATCCGTAGAAGCCACACTCTGGCCATGTTTGCGATCCTTTGCCTCTGCCTACATATGTGATCCAACTTTCATTAGGTAATTGTTCTGCAAAGTCTTCATACGTCCAGGGGCTATGCACAAATGTATCCGCGTCCATCCATACACACCAGTCCTTAGAACGCTGTACAGCGTCATACACAGCGTATGTTTTATTAGCGAACCTAACTGCGTCCCACTTGAATTTCTTCATCCAATCGCGACGTGTGTGGCGCTGTGGCTCATTAGTAATGTCGCCATTAGCTTTAGGAACATGTCCCCATGTTGATTTAAACGCATTTAGTTTAGGCAATACTTCCTTTGCATTTAATATTGTAATTTGTTTTGGGTTTGGATTTACTGGCGAGCAATCTTCTGCATACACTAACAATTTAATACGTTTATCAATATTAGATGCAAAACTATCAATCATACGTTGTCCGTATTTGTCTAAACCTGGTTTATGAAATGTTGTTAATACTGTAATTTCCATTATATATATTCTCTCATGTGTTTCCAACAAATGCCGGACCTTAATTCATCAAAAGACCAATGGCACATACTAATTCTTTCTAGCCAAGGTTGTCTGTCAAAATACTCTGGCGATTCAATTTTACTAAGATCTGTATTACTAACTTCTTTACATTGACTATCAGTTGAGTCTGTTAAAAAGCAATGATATCCTCTAATAAGTGGTCCTACTGCGGCACTACTATTATGATTAACTATTGCCCACGCTCCTTTTAGATCTTCATCTAACAATCTTCCTGGTGGACTTAATTCTATATTAGAAAATCTTAGTAGAGGGTGGTTTGGTATAGTAGGTGATAGATATTTTTCTGCTAACTTATCACCAGGATGACTTCTTATAACAATTTTTCTATCTGTATAGGATTGAATGCGTGTTATTGTATCTGCAATCCATTCTACTACGTCTAGACCCTTCATACTCCAGCCGCCTTGGCGCTGGCACATTAAAACTATATGATGGCCTTGTCTGGTGTAGGGTGTCATTGTTAAATTTAAAGTTTTTGATATACTCTGCCAACGACTTCTGTCAACGTTATTGTCACAATAATTTCCGGTAGTAGGAAAAATACCATCAAAACTATATCTTAAATATCCACCTTTTGCATTTGTCGGATCATGAAATAAAAACAAATTTGCATCAGCTGTTATTGTGCGTTTGTTGTACTCTTTCTGAGATCTTATAACTGAATCTCTTAATCGTAAATGCGGAGTAACAATCTTAGAATATACCCAACCTTGTATCATTGCTGCATCACATTCAATTAAGTTATCATGATGATGAACAATGCCAGTGTCTCCAGCTGCATTAACCCCAGCTGCAAAATCAACTAATAATTTTTCTTTCTGAGGATTGTCATTTTTGCCAGGAACTGATCTTAAATAACTAACTACTTTCATTTAAAATACTCCAAGCATATCCAGAACGTAATTCATTAGAAGTAAACTGACAATAAGATAAGTGTGCTGCAAAATTAACAAGTTCATCTAAGCTAGGGTAATTTAAATTTTCTATTTCATTAAGATTTTTATTACATAATGTCTGAGCAGCATTTGGTGCTAATGCAATTACCGGCTTGCCAACTAATAATGCTTCTGTAGCTGCAATACTATTATATGTTACTAGGCAATATGCCTCATCTAACGCATCGTAGATAGTATTAAATGTAGTACGTTCTCTTCTACTTGAAGGTTTTGTTCTTACTACAATAGGCCTATCAGTGTACTTTGGAAGTTCATTTAACACATTATCAATCCAGGCGTCAGCATCTTGGCCGTAAAATTTCATTACTTTTGCACTAGGCGGACATATTAAAATATTTTCTCCGTTGTCTTTTTTAAATTTAGTAGGACGCCAACCTAGTTTTGATAATCTATCATGCGGGCGATTGTGAATTAATTCTAAATTTTGTAAATTATTTTTTGTGACTCGATGATATTCTTTCCTAGGACCGGGTTGAATATAGCCTGTATCAATTGCATAAAAATCTCTATTATTTTCCAAACAATGTTTTATAGCTTTTTGGCCGCCTCCACCTAACCCACGTATTACTAATGTGTTATCGGATTTTACTTCTCTAGCAAATTCGCTTACAATTCCGCCACTTCCTAAAATAAAATTTTCACAATAAGGGTCATACAGTCCTTTTGGTGCACGAGTACTAGTTTCGGGCTTTGCTCCCCAATTATTCATTGCAGCAACTTTATTTCCCATTGCTTCCTCCTTTATTTTTATTATAGTGTCTTTAGCGTCAGTGTATATTGTTCCAGAAGGATCTACTAACTCATGAAGTGTTGCTTCTAATAATTTTTTAGCATGGTCACTAAGTGTTAAATCGCTAACATTTATTCTTCGATTGTTATTATTTTTAATAGTTTCTTCAAGTTTGGTTATTTGATTTTTATAGAAATTTCTTTCTACTTGGACCCAATCTAACGCATATTCACAATCTTCAAATCCTTCAAACCAAGGGCCGCCTTCAGTATAGTGCAATGCCCACGGAATACCATCTTGAGGTTCTTTGTACCAACCAACCAACCAATTCCATTTATGAGTTATTTTTCCTATTAGACTATCGGGTATCCAGGAAAATCTATGAAGGTATGCTCCAGATGTTTTAGGATCATTAATTAATGATAATGTTACGGTCTTATTAGTTGCATGTCCACAGTTCCATAAAACCATACTTGACCAATTTTTTCTTGGGTACGGTAATTGTGCTTGCCCGTCCATCTTTTCTCCATCTTTAGGAGTATAATCATGATGAGCACACATTACTGCATACTTGTCATCTTTTTGTTCAAATAGATGTACGATGTCTCTTTTAAAAATAAAATCACAATCAATAAATAATGCCCAGCCAGTATAGTCTGTAAGAAACGGAATCATAAAACGACTAAATGTAAATTCAGTACTTCCTAGTTGGTCTTCATCTCTAGTGTACCATCCGGATTTTCTTAATTCTTTTAATTTTAAAGGAATAATTTCAACAGGAACAGATGCCGTATCAAGTATACTTTGTTTGCATACTTCATACGCAATATCTTCTCTTGTATCGTATCCTATAAATATCTTTAACGGTATTAGGTTATTATCTTCGTTCAATGTCTTCCTCCACACATTCTTCCCCATATTGTACTTCAAGTATATGGCATAGATCTTTAGTATTATTAGATGCTTGGTGCCACACTTGTTGTCCGATGGCATACCCAGATGTTAGTTCAGTTAGTAAAGACGTTGTTACCCGATCGTCCCATTCTGTAGTTAACGCACACTCTCCTTTAAGTACATACCAATGTTCACTTCTTTTAAAATGTCGCTGATTACTTAGACTTTTTCCTGGTGCAATAACTAATTCTTTAACTTTATAACCTATTTGGTTGTCAAGAACTCGATACCATCCCCAAGCACGTATAGTTTTAGGATTTTTCCATTCCTCTAAAATCCAACTACTAGAATTTTTTTTATCTTCTCCACCAACTGAGAATGCAAACTCTACGTGAGGATAATCATGATAAATTTTATATTCGGGAGTTGTTGTATTTGTTCTGTCACCACCGTTAGCAAATATAACTGTTGTACTGCTGTCATGTGTACTAAGTGTATGAAAGATTGCATGACAAGCACTGTCATCTTCGTCATTAAACCCAATAACTTTATCAACACAAGCAAGTTCTTTAAGAATATTAACACGCTCTGTAAATGGCATAAATGGTCTACCTTTTTTACGGGTAAGCCACTCGTCTGAATTTACACCAACTATTAGCTTTTGGCCTAATTGTTTGGCAGCTTTAAAATACTCAATATGTCCACTATGAAGTGGGTCAAATCCGCCCGTAACTAATACAACTTTGCTCATATAAGTATTTATATACGCAGTTTATGACTAGTTAAGAATCCTGGTATTAAAGAAATTACCAGCCAAAGATATAATCTTTTCTAACATTAGTTAATTCTTTTGCACCTAATGATTTTATATACTCTCCAGCACACTCATTTGTGTCAGGATGTTGCTCGCATACAATGATGGGTTTGTATTTTAAAATTGTTTCTGTTGCACCTTTTAACACTTCTAACTCGTGTCTTTCACAATCAATTTTTAATAATCCAAATTTAGGCAAATTTAAATCATCCATGCGTTTAATAGTTATGTTGCCAGTACCGATATCAGAAACATAACTATTACCGGTATTGTCTTTATCAAATTCCATAGTAACTTTATCATTAACACTTCCTAATGCAAAAGAATTAATTTGCACTGGCAAGTCTTTTACATTAAGTTCTAAGCATTCGTATACTTGTTGCATAGGTTCGTAAGCAAGAACTTGTTTAAATTTTTCAGTTAATGGCTTTGCCCATAGCCCTACATTTGCTCCAACGTCAATTGCAAGATCAAAATCTGTAACGTATTGGTAAGCAGCATCTCTAACATCGTCTTGATATTCAGCTGGTCCACCATTTTTAATACGCTTAGTAATCATCCTATGAAAATGATTATCGCTATCTGGCATCCAATAATTATATACTTGTTTCATTTAATTTATCACACCTATAATTGCGTTTTTTTTGTTACCTGCATCTGCTATTTTGACATAGCCAAACTTCTTTAATTGTTGACCAACTTCGTCTTTTGCATAGCCGTATCTAGTTTCGTGCCCTTTGCATTCGTATAGTATTACAGGCTTATATTTTGCTATTAGATCAATGCCACCATTTATAATAAGTGGCTCAAACCCTTCAGCGTCCATTTTAATAAAATCAACATCCGTAAATGAAAAACTATCCATTGTTTTTACTAAGATATCACCGCTTGAATCGGGAGTAACATGTGTGCCAAATGTACTTGTTCCTTTGTAGGGCTGTGAGTTAGATTTCTCTTTATTGCCGATGTAAGTCAGTGAAACAGTTTGCTCTTTATTACCAAGCCCGCATGCATGTGTTTGTACATTATCTAGCTTAAAGTGTTTTACATTTGTTTCTAAGCAGTTATAAACGTTAGGTTCAATTTCAAATGCATGCACGTTAGTAAATCTTTTTGACATATGGTATGACATTACGCCGTAGTTTGCTCCTACATCAATTGCTGTCCTAAATTGCTTGCAACACGATATTGCTGTGTTAAGTTGTTCATACTGATAATCAACAACTTCTGTTTTTCGTTCTTTTTTTAGTGCTCTGCGTAGAGTAGTATCGCCAGACAATATAGTCCAGTCTTGATATAATGTTGTTTGCATAAAGGTTCTCCGCTAGTATTTATATACGTAGTTTATTTAAGAAAAGTAATAAGGCTTAAGTCTGTTCCAGGCAAACCCCGATTTATGCTCATTAAAATAATATTGTGTCCAAGCTAGATCATATAACCATTGCTCTCGTGGTATATCTAATTTGGGGTTTTCTAAATACGATAAATTAGGTTGGCATACTGGCCAAGCCATTGCAGTGTCATCTAATGCAAATGTAGGAATACCTAAACACGCACTTTCAATAAGGGTATTACTAGTTGTTCCAACTACTGCCCAGGCGTTGTCAAGGTCTTTTTGTAGTCCCCTCCCACCGTTTGCAATTGTGTCTGTATCGTAATTAGTAGTATGCGTTACGTTGGGTATTCCTTCTTTTGTTGCAATACCTGCAGCTATTGATCTACTTTTGTTTGCTTTTGGATGCCCTCTAAGAACAATAGGCATATCAGTGTGCTTGCGTATATGCTTTAAGCAATCAACTACGTAATCCCAATAATTATTCCCCCAAACTTTATGTACTTGTTCTAAACTACTGTCATTGGGTTTTTGCAAAATGAATAATATGTAATCACCCTTTGCTCTCCAAGGCTTTATTTCTATGTTTTGGTCTTTTTGTATTTGGTTAAATCTATCCGGCGGGCTATTTTCATTACAAAATATTCCCTGTCGCATAAAATGATTCCAGCCTACACGTTGCATAAACAGTGGATTCTTATCTTGTAATGCTGTTGTGCCCCTACGAAATACAGGACTTTCATATACTAAAAAAGGTTTGCCTGATTCTTTAATAAAATCAAACTGATCTTTTAATTTTGGAGTTGAAAATTTATATATATTAGTTTGCATATACCCATCAGCACTTTGTACTAACGGATCATCTAAACTTTCTACTATTTTAAAATTAGGTAAATTGGGAACAAATAATAAATTTTGAGCATCAAAGCTACCTTTTATCCCAACTATTAATGGTTCATTAGATACTAGCATCTTCCATTCCTGCTACTCTTAACTTTACAACATTAGTTATCTGCCATTGCTTCTGGTCAAGTCCTTTAAGAACACCTAACCATTTGTTACGCATTAGTGCAAACTCGTTGATAATCTTTTCATAGTCAACAACGTCTGCCTCACCGTCTACGTATTTTTCAACGTCACGGCTTGACAGAGCTCGTTGGTAATTTTCTAAATATTTCTTAAAAAACGAGCTACGCAATCTACGTAGCTCGATATTTAAGTAGTGTAGGATTGCTTCAATTTCTTGAAGTTGGTTGAATCGATGTTCAACAATGCCTGGCATTTCTGCAGCTGCTCGTTCAACGTTTCCTTTTAATTTTATTTCACCTTTGGCTTCAATTAATTGATCTTCAAAGTATGCAATAGCAGAAGGAATTTTTGATACGTCTCTTGAAACTTCAGAATACCAGCCCATTATTAATCCTCGTATTCGTCGTCAGTGTCTTCGTCTTGATCGTCTTTATCCATATCTAGATAATAACAAATAGCATCATCTAGTTCACTATCGGACCCTATTACTTCGTGTAAAGTTTCTTCTTTAACTCCTATATCACAAAGTAAATCAACATACCTTTCAGCAGCAGTATGAATATGTTTTTTATCTAAGTATTCTTTAAATACTGTCCATACATCAACAATTTGGGTTTCATCCATTTTCGTGTATCTCCTCGATTTGATCAACAGTTTCTTCTTCATCAACTTCGTCGATATTTACCACAGGTTTAATTTTTTCTGCGTATTGTGACATAACCATATCAAGTTTAGGGCCGAGCCACTGTTTACGGTAATCAAGATGTTCTGTGCCGTCTAAGTCAATATACTTGAGTCGATTACCTTGCTTAACTAACAAGTTCTTCTTCTCAAACAATTCAACTAGACCGCTGTACGGATTCATACCAGTTTCATAAGGAATCTTAACCTGCACACCTTCAAACGGTTTTGCATAGCGAGTCTTCATTACTTTACAACCAGCACGTATACCCATAACTTCTGAGATCTTATTGCCGTCTTCATCTTCTTTTAGCTTCATCTTTTTCATTGCAACAACAATACTTGATGCATAGATAAAGCCTGCGCCGCCACTAATCTTATCATCTGGATCAAACATATCCTGCGATGCATAAGTGTGGTTAGTACATACTAAGCCTACGTTAAGTGAGCCAATCATGTTAACAGTATTACGGACTAATGAAGTTAGTGCTTTAGGCTTACGACCCATATCACCTTTCATATCACCTTTGTTAAACTGATCAACGTCAGTAGGTGTTAGCAACATACCCAACGAGTCAACTACAAACAATACTTTAGGACGGTCTTCTTCATCCATAGCACGATAGTCTGTAATAAATGTTGAGATAGTTTTTGCTACATCATCAATCATTGACATGTTTAGCTTGAGAAGTTTCTCTGCACTAGTGTCAACTTGTAATGCTTGTAGCCAGCTTTCGTCAAGTGCATTTTCTGAGTCAATTAAGACTACAAAAATACCTTGATCCTGTGCATGTTTTACAATGTTACCTGAACAGAAATAACTCTTACCTGCTCCTGATTCACCTGCAAACACAGTAACCTTACCTAGTGGAACACCTCGGTGAAAGTCTCCTGAGATAAGATAGTTTAGTGCATATGATCCTGTACTGATCCAATCAGTAGGATCGTTAAATCCAGTACTCATGCCTGAGATACTCTTAGTCAAGTCCTTACGGAACTTGCTAACATCAAATGATTTAGCCATTGTTTCTCCTAATAAAAAGCTAGAAAGTAACCTCCGAGCATAAAGCCCGGAGATATGTTTTCTTTATTAACCTTGCTGACGTGAGCGAATCATTGCAAGAATATCACTTGCATCGCCACCTACTTTAGCTTCTTCTGTTGCAGGTGCTGCTATCGGAGCAGGTACTGTTTCAGACACAGTCGGAGCAGGTGCCTCTACTGCCGGTTGTACCGGAGCAGGTTGAACTGCTGGAGCACTTTGGCTTACCGCAGTTGCATTTGGACTTGCTGTTTTTTGTGGGTCGCCTGTACGAGCTTGCATACCACTCGGACGGAAGTAGTTACTCCAACGATCCGGATCATATGCTTCGCCATCTACTGATGCTTCAAACATTTCTTGCATCACTTTGATAGCAACTTCATCTGGCTTCTTAGGAAGGAAGTCTGAAAAGTTATACAAACCGTGTGTGTTAACTGCTTGCATCTCTGCATCATTTAACGGACGATCTCTACGTGCCCAATTACTTGTGCCGTAGTCTGCGTATCCGCCTTTTGATGTTTTATTAAGACGGAAGTCTACACCAGCAGTATAATCTGTTGGCAATTCTTCCATGTCTGGATCCATTAATGCTGCCTTAATGATCTGAAAGATCTGTGGGCCAATAATAAATCTACGGATTGGATTCTCTGGGTGTGTTTCCTGTATTGGATTTTCAGTTACAAAACCTTGGAAAATATAAGAACGTTTCTTCCAATACTTTCTACCCATGTCTTCTAGACTTGCGTCTTTAAACCAACCACGTACTTCTGCTAGAATGCCACACGATTCTCCATACATTTCCATACATGGAACTTGTACTTGTATTGGGCGTGAATCAGTTTCACCCTTAACTCCTGCAAAAGGAAGTTTAATCATCAAACGTTCTTTCCAAAAGAAAGTGTTTGTGTCGTCACCATCTGGAAGGAAACGCATCGTTGCCGATTCGCCTTCTTTAATATTCCAAAATGGGTAAATTGCGTTATCGCCGCCGCTGTTAGAATTTCCGCCTGAACGTGATTCTTGTTCTTTTAGTTTAGCTCGAATTTCTGCTAATGATGCCATAGTTAGTGCCTCCAATGTTATGCCTATGTGCTGTAGCGTTATTGCTACAAGTGCCTTTAAGTGTTATAGCACAGTTTATATTATATACTGATTTATAACGTTTGTCAAGTGTTTTTTTAAAGAAAATACATAAAAACTTATAAGTGGGTTAAACTAGCTTATCTTAAGCCGGCTAACTCACGTATTCTGTCGTATTCGCCTGTGTCGTGCCTTTCCATATCGTCCTGTTCTGGTTGCATCGTTTGAGAATGTTCTGCAAATGTAGTATACATTCTTTCAATAAAGTTCTTAGATGGTTCAATAAACTTCTCACCGTAATCTTTTTCAATAGCTGTTAATACTGCTGTTTCTCCTTTTGGAAATGCTCCTACTTCTCTATCGTACATAGAAAGAATAAATTCAGTTACTGGAATCTTAGTTTTGGATCCTGGATGTCCTACTGCCGGACTCTCATCAGGCATGTCAGGTTGTGGCTCTTCTTCACCAAACTGTCCCATCATTAGTTCAAATTCTTTATCAATTTCTTCATCGTATGATTTGAAGCCACCGGGCGGTAGACCTCGTGATGCGCCATTGCTCATTCCGCCCATAAAATACCCAATTTCTAGTTTTTGTCCGGGTTGTAAACTTTGTGGATCCGTAATACCATTTAATTCCATAATGTCTTTAGCGCCTGCTTTAACATCACCATCATAATTACTATCTGCAAATCTATCAGCAATTGCCCAAATAGTGTCGCCAGACTTAACTACATACGAGTCTGCAGGCTGTTCACCTTCTTTAACTTTAGCTTTCCAGTTACTACCGTTTTCGTCATCACAGTCGTGTTCACAATCTGTTGTAGGCTTGTGTATTTCATCGCCACAATCTTTACATACCATTGTTTCTGCACCTTCGTCTAATAAATTTGCAGCGTCTAGTTCTTTAGCTTTAGTTGCTTCGCCTACTAGTTTATAAATGTACGGAAATACATCTTTTAATTCTTCATTAAATTGTTTAATAGTAAGTTGATCAATCCAATTTTCAGCAACATCACTAGGAACATCTTCTAATACAGGTTTAATAAACTCTTCAGATATCTTTTTATATTGTGATTCTTTTTGGATATTTTCAATGGTCTTTTTTACATTTTTAATTCTGTCATTAACAATATCATTATACCCTGCTAAACTTTCTGCCATTACAGCTGAACGCCCCATGTATGATTTGAACTTTTTTAGTTTTGCTAATTCTTCTGATAATCCAACAATATGTGTACCAAAGTCATCAAATGGCATTCCGCCTTCTGCAACGTGTCTAGCCATTGCCCTTGCGCCATTTAGATGTTTGAATGGATATTTAAATCTTTCACCTTCAGCACTTTCAATATAAATTGCACTAACATTTTGTGTACGTCCTGCAGCTCGTTCTTGGTTAATTGGACTAGAATGTTTAATTGCTAATCTAGCGCCGCCAATGTTTTGATAGCTTGTTTTACTTGTTCCGTACATTGTACTCTCCATTGTAATGTCCCCTGGGCGATTCTGTGCTAAAAATTTATAATCACGTTTGTCAAGATTTGATTTAGTAATATCTCTAGTATCAAAACTAAGCATACGTTTTTTTGCAAATACCCTTATTTCTTTTAAAAAATCATACCAGGCATTTTTAGTAAGAGTGTCTTCTTGTGTTACAAACTCATTACTGTACATAATTGCAACAGTCTTTTCGTCTAAGCTAACACTTATTTTTCCTAAAGAACGTTCCCCTTCTTTAAAATCAAAATCAAAGAATCTTGCGTCTTTGGGTAAGTTTGTTACTTCGCCACTTTCGTTGCCAATAGTAACTGATGGGAAGCGACCTCTAATTTTATTAAAAAGTTCTTCTGCTATGATGTTTAAGTTTCTCATTATAATATATTTATCAATAGTTTCTACTTATGAAGATAGGCATGGGCGGCTCATAATCGTCAATCTGGTCAGCTTGAGTAAAGGTATTATATACTCTAGGATCCCAATCTTTTAAAACTGCTATCATTCTTATCGCTAATAAAGTCGACGATACTAAATCATCTGAGCTGCCACTCTTAGCATTATAACTAGACCCTGTTGCAATAAATCCTTTAAGTTCAGTAATTAATGGTTTTGAGTTTATAGTCATCTTACTAGATTCGACCATAGTTTTTAATCTGCTGCATGCTGATATTTTTGTACTGTGTGTAGTATTAAATCCCTTACGGAACTTACGTACATGACCTTTACGCATTGGTTCACTTACAAATAATCCTGGGATATGTTCTTCACCAAAATCTTGTATTACTATCAAACAGGCTTCGCCTATACCGTTATTTTCAACACTCCAATATATTGATGTAGCTGATTTAATTTCACTTTCAATGTACTTACATATGTCTGCTAATACTCTAACTTGTCCAGGAATAGCTGTTTGATTATGTTGCCATTCTGCTACTTGCACATAACTTGGTACTTCAAAAACTTGTATAGCTGCATTGTCTCCACCAGTACCCATACTAGGATCAAGGGCAACTACATAACTGTATTCTGGTGAAGGTTTTTTATACCAACGAGTTTGCCCCATATTAATAAGAGGTGAATTACCTTCCATAGAACTAAGGTATATTGAATTAATTAGTGTCTCGTCATAAACTAAAAATTCACATCCATATTCTCGGCGGAACCTTTCTTCACCAATCCTGCCAATTTCTTCTAATTTCCAGGCTTCGTCTCTATCAGGATGTTCGTCCCATTTAGCAATAAAACTATGAAAGCCGTTTCGTCCAAGCACACTTTCGTTGCCATGCTCGTCAAACTTATCTTCAGCTTGTTTCCAAATAGTAGCAAATGTATCTTCGTCACTGTTGGGTGTACTTGTAATAATAGCTCGACCACCTGTTGCAAGTGTAGGTGATATAGAAGTCCAAAATTCTTCTGCAATATTAGGAGCAACAAATGCAAACTCATCACAATATAGTAACGAGATAGACATACCACGTCCTGTATTACCTGTTGTAGTAGCACTAACAATACGTGAGCCGTTTTCAAACTCAATACTACCTTTGTTGTAGTTTGTAACTCCTGCTCTAATATGATCTGGACAAAGTTCATATACATATCTAATACGTTGCATAATTTCTTGAGCACCTGTGTACTTGTGTGCGGCAATTAAAATAGTTTGATCAGGATGAAACATAGCATACCAACATAGGTATACTGCTGCAGACGTTGTCTTTCCAGTTTGTCTAGGTAACATGTTAATGTTAAATCGATAATTGTGATAACTTGCAAGTAAGCGTTCTTGGTATTCAAACGGTTCAAACAACAATTTTCCTTTTACAGGATGTTGTATGTAAGCAAATGTACGTGCAAAATATAGATATCCATCTTTAGGATCTGAACAGGCCATTAAGTCAGCAACTTGTTCTTCAGAAAATGCTTCCTTTAGATTTGCTTTTTTAGTGATTACACCGTCTAGTGATTTGCTCATACAGTATTTACTCAAAAAAATAGGACCCGGAGGTCCTATTGAAATTGTTATTTTTATTACTTGTTATTATAGTTTACCAAAATTTAAGTTTCTTTGCCATGTTAATAGTGCTATGATATATACCACCACCGTTACTTCCAGGCATTTGAGTAAGTACTGCTTCTGCTGCTTCTGCTGCTTCTTTCGCTACTTTCGCCGCTTCTGCTTTTACTGCTTTTGCCTCTAGTTGTTTTTTAGTTGGCTTTTTTGCTGTAGCTTTTTTTACTGCTGGTTTTTTAGTTTCTTTTTTTACGGTCATTGTAGTTTCCTGTTATTTCCATTTTTTAGATTTTTTAGTTTCTGATAATGCCTTTAAAAGAGTTTCTTTAACTGACAGTTTCATAGGATTGTCTCCACCTGATACTGCTGGATACGAATTCTTTGGACGATTAATACCACCACTTAAATCTTGTGTCATATAGTTATGATCAGCATATGCTTCTTCTGGACTATTATCCCATTCTGCAACAATTGCATCATACTCTTCGTGCATTCCACCACATACATCACACGGCTTCTTGTCTCCCATTGCACTACCTGGCTTGTCATCCATTGGTCCACCGTCAAATGGGCTTGATGGTGATTTATCCATATTACTTCCTGGTCTGTCATCCATTGGTCCACCGTCAAATGAACCTTTGCCTATTGAACCTTTACTAAGAGGACTATCTGGTCCACTAAGTGACATAGTAGGCATATTTTTCATTGTTAATTCTTCAGGCTCTTCTACTCCTGCATTTTTTAGAATATCTACTAGTTCTGCAACTTCGCCTGCATCAGTTCCGTTCATTGAAATGTTCATTGACGCTTCTGTTGCTATAGTCTTTGGCGCTGCCGGAGCCGGTGGTGTTGCTGGCACTGAAGTTGGATTACCATCAGGACCTGTTGTAGCCGCTGGTGCCGCTGGTGCCGCTGGAGCTGCTGGAGCTGCTGGTGCCGTATTTCCAGGACCTGTAATATTTAAACCTGGATTTGATAATGCTTTTATAGTTTCTGGTCCAGCTTGTCCATCTGCCTTTAATCCGTTAGCTGTTTGAAATGCTTGAACTGCTTTAAATGTTCCTGGGCCATATTTCCCGTCTATACCATTTGGATCATGTCCTGCTGCTGCAAGTTTTGTTTGTAAATCTTTAATAGCTGGCATTGGTTTCTTTCCGCCAGCATTATAATCTTTCATTAAATTTGCTGATACTGCTGGTGCCTTTGGCTTAGCATCTGCTGCCGCTTTTGCTGCTGCATCTGCTCCACCTACGCCACCAGTTGGATCTTGGGCTACCTTTGCATCTGCTGCCGCTTTTGCTGCTGCATCTGCTCCACCTACGCCACCAGTTGGATCTTGGGCTACCTTTGCATCTGCTGCTGCTTTTGCTGCTGCATCTGCTCCACCTACGCCACCAGTTGGATCTTGAATCTCTGCTTTTTCTACTTCAGCTTTAGCGTCTGGTTGAGTTGAAATTGTGTTAGCAACTTTATCAGCTGTTGCTGGATCTATTCCTAATTTCTTAGCAAGACTTGAAATTCCTCCTACTAAGTCGTCCCACATTCCTTCATCTAAATTTTTCTGAATTTCAGCTTCGCGTTGTTCAGCTAATCCTTTTGTTTCAGTGCCATATACATCGGCAATCTTAATAAGTTCTTTAAAGTCTTTCATGTTATCCTCCTACAACACTTGTTGAATTTTCAACATTTTGTATGTCTTTAGTTTTACCAGCAGTAACTCCGCCAGTCATATCCATATCTCTTTCTTGCCGAGCTACTTCTAACTCTTTTAATAAATTCATTATCCTTGGTCCGGCAACATCATCTTGAGCACTTTCGCCTCCCATATCTTCAGTATTTAATACTGATTCATATGGCGTTTTATCTTTTGGTTTTTGATATTCTTCTCTTGGATCATTAATATTACGCACAATAACATATGCTTGATCAATGCCACAGCAAGTACCAACATATTCTTGTAGTACTTGTGGAGTAGTCGGATAATCAACTTCAACTTCAAAAAAAGTAACTTCACAATTTTGTAATCTTGGAAAATCCAATGGACGTTCTTGTATTGGTGTTCTTTTACCTGCTGACATATTTACTATATTAAACTTTTTAAGTGATGTCTCTAACATGTCTTCAAAGCCGTCCGGTAATTCGCCAGCAACACCTATATTAAATTCATAAGTTTTTTTTGACTCTGTTAAATATTGTTCAAAAGATTTCATCTGTTTAACCCCATTATTGTCTTATACATTATTTATCCATACTCTTAAGTTTTTCAAGTAAACTATTCCTATCAGTAACTACATAGCCTTCTCCAGAAGTTATAGAACTTCCTTCTATACTATCGTTATTTAATTTTTCTTTTTTAAGTTGTAATTCAACTACTTTTAATTTATTATTAAGTTTAGCTACTTTAGCATCTAAACTAGTTTTAAGCAACCCGCCAGCAACTTCAAATACCCTGCCGCTGTAACGACTTTCTACATTCATACCTAAATCCATTAAGTCATCGTATGCTTGCATTGCTTTGCCCGCTATTTCGTTAAGCTCGTCGTCTGCCATTTTACCCAAGCCTTTTATAGCAGGCAATGCTCCGGCAATTTTGTCAAACTCGGCAATATCTCGAATAGTATTATCTTGAACTTTTAATGCTATTTCTGCTTTTACAGAATTTTCTTTTGTCTCTTCTACAATTTCTTTAGAAGATGGCAAATTTAAAAGTTCTTCGAGTTTTTTTGTCATTATAATTTATTCCTTAGCTAGTTATACTTATATTAATGGTCGTATACTAGTGTTGTCTTTGGATTAACTTTTATAGGCTTGCAATAAGCAGTAATCTTTATGTCACCACCAACATATCCATATATTTTTGGTATTCGTTTAGCATAGTATTGGCAAGTATCAATGCTCCTAAAATACATTGGACTAGGTTCTTTATCTCCGCTCATAAGTATTATGAGTATGAATGCATGTATCATTATATTTTTGCCCTCAATGATATTATTCTTTTTTTATATCTAGAAACTTAGGTGTTTCTCTACTTTCTAATTGTGCTTTAAATTGGTTTGTTACTTTTGGATCGTTGCAGTAGTTAACAAACTGTGTTATACCCGGATAGCCTGATCCTTGAAAAACCATTCTCTCGTCTATATATAACTTAGCTCTGTTATTTTTTATATTTAATCTTGCATTTTTATGTACATATGATGTCAACCACGTCTACCCTTATGAAAAATATCACCTTCTGTAACTACTCTAAAAAATATTCCTTTTTGTTTGCACCAGGCTCTTGCTGCACCCCACTTAGCTTGGTTAACTACGAAATGTGCTTTGTTGTATTTACTCTTTCCTAACTTGTTTTCAAAAGTTTGACTTGCAGGTTTTACTTCAATAAGTTCAACATGTTGTTTTCCTTGTGCATTTACATATGTAATAAAGAAGTCTGGAACGTATATTGTAAATTTACCACTTAGTGGGTTTCTGTATGGAATTTTTACTGCTTCGCTTGCCCAATTAGATACACTAGCATGTTCATCACAGAATCGCATAAATGCAAATTCCCAACTTGATCGATATGTTGGAACTTTTGTGCCAATGTATTTTTCTGGATTTTTTAAAGAGTACTTACCTTGTGCAAATCTTGCCATAGGTTACACCATTATATTTCTGCGTTCTGTCTTTTCTGTAAGTTGATTTGCTGTTGAATACCCAATTGAGCTAGTTCTGTCTCTATTATAATTTAATATTTCAGCAACCACATTACTTAACTGCGTTTCTTGTAATCCTTTTAATGTATCTAAAAGTTGAAATACCGGAATACTATCTAATTTTGCTTGTGATAATAATATACTAGCCACTGCCGCAGATGCTGATGTACTAAAACCTCTTTTTTCAAAAAATCCTAATACTGCGTTAACATCATTGGTTGGAAAACTTAATGATTTAGTATAATATTTGTCAAAAAAATCAGTAACTTTCTTATCACTGCCTTCAGTTGCATTAGTTGATGGTAAAGATGCCATATTATGTTCCTGTTACTTGTGCTGCTAACTTAGCTTTATCAGCTGCACCTAAGTTATCAAATGCGGCGTTTGCTTCATTTACGCCTCCACTATTTCCATTTGATTGAAAATTTGCTACGTTTGTTTTTCTTGCTGCAGATTCAATTTCCGCAGCGTTTGAAGAAGATTTAACTAACGATGATAACGTGCTTAGTCCAACAACGGCTGCTGTTGCTATACCTATATCCGCTGCGCCACCAGATCCGCCGTTCTTTGGAAAAAATGTTTGTGACACTCCGCTTACATCGATTCCCCCAGCAGCACCAATTGCTCCAGTAAGAACTTTAAATCCTTCGGCTCTAAGACCTTCAGATGATAAATTTCTAATATTACTAATTAATCCAGCTGCAGCTAAACCTGCTTGTAAAGGATTATTAAATCCTGTGCCATTAGTAATAAAGCCAAACAACTGTGACGCTGTGCCAAGTATTCCTCCAAGGCCACCACCATTTAATGCACTAGGTGTAACATCATAATGTTGCTGATCTCCAAATCCTTTAGGATTTCCATTAGCTCCAGTTTCAACATTTCCTCTAGTGTAAAAGACTGCCTCGTACATTACAGTAATTGTGTTTACCATAGTAGTCGTGCCATCAGTAGCATCAACAGTGTCATGTTGCCAGTCAGTAATAATAGGATTAACTAGGGTATAAGTTGTATAGGCCTTTCTAGCCATTTGACTAATTTGTATATTTTGAAAAAATGGAACAGTTTGTCCATTATTTAAACCATAACTATATTGATTAGCTCCTGCACCTTTATAGGTACTGTCTCCGGCCCCTGCTTTATTAAATGCGCCCGGTGTCTCTTTATAATTACCATCTGAAAAGTTGTATCTGTAGTATGCTTCTAGTAATGCTGTAGTAACACCGTAATTATCATCATGAAATGTAATAGTTACCGGATTATACTTAATGGCTGTTTGTACATTCTTTTTTCTATTATATTTGTTTTTAGTTTCAATATCTGCACTAAACTTTGGAAGCTCTGCACTTTTAACAAGCATGCCAATTTCTAATTCGTGTTTAGCTTTTAAATCAGGCAATACACTTGCTGCAAGTGGATCCATTTGGAAAAAGCAATGGTATAGAAATTTTGTATGGGGTGCTAATTTTTGATTTTCTGTTACAAATAATTTACTTGCATGAGAGTAATCGCCTAAATTACCTTTAGGACTTAACGCTCCATTTGCTACACTATCTAAAAACCCGTTAAATGCGGATGCCATATTGTTTCTCCTATATTAATATTTATCCTTTTAAATTAACTGGGTAGATAATTTATCCGTAAAAAAAGGCCGCATAAAGCGACCTTTTAGTATTAATTAAATTAAAGTTTAGACGCCGCCGCCTGTAACAAGTGTATTTATTGTACGTCCAATTGCTGTACCAACACCAGTACCTTGTGGTGACTGTATTGCATTATCATATTGGATTTCAAGTGTTACTCTCATTGGCTCGTTATTTGCATATGCTAATTCGTTATAGTTAGCATTAGTTACAAAGCAACCATACAATTCAAACGTTTCTAGTACGTTTGGTACGTTTGCTCCATTACCACCATCTAGAATTTCAATTCTAGCTGTAAACTTATAATCTTGTCCTGACGCTGCACTTGACTGTTCATAAAAATCAAACTGCTTCTGAAGTTGTTCGCCAACAAGTTTCTGTACATTGTTATTAACATCTTCACGTAAGTTAATTGTGATTGGTGACCATGTATGCTTACCTGCTAGATACGCCTTGGAGTTATATACATCAATTGTGATTGGTTCAAAAGCAACTGTTGGTCTTGTTACGTCTACTACCTGTTTAGTTAACTCTGTAGTAGGTGTAGTTACACCAAAATTTTCTAAAGAAACTCTAAAGCGATATTGCAGTTTTGGCATTAACAAACCCTGGTTGCTTGCGGAATCTCCACTTGCTAACGGGACTGTAATTTTTGATAGTGTTGAAATAGACATTTAGTTTGCTCCTGTTGTAATTATATTTATCATATTAGAGTCCTGCAATTTCACCAGTGTTTTTCAAGCGTAATGGAATGTAAATAAATTCAACTGCTTTCACTGGTTCAATAGCTATATCTAAGTAAAGTTCATTACGGTCAATTCTACTTGGTGTATTATTTGATTCATCACAAACTACTAAGAAGTCATATAGTGCTCGTTGTCCTACTAATTCTAGTAGTAAACTTTCTGCAGCTCCTTTAATCTCATCTCGCGTAATTTTATCATTTGGTTCAAATATATAAGGTTTAGCTAGTTTGTTTAATTGACTACGTAAGTAAATAACCAAACGTGCTACGTTAATACGATCTAATGCACTTGTACCTCTTGCTCTTGTTTTTTGTCCATAAGCAACAAGACCTGCACCTGTAATAAATGTAATTGGATTAATGTTCTGTGCATACAATATATCACGCTGTCCTTCATTTAATGATACTACGTTAAATTCGCCTTCTGCGTCAACATATCCTGTTGATGTAGCATTAGTAATACCACCACGTCTAATACCTGCTGGTGCAAACCATGGATAGCTAACTTGATCGCTTAGTGCCATTGTTCTTAGCATCATATGACTTGGAGGAACAATTACATTGTTTCCTGCATTATCACTAGTGAATCCCCATGGATAAAACATTCCCATATATTCATCTCTACTTACTAGACCGTCTGCATTGTCTTCTGGTGCTAGTGCGGCATTAGTTCCCCATGCTTGAAGATCAGTTCCACTTGCACTTAATGTTGCTGGACTATCTCCTAAAATAAATGCACTAAGGCCTCTATCATAGTTTAAGCTAATCATTTCGCCAATTAGTTCTGGATATCCTGGTGATGCCATTAAGTTAAATAGTCTTGACTCATCATCTCTAATATCAGAATTGCCGTTAACTAATGATTGTAAAGATTGTACAATAACTTTGCGTTGTGCCTTAGCACCAAAGCTACCTGAACCATCTGCTTGATTTCCGGATTCTGTTACCCAACGGTGTGGATAATAAAGTTCCATATTTACGTCATTCATTCTAGCATTGTCGCCATTAACATCAATCCAGTTACGTTCAAAACGCTTAACGTTAAATCCGCTTCTGCGTAGATTCCATAGTAACATACCTTTTGGATATAGTGAAGGATCTGGAGCATCTGGATCTAAATAATTGCTCTCTAACAATTCGTCAATTTCACCTGCTGTTGATAATGCTCCGGTTGTTGCCCAACGAGCATCGCCAAATAATACACCATTTTCTGTAGTTTGATCAGCTGCATCACGCAACTCCCATCTATTAGCAATTGGTGTGTTTAATTTGTTTGCATTAAATACATAAATTTGTGGATAACTTGAAATAGTAGCTGTACTAATCCATATATCACCATTCTTAAGTGCAGTACCGTCGCTCTGTAATAATGGAGTGCTTGCTGCAACAATTGGTCCTGCTGGATCAGTTTGTTCTGCTTCGTCTGCACTATAATAAGGACTTGTTGAATCTAAGTAACCAACCCAAGTAGCGCCATTATGAATCATCATATCAACTTCGTCAACAACAGAGTTATACCATAATCTTCCTTGTACTGTTAGTGCAGTAACCTCGTCATCACTTGCTGTGTATACTAGTGGTTTCCACTGGCTTGCTTGTAGTTGTAACGGACTTGTGTCTCCGTCTGTGCCTGAAACATAGTATAAGTTTGGAGTTCCGCTTGTAGTACTAACATATGCTGCAAATCCAGCTTCTGTTAATACACCACTTGTATCTACAAATTTTATGTCACCAAACTGTGAATGTGTAATAGTAACTCTATTTGCACTATCAACATCTGCTGTAACGTTTTCAATATTAGCACTTGTAATTGCTGCTGCAATTGTGTCTGCATCAGTAATAGTACCGTTAGTTACTGCTGAAACTGTAACTGCCGCATTTAATACAGATTTTCCTGCATCTGATGACGCTACTGTAAATGTACGTGTTCCTGCTGTAATAGTTGCTGCTAAAATCTTTTTACTCATTACTGATGTAACTACTGCTGCATTTCTTCTAAATAACTTAAATGTTCCTAACGGTTGGGCATCGCCTGCAACGTTAGTTTGTACATATAAGTCACCAGCTGCAAGACCTGCGCCGCCGCCTGTTCTATCTAATTGATAAAGGGCTTGTTCATTTGATTCGTAAATTGGAGCTGCAACGGCATCCCATAATAATGTTGCTGCGTTCCATGATTTAACTCTTATTCTTGCTCCTAAGTTAGCTTCAGTAGTTTTAAACCAAACACTTCCTGTTGGACGAGTATATGTATCTGAAGTTTTCCATTCTGGAATAGATGTATGTGTTGAAATTTGTAATGCTGGTGGATAATATGTTCCTACAGAAATTCCTAACAATGTTAGTGTAGCACTGTCGCCACCAATAAGAATTGGTCCGCCATATGTTGAATCATCTGCTCCTGAAGAGTTACCATCACTATAAATTTCTAATTTACTGTTTACTACTGCTGCAAGAATTCCTGGAATTGATAATCCGTTAATTGTTGCTGTAATAGTTGTAACCGTATCTGAACTAGTAATAGCAATTGAAACACCATTAATTGTAATAGCTGTAGAACTAACAAATGTTGGGTTAGCTTTTGAACCTTGCACTGTAGGCCAGCTCTTAATCCAATCTTCAGATCCTAACTGTACCCATGTGCCTGGAGTTACGCCTGGAGCACTTCCTGGTGTTTTATACCATATAGTATTAAGTGTTGTAAGAGAGACAATTGCATAATCACCTATTGTACCATATGAGGTCTTTGGCGCCCCTGGGGATTCTAAAGAACCAGTAACATATGCAACACTTGTAATTACACTTGGTATCTTATTAGTAAAACTTTGGCCGCCAGTTACTGTAACTGCTGCAGCATTCCAAATTTGGATTCCATATTTTGAAATTGATGTATCAAGCCAGTATGTTCCAGATGCTGGATCAGCTGCCGGAGCAGTTGCTGAAGGTTTAAGTTGATTAGTATCAACTGATGCTCTAGTTACCCAAGCTGCATTACTAACACCTAAGTATGAGTATGCTGCCTGTAATCCATATTCGTTAAGTTCGCCTGCATGTACTGGATTGTTACTTGCGTCTGTTTCAAAAATTGGATCGCCAAATGTATCGGCTAAATCTCGTTGTGAAGTTAGCAAGAAAGGTTTACCTGCGTTTGCTAATGTTGTTCCTATTGCTGTACCTGTGCCAGATGCGTTTGTTTTATCTTGAGCACTTACAACAAATACCATAGGGGTTGTACCTGGTTCAGCTGGAGTATAAAAACTCTCGTCTATTACGCTAACCTGTACGCCGGGTGATACTAATGCCATTTTATTGTCTCCTGTTGGAATAAGTTATTCTCTACTTGTATTTATATTATTTAAATAAAAACCTGGTGTAAGACCGTATGATAAAGGGGCGGTAAAGGGTAGGTAAATACAATATGAGACCTTTATGTATATGCGGCCAGCGGCCAGCGGCAATAAATTACAAGAAAAACGATAAAACGTTTTATCGACGCAAGTGCGAAACCTGTACTAAACACGGTGGAGTAGCACACGGTATTCCTAAATGGAAACGTGTAGGATACGAGAAGAAAGACTATTGTGAGAAGTGTAACTTTAAAAGTAATCATCGAGAACAGTTTAATGTTTTTCATATAGACGGTTCGTTAGATAACTGTCAGTTTAATAATTTAAAGACAGTGTGTGCTAACTGTCAACGTATTATGCAAAAAGAGGGAGTTCGTTGGAAACAAGGTGATCTTTTACCTGATTTCTAAGTTCAGTTATAGTTTTGTTATTCTCTAAAATATATGTAAATTTAGTGTTTGCCCACGCCCATTCGCTAGGGTGTACTTCTTTAGGTTCTACACCTAATGTTTGATATTCGCTAAACCAGTCTGGATCTTCACCTCTTTTGATACGCCAAACTTGTCCGTTTATTCCGTATATCATTTTAGCTTCGTTAGGAAATCGTACATCTGGAATAACAAAATTCTGCATTGGATTATCTAATATTTTCTTTTTGGTTAAACTAACCCATATACCGTCATAAAATCCATTACGCATACATTCAGTACCAAATAGTTGTAATACTAATCTTGGAGTTATTTCTTTACCTGTTTCGTTAGACCAATATTCATCTATTTCTTCTCGCCATTGCCTACTTTGATCTGTTTTACCATCTAATAGACTTCGGTCCCAATCAAACATAGTTGCTACACTATCTTTTAATTTATCTGCAAAACTAAGTTTTTGAAAGTTATGTCGTTTAATTAAATAATCTGCAATAGTGTCTTTGCCACTGCCTATTAGGCCGCATATGCCAATAATCATATTAGGTTACCTTTACTGTATATAATAACTATTATACAATAAAAATATTAAGAAGTCAAGTATTTTTTAGCCAATTACAAAACTATAACCAACGCCGCCGGCCATTTGAGTTGCTACTTCAGTCTCTAATTTTTCCATTTCAGCTTGAGCTTCACCTTTTAAAGTATCACCGTTTAGCTGACTGCCACCTTGTGGACCAGCAATTGTAGCAAACTTTGAACGAGCCTCGCCAAGCATATATTTACAAACGGCAAGCGTATAATCTTTAATCCATTGTGACGTTAAATAATCTCTAAGCAATTCACTATCTGGTCTATAATTATAACACATTAATAGAAGATCTTCTTCTGCCCGAGGACGTTGTAATAACGTAAGTTTTTTGTTTACAGTATTCCATTTAAATTCTATGAATGATCCAAACATACGTCCAACCATTTCCTGGTGACCTGCAAATAGTTCGTAAGTTGATAATCCGCCCATGCTCGAACTTGATAGTAAGTATGTATTCGTATACGCTAGGTTAAACGGTTCAAAAATAGAGCCACCTTCGCCGCCTCCACTTCTAGAACCAACCGAGCGCCTGTGTATTTTTCTTACTTCAACTACTTCATCCGGAAGTGTATATTCGTTTTGATCAACTACTGTTGGCAAAAACACATATGATTCTTCAACTGAATTATCAGATCTTTGTCTAAGTTTTGAAAGTGCTTTTTTTAATGCTGTTTCGTAGTGAATTGGGTCTAATTCAACATCAACCATGCCTCCACCCAGCAGTGTATTTACATAATCAAATACTTCTTGTCTTTGTGTTTGTAGATTTGCCATAAAGTTCTCCTCGTAGTATTTATCGTTCCGATAAATACTTGTATGCCGAGACTTAGTTTATATAAACCCGAACGTGGTAAAGATTTTGAATTCCTAGATAGACAAATTCTAGAAATGTTCACTATTGGTGGTACTGACTTATTTGTTCACAAATACCTTGGTCCTGATAACCCCGATGAAGCAGATGCAACTGCTGATCAGCCTCGTTACGATGCTGTTAAAGAAACAAACATACAAGATTTACTATTTTTAGAAAATAGAGATCGTAAGTATGATCCAGACGTGTATACTATGCGAGGTGTATACAATGTTCAAGATGTAGATTTTGATCTTAGTCAATTTGGACTGTTTTTACAAAATGACACACTAATGCTTACTATTCATATTAACAGTAGTGTAAAATCATTGGGAAGAAAAATTATGTCTGGAGATGTTATTGAATTACCTCATTTAAAAGACGAATACGCCTTAAATGATTATGCAGTAGCACTTAAAAGATTTTATGTAGTTGAAGATGTTAATCGTGCAAGTGAAGGATTTACCCAAACGTGGTATCCGCACTTATATAGATTAAAACTTAAACAGATAGTTGATAGTCAAGAGTTTAAAGAAATCCTAGATTTACCAGCTGAAGAAGATGCTCCGGGCGGCAATACATTAAGAGACTTGTTATCTACATATGAAAAAGAAATGCAAATTAATAATGCAGTGGTTGCACAAGCAGAAGCAGATGCAGCAAAAAGTGGATATGATACTAGCCATTTATTTACATTAACAACTGACGAAAACGGGGATACTGAGCTAGTAACAGTTGATTCAGCCACACTTGATGCGTCAGATGGCATTAATGTTGACAAAATGATGGTGCCGCCAGCTAAAAATGGATATCAAGGATATTTACTTGGTGACGGACTTCCACCAAACGGTGAGGTATTTGGTCACGGAATTTCTTTTCCAGGAAGCCCGTCAACACACGAATATTTTTTAAGGACTGATTTTTTGCCTAATAGATTATTTAAGTTTGATGGAACTCGTTGGGTCAAACTTGAAGACTCTGTACGAGTTTCTCTATCAAATACAAATACAAAGTCTACACAAAAAGGTGGCTTTATTAATAATACTACTACTGATACAATTGGTGGTGAAACAGTAACCCAAAGACAGAGTCTTTCGCAAGCACTTAAACCTAAGGCAGACAACTAATGGCTCAACATTTTTACGATGGTCAAATAAGAAGGTATATTACTCAACTAGTTAGACTAATGAGTAATTTCTCATATAAAGATAGTAAAGAAAGATTAGTACAAATTCCTGTTATGTATGGTGATATTACTAGGCAAGTTGGTAGTATTCTTAAAGAAGGTTCAGAAAATAAAATACCAAGTGCTCCTAGAATGGGAATTTATGTTACTGGTATTGAGATGAATACTGCTATGCTTGCTGATGCAAGCTATATTAGTAAAGTAAATGTTCGAGAACGGGCATACGACTCAACTGGAAAAGAATATTTAAACGAGTCAGGAAAAAATTATACTGTTGAACGATTGATGCCTACTCCGTACGAGCTTAGTGTAAACGTAGACATTTGGACAACAAATACTGATCAAAAATTACAAGTTTTAGAACAAATTTTAATGTTATTCAATCCTAGTTTAGAAATACAAACTACTGATAACTATATTGATTGGACAAGTTTAAGTGTTGTTAATTTAGATGGAATTACTTGGACTGGAAGAACAATTCCAGTTGGCACTGATTCTGATATTGATGTTGCTACACTTGCTTTCAAAACACCAATTTATATATCACCGCCAGTTAAAGTAAAACGACTAGGGGTTATTACAAATATTATTACGAGTATATTTGACGAAACTGGGAATATTAATAATATTAATCCAACAAAGCTGTTTGATACGTTTGGGAACCAATTAGCTGCAGAATTATCTTCAGACTTTGATAGTAACGATTCACTACAGCCAGAACTTGCAACTGAAACTACTGACGTACACGGAAGGATAGTAGTTGCACCTACTGGGGAAGTAACTAATATTGCACAAAGTGGTAAAGTTAAAAGAGGCAGTGCTGATATAGTAATGGGAATATCACATAATAATCATAATCTGTTAGTATTAAACGGTGTGCTACAGTTGGTGTACAAAGGTATTGTAGGTAACATTGCTTGGAAAACTTACTTAGATGAAATTCCTGGAAATTTCCAGGCTGGCTTATCACAAATAAGATTATCTAGGCAAGACCTTACCACCGAGATTATAGGATCGTTTGCAATTGATCCTGCAGATCCTAGTAAATCCGTAGTAAACTGGGATGAAGATAGTTTACCTAGTGATACTATTATAGCAAGCACTTTACAGTCAAAAGCAAAAATTGATTATATCTTAGATCCTACAAAAACAAATCCAACAACTTTAAAAACAACAGGCAATAGAATTTTGTTATTAGGAGCAATTGGTAGCTCACTTAATACAGACGGTGCAGATGCTTGGAAAAATGCAGACGGAACTGACTTTATTGCTAGTGCAAACGATATAGTAGAATGGAATGGAACTAAATGGATTGTAGTATTTGATGCTTCTAATAAAACAGATCCATTAACAGACATAACGTATACTACTAATTTAAATACCAGCGTACAATATAAATGGGACGCATTTGAATGGGTACTTTCGTTTGAAGGTGAATATCCAGACGGGACCTGGCGTATAGTATTTTAAGATAATTATTTGTATGAACAATATTGTTTGCAGTGGAGCTCTTTTCTACACACTTAATACAAATAGATTTTTATTTTTGCTAAGAGCAAATGGCAAAAAGGCCGACTTATGGGGATTAGTGGGTGGCACTAACGAAGGAATAGAAACTCCTTGGGAGGGCCTCCAACGAGAAATTCAAGAAGAAATCGGACAACTTCCTACAATTAAAAAAACGTTGCCTTTAGAATCGTTTGTATCTAACGATCAACATTTTCAATTTCATACATATCTTTGTGTAATTGATGAAGAATTTATTCCAACGTTAAATCATGAACATAGTGGTTATGCCTGGTGCAGTTTTGGAAAATGGCCAAAGCCGCTACACCTTGGACTACGTAATACTCTTCAAAGCAAAATAAATCTTAATAAATTAGAAACTGTATTTAAAACAATAAATCTTCTTGACAATTAACCTAAAAGGTAGTATAATAACAATATGAAAGTATTAGTTATCGGCGATATAATAATCGACAAATATATCTACGGCACTTCTGAACGGTTAAGTCCTGAGGCTCCTGTACCTGTAGTCAAGTACTTGCGTGAAGTTCAATCACTTGGTGGAGCCGGGCTTGTTTATGAAAACTTAAAAAGTTTAGGTGTTGATGTAACACTATTTGAAACCAAACAGCCTAGTAGCATTAAAACTAGAGTAATTTGTGACGGACATTATATTACACGAATTGACGATGATAAAGATGCAGACTCTAATGATATACTAACAAATGTACTAAAGAATGATTTTTCACAATGGGATTATGTAATACTTAGTGACTATGATAAAGGTGTATTAGACAATGCAAAACAAATTATTGCACATATTAATAGTCAAGGACCTAAAGTAATTGTAGACCCTAAACGTTATGCATATAATTATGAAGGTGCGTGGTTAGTGAAGCCTAACAACAATGAATATACTAAGTTTGAGTTTGACGAATGGCAAGGTAATATTATTACTACAGATGCAGGTCACAGTGTAAGTGCTACAATAGACAATATCGAATATACAATTCCTGTAGAACAAGTTGAAGTATCAGATGTTACTGGCGCAGGCGACTGTTTTTTGGCGGCATTTGTATATGGACTTACAAAAGAATATACTTATGAAAAGTGTTTACAACTAGCAGTAAAAGGGTCTACTGAGGCAGTCACACACGTAGGCACACACACGCTTACTGTAAGCGATCTTGAAGAACGCATAGTGTTTACTAACGGATGCTTTGATATACTACACACGGGTCACTTTGAACTACTAGCTGAAGCAAAATCACTGGGTGGAAAACTGATAGTAGGTATAAATTCAGATGAAAGTGTTAGACGGTTTAAAGGTCCTAAGCGTCCTATTAATAATGTAAACAAACGTAAAAGTCAATTAGAATTATTACCGTGGGTAGACGAAGTAATTGTGTTTGATGAAGACACTCCGTACAGATTAATTAAAGAGGTAGTTCCGCACGTTATTGTAAAAGGCGGTGATTACACAGTAGAACAAGTTGTAGGTCATGATTTGGCTGATGTGCATCTTGTACCTACAGTTGAAGGTTATTCAACAACACAGATTATAGAGGCAAGCAAATGAAAATATTAGTTACGGGACACAAAGGCTTTATTGGTAAGAATGTTGCAAGTTATTTACAGCAGCAAGGTCACGAAGTAGAAGGATGGGAGTGGGAACCTGGCATAGTTCCACATACAGAAGGTTATGATTGGTGCATACACTTAGGGGCTATTAGTTCAACTACTTACACTGACGTAAATCAAATACTAGAACAGAACTTTGAATTTAGTGTGCGTCTTGCACAAGTATGCGAAAACTTTGGTACTAACTTTCAATATGCATCTAGTGCAAGTGTTTACGGCTCTACTACACACTTTACCGAAGACGGACCGTTATTACCACAAAGCCCTTATGCGTGGTCAAAATATTTGTTTGACAGGTTTATGAATCAATATATAGACGAATTTAACATTAAGATACAAGGCTTTCGATACTTTAATGTTTACGGCAAAGGTGAAGAGGACAAAGGTGATCAAGCAAGTCCGTATACTAAGTTTACTAAACAAGCAAAAGAAGATAAAGTGATTACACTATTTGAGGATAGTGACAAATATCTTAGAGACTTTGTATGTGTAGATGATATATGCAAGCTACACGAAAAAATGTTTGATGTGGATCAATCGGGTATATTTAACGTAGGCACAGGCAATCCTGTAAGTTTTCAAACTGTAGCAGAAACTATTGCTAACAGGCACAGTGCTGGTATACAATACATACCAATGCCAGAAAACATAAAGTTACAATACCAAAAATTTACTAGTGCAGATTTATCTAAGTTAAATTCTGTGTGTTATCATGATTGGACTAATATAGAGGATTATATTAATGATAGTCTTAATGGCTAGTGGAACAGGTACAAATTTTAAAGCTATTATAGAAGATGGTATTAAAGTTGACTTAGTAATAACTAATAAAGAAAATGCAGGTATTAGCAATTTAGCTAGAAAGTTAGGTGTTAAATGCATTGTAAGTACAGCTAACTATGAGAGTCAAGTTCCTAAAAATACTAAATTAGTAATATTAGCTGGATTTATGCGATTGCTGAGTAAAGAATTTGTTAGCAAGTTTAAAGTTATAAATATTCATCCTAGTCTGCTACCAAGTTTCCCTGGTGCTAATGCAATAGGACAAGCATTAGATGCCGGTGTTAAAGTTACTGGCTGTACTGTACATTGGGCGGACGAAGGTATGGACACAGGTAGAATCATTGCTCAGTTAAGTTGTGGAGTTTTTAATGGTGATGATTACACCTCGTTAAGCACTCGTATTCAACGCCTAGAGCATCAGCTGTATTCAACAGTAATTAAAGAATTAATGATTAAATGGGAAACAAAACATGACAAATAAAATTGAACGGTTAAGCGGAGTTGTACAAAAAGGATGGGGTTATGAACTTATCTGGGCAACTAACGAAAAATACTGTGGTAAAATTATGGTGTTTGAAAAAACTGGAAACAAGTTTAGTATGCACTTTCATAGAGAAAAAGACGAAACTTGGTTTGTAAACAACGGTAAATTTATTGTAAGGTGGATTAATACTAACGATGCTACGCATCATGAACAAGAATTATGCGAAGGACAAACATGGCACAATCCTCCTTTGCAGCCGCATCAAATTGAAGCACTAGAAGATGGTAGTAGTATTACTGAAGTTAGTACTCCTGATAGTGTCGAAGATAATTATAGAATTGCCCCAGGAGATAGTCAAAATGACCAATGAGCCAATAATTAGGTGGTCATCAGATATACCTAAATTAATTAACCAAGCTGAAAAGAATTCTAAAATAGTAATTGGGTTAGATCGTGACGGTACTATTAATAAAGACCTAGGAACATATGTAACTAAACCTGAAGACTTTGAACCTATTCCAGGTAGCTTAGAAGCAATTACATCATTAAAAATACATCAATACCAAGTTGTTATTATAACTAATCAAGGCGGCATCGAAAAAGGTATAATGACAGAAGATGATGTTAAGCTAGTACATCAAAGAATGTTTGAATTATTAGGGAAAGCAGGTTGTGCAAGTATCGAAGCATTATATTTTAGTGAAAGTAGTAGAAAAGACGATATGTATGCTAAACCTAATACTGGCATGTTTAAACGCTGTGAAAAAGAACACCCTGGTATCAAATTCTCAACAGGATATTATGTTGGTGATAGAATATCTGATTTAAAAGTAGCTATAAAAATAGGTGCAACTCCTATCCTAGTCAGAACAGGTTACGGAGAAGAAACTGAAAAATTACTAAAAAGATTTACATACAAAAAGATAAAAGCCAAAACAAAAATATTTGATGATCTAAGTGCTTTTGTAAAATCTTTGGAAATGTAATTAAGCCTGAGCTTCACCCCATTTAAGCAAAATATTAGAAGTAAGTGTAGCACCCGAAATCTTATACACATTAATAGCCAACACATCAGGACCATTTGGAAATGTTCCTCTTCCTCCTAATGGAGTATTTGTAATTTCTTTCAATTCACTAAGATCAAGTGTTGAACGTTCGCCAGGTACAGCAATGAATGAAAACACAGTTTCTCCTGGTTGAGCGTACGGCGGTTGTTGGAATGTAAATTGCACTGTTCCAGAACCGTTAGCAAGTGTTCCTGTAAACGCATTGTTAAATGTTACTTCATAATAACTAGTTCCGGCCCAACTCTTTAATGATATCAAGCCAACAGCTGAGTTAGCTGGCCAAGTTACACTGCCACCAGTAGTATCAGTGCCGTTTCTAGCGCCTGATGCTAGCCATGTTGTTGTATCAAATAACGCCTTGTTTGAATTAACTGATTCAGGATTTAGTGTAATAGTAAAATGATTCGTTGAGTTTGCACTAATACTGCCAGATGTTCTTTGGCTTATATAAAAGTATCCATATGTTCCACTACTTGGCATATAGCCGCTAGTAATTGTTGTACCAGTTGGAATGTTAGTACCTGATATAACTTTACCTACTACTTCATTAACATTGTTAGATCCAAATGTAGTTCTAAAATCACTACTATTAACAAATATATAGCGATTGTTATTACCTACACCATAAATCCCACTATCTAGTACCGCAGTAGTTGTAGGAAGAGCAGTTGCAGTTGTAGTAACAGGAACTTCTCCTGAACTCCAAGCAACTGATGTTCCAGATGCTATTTGAGCAAAGCTAGGTTGTCCACCTTGTGCTAGTCCTGATAATCCTGACCAAGCAATATCAACTGGGTTAATTGGATAGTTTTGCGGATTTAGCACACCTTCAACAATAATACCTCCTGCGCCTGATTCTGATGTAATTTCAAGTCCTTGAAGTAGTAGCTGAGCACGGTTTAATAGTTCTCTTTCTCCTAAATCTCCAATGATTGCATTTGATACACTTGGTGCTAATCTAAGTAAAAATGCTGTTTGTTTTGTAGTACTAACCGAAACGTTTGTTTCAGCGTATGAGAAAATATAACCTCTATCTTCATCAAATCCACCGTCTGTTAAGAATGCAGATCCCCAATGACTAATCAACGGAGTAATTGTACTTGATATTAAAACTACTCCTGTTTTAATAACGTGAGATGATGCTACACCAGCAGTATAACTTCTATTTGCGCCTGCTTGATAGTTTGTAAATGTTGCTGCCCTAACTGCACCAGTTAACGTATTTGTTACTTTATTATTTCCAGCAAACGTGATAATTTCGTTATCAATATAAACTGTTCCGTTTGTTGGAAAGAAACTACTATCAACTAAAGGAAGAGTAGTTTGTGATGAATTAATTGCTGATACTAATTGACCTGGAGGTCCTTCATTTGTAATTTCGTAACGAACAGGCAAGTTACCTGAACGCATAAATGCTTCTGTATTTACGTTTGAATTACGCATTCTGTGTGCGTATACAAAGTTTCCGTCTGCACCACGTACCATAAAATCAATAAATCCAGCACCGTACCAACTGTACTGAATTCCAATCATTTGCATCTTTGCTGGGTCCATGTCATAACCTGATTTACCCGTACCGTCTAGTCGATCTAAGTTAAAGTTTGATTGTTTAACTTTTTTATCTGTTATATACATCATCTTTGCACCAGTTACATCGTTTACACCTCTAAAGTCTGGGGTAACTGTAATACCAGTATCACTAGTAACATTAGTAACAACGTGAGTCATTCCTTTGATAATAACTCTATCGCCCGATTTTAACTGTTTAGTAAATTTTGTATTAGTACCTGTAATTAGGTTAGCATCTGCTTGCACTGCAATTGTGCCAGCTAATTGGAATGTACCAGTACGCTGAACTACGTTAACATTTGTTCCGTCATATTCCCAAAAAATTCCGTTTTGGTCATCAAATACTCCAGCTCTAACAGTTGCACCGTGCCAACTAACAACACTCATTTGAGAATTAAATCCTAAATCAGCAGTTGTACTACCGAGTCTACGTTTGGAACGAATTTTAAATGTTCTTTCATCTACAATATCAACTACTTCATAATCAAAATCTGGTGGTGTACTATTTCCTGGGCCACTATTATAGCCTGCAGTTTGTATACCAATTAAACGTACTACGCCACCAATTTGACATCCGTGATCGTTATCATCTGTTACAACAGTAATTAATGAATTAAGTTCAACACCATCTGCTGTTACACTTTGTAAGTCATAACTTGGTGCAAGTAATGCACCAGTTGTGTACATAATACCTTTACCAGACTGATATCTAATATACTTTTTACTTTGACGTATTGCCTGTGCTCCGTGTTGCGGCCCGCCTGTGCCTAATTGTACGCCGCCATCAAATGGCCTGTGTATAAAGAAACTATCCGGTCTTGGATAAACAACACCAATAATTTGAGTTGAACTAACATCAATTGCGCCTGCAGCACGAGCTTGATATCTTAAACTATTAGTAGCCGGAATATCAGTAGCAATAAACGACCCTGCAGCTAAATTGTGATTATTTGAACCATCGTCTGATTGCTGTGTAACAATAAAGCTACTTCCGGGAACTAGGCCGTGGGCATTAGGAAAGACTATTTCTAGTGTTGCTAAAGCTTCAAACGTTACAGTGGTGCCAGGAGCAAGGACTGATGTAGTTGCCTCAGTCATTGAAAATGTGCAAACTAAATTAAGTACTGATGCTTGTACTGGGGTTCCGCTTACAAATCCAATACTACTAAAATTTGTTCCATTTGATATAAGAGTTAAATCGTTAGCAGGAGTTGTTCCACCAAGTTGTGTTCCAGGTATAGTAACTTTGTCGCCAGTTATATATCCACTCGGTGAGCCTGCAAGTGAAAAACTCTCATATATACCCGAGCTGTCTTGAGAGTCTCTAGTTAGGTTAAATGATGCTCCTGAACCTGATGATTGTGAATTTGATGTTTCTAAACTATTATATGTACCAGTACCATCTGATGCTGTTCCTGCTATTGTTACTGATGTTATTTCACCAGATGATGTTGAGTCATCGTCAGTAACTCCGGTAATTGTTATTGTAGCAGGATAGGCGTTCCCTGCAAGTTCGTTTCCAGGAATAATAAAAGTCTGGCCTAAGCCGTAGTTAGAACCTCCTAAATCACTTGCATCTTGAAAATCTATAGAATATGACCCACTTGCTGATGAAAGATTTGCAACAAATCCAGATCCAATTAAATTAGAGCCTGCTTGACTTGTAAAAGACTTACTGTTAACAGCCAATCCAGCTGGCGATAAACCAGCTAACTGACCATTACTAACTGTTGACTGGATAGTAATATTACAATTATTTGTTGGGGTTGTTCCGCCCAACAATGCTCCAGGAATAGTAATAGTTTCTCCAACCTGAAAGTCTTGACCTGCGGAAGTAATATTTACACTATACGATGTTCCGTTTGTAACAACCGTTAATAGTGGACCATATCCTGTGCCTGTTCCAATAGTAGCAACATCAAAAGTTAAGTTTGCAGCTCCGCCATTTCCTAATGCACTGTCTGCAATAGTAATTGTGTCACCAATAGTATGACCTGAGCCAATGTCATATGTTCTTTGTATATTAGTTGCAGCTCCTGATGCATTAACTGTAATATCAAAAGTTCCAACAGTTCCCGAGCCTCCACTTGTACCGGTTACGCCAAGATAGTCACCTGCTGTTCTTAATGCATCAGCTGCTGCGGTGTTACTAAATGTTAAGTGCGAACCAGCTGCTGACATAACCATTTCTGTGCTATCGTCATTAATAACATATTGATTATTTGCATCAGGAGCTGTACCTGTTTGTGATGTTGAAGTTGGTGCGCCAGTTCCATTAACTGCTGTTACTGTTACAATAAGATCATGCGTTCCATCAACAGCGCCAGCGAAGCCTAAACCATTAAATGTAGAACCTAAAAACTGAATTCTATCATTTACTACATAACCTGTAGGAACTGCTCCACTTGCTAATGTTATAGAAGCAAACGAGTTATCTGTAAATGCAATATCCCAAGTTGCTCCAGTTCCTGCACCGCCGGTTGTAGTAGGTGCTAGGCCTGTATATGATGCTACTCCATCAAAAGGTGTTCCGGAAACAACAGCGAGTGCAGTTGCTCCACCGCCTAAGTTTATTGTTGTAACTCTTAGTAATAAATCGTTAGTAGGAGTTGTTCCACCTAAATTTATTCCTGATATTTTAACATTATCGCCAACACTATATCCAGATCCAGGGGCGGTAATAACATTTACTGTAAAATCTGTGCCGTCGGAATCTATTGTTGATCTTAATCCTGATCCAGTTGATGAAACGTTAGTACCAGTTACTCCTGAATATAAAACAGTGTTGCCCACATATGGCTGAGTAGTAGGTGCTGATAATGTAATAACATTACCGACTACAGATTCAACAAATATTGCAGTTCCTGATCCATCATCTAATGCTAAATCTTCAAGTATACCTGTTCCATCAACTACTGTCATAGATGTTGAACCAGAAGGAACATCTACTGATAACACCGGAGTTAAGTACGATCCGCCACCTGCTGATTGATCAATAACTCCAGTTACCTGCGAACCAGTTGGTATTCCTGATCCAACCAATGGAGCTCCAATTTCTGGACTTACTCCGTCAAATGGCACTAATGTACTACCTATTGGAGTACTTAGTTCCGATGTTAATGTTCCCGAAGTTCCTTGAGTTAATACTGTAAACGATTGAATTGCTACGCCTGATTCTGGACTACCAATTGATGCTCCAGTGTAAAAGCCTGCTTTCCTTAATTGCGAATAAGTGGTTACTAGCACTTGTCCAGATACTGTACCAACTTTTGATTTTGCATAGTAATTAAATGAAGTTGTTGTTGGTACTGAAGAAATAACAAAACTACCTTCTGCTCTTGCAGCTCCTGCTATAGAATTTTCTAGAGCTTTTAAAGTAAACGGATCACCTTCGAGGAAACCGTGTGGCGAAAGTGTTGTAACTGTAATTAAACTTTGGCCAACGCCATCTGTTCCAGCACTTGCGTCTGTAATTATATTTAATACCTGGGAGTCAGTTCCTGGAACTTCGTATACACTAGGGTATCCTCTTAATGTTCCAATAGCTGACCATTTAGTTGGCTGTAGACCATACTCAAAGTCAGCATCAAGCATAGCTAATGGAGCTGCTACACGTTGACGTTCAATTGCATCAACCCCAAAGTCATAAGGTTTAGTACGTATAAATTCATCTTCAACAAAAATTTGAATATCATCAGTACTTAAATGTGTCGATGTATCTTTAACAAGAGTTATTGTAGTTACTGCGTCAGTAGTTTGTAAGTATTTTGAAAAATCAGTATCTTCGCCGTGTAGTTTTTGCGAAATAGTTCCGCCTAGGTCTACTGTAGAAAAATTATAAATTAGTTCATTTCGAGTAGTATTAGTAAATAATAATAATTCATTAGTTTCGTATCTACCTTGTATCTTAATTGTAGAAACACCTGTTTCTACTAAAGTTGGTAGTGCTGTTAATCCTGTTGTAATAACATCAGTTACGTTAAATGCAAGTGTACTAATTTTATTAATAGGTCCAGCTGATATCGAATCTGTTACAGCACTACTAAATGTATGTAGTGTCGTGTCTGATGAAATACCTACGTTAATTGTGACAGTAGTACTTGTAACTGCTGAAATTGTTATTGGAGCGTAATAAAATGGATCTTTCCCAGTATTATTAGGAACGCCAGATGCTCTTGGATAAGGATGCAATGTTGCATTTCCGTCTAACGCACAAGTAAATGTTATCCCAGCTGGTGCAATAAATAATTCAGTTCCTACAGTAAGTGAATGCGACCCAATTGTTATAGTCATGTTGCCGGTTGTTGGAACATATGTTCCGTCTGTTGCTGTAAACGATGACGATGTCTCAGCAGTCTTAGTTCCGTCAATTACTTGGGCTACGGTAGACTGTAACGAAGTATGTGCAGTATTAGTTAATATATAATTGTTTATTATATTTCTTATTTCTGTATGAGTTTGTATTTCTGGTTGTCTGTCGCCGTCTACTTGTGCAGTAGTTTGATCCCAGTAATAACCAACAACTCTGCGTATTTCTTGGTTGCCGCCATATCGTAAATCACTAAGATATGCATCAATAATATATCCTAAATCTCGTTGACATTTTGATTCGTTAAATGTATAACCTACAAATCCTGATGCTCCAGCCGCAACTTGTGCTGCTATCCAAGCTGTAGCTTCTGCTTGTAAGTATGATTTATTTTGACTTAATAAACTATACGCATCTGGATAAACATAGGCTAATGCACTTATACCTGGTTTAAAAATGTAATCTTTTATCTGTTTTTTTGCCATCTTATTTAAATCCCAAGTGCTATTGATAAAGCTATTGCAGTATCGTCTACGTATTTTTTATTTGTTCCCGATGTTTTTGTTGTCGGGGCATTTGCTATTATAGCCGAAGTAAAACTAGCTGTTGTTGGAGTAATTGCGCCAATTACACTATTGTTTATACTACTGTTATTTATAGCCATATCAGCCATTCCTGTTGCTGTTAGAGTTCCTATAGTTGTTCCTGCAACTTTAAGTAACACAGATGTTGCTGCATCTAAACTTAACGAAGAACTACTATATACATTAGGAACAGCAAGTGTTCCTGCAACACCCACGTCTGCTCCAAAATTAGAGTCTAACGATATACCTATGCCACCTGCTACAGTTAAAGCACCGTTTGTACTATTTGTTGAGGTAGTAGTATCGTTAATTGTAACAGTAGCAAATTGTCCTATAGGATCAGTTACATTAATTGTTCCTGTTATTGTTCCTGATAAATTTCTATAAGTTAACGTACTTGGAGCACTAGTTGATATTGCCCAAACTAGTCGTCCGGAAGTTTTTCCTTGGGCTGTTGTTCCTGTAGATCCGTCTGAATGTGTAAGTCCTGTATTATACTGTGTTGCACCATTATAAAAATATATTCCGTTTGTTAACGAAGTTAAGTCAATAATATATGATGCAGCTCTTGCTAATGTTAGTGTAGGATTTTCTGTAGCACCAGGTGCCCAAATATATGCAGTATTAGATCCGTTTTCGGTTATAGTATAGGTTGCAGGCGTTTCCGGATCAACTGCTGCAGCTCCTGTTTGTACAAGTGACAGAGCTGTTATATTTCCAGCATTATCTACAGAAAAGCCTGTACTTTTAAAACCGTACGTAGACTCTAGTTGTTTATTTGTAACTGTTGGCATATCCTATTAATCCTCCTAGTTAACATATTTATCATATTATAAATGTTAAACAACTTGAGGATTTTGATTTTGAAAATATTGCACAGTATAAATTATCTTAGATCCTTCATTTGATGCTGTAGGATTAGCGATAATATCAACATAACTATTATTTACAGTAGCAGTTATATTAACAAGATCAATATCTAAATTGTTCCTTGCATAAATTACAACACTAGCAGTGTCTAAACTTGCAGTTACTAAGACTTTAAGTATTTCTTTTTTATCTTTATTAAAATCTACCGAGATAGTATATTCTGCTGATGAAAAGTCACTAACATGAAACCTGTCTATTAAGGTATCAGTATAAACTTGTTTCCAGGGACCATTATGAGACATTGCACCGTTTGAAGCAAACAATAAACTGTCTTTAAGACCTTTATTAAAAAATTTTGATAAACTAAACATTATATAATATTTATTCGTTTAGCAAAGTAAATAAAGAATTATATTCCGGCAAATACAAATATTCTATTCTACTTTGTTGTAATGTCCATAATGCATCTTCTAGTGTTTCAACTAAAGGTTCGCCACCTAAGTTAAAGCTAGTATTAAAGATAATTGGACACCCTGTCTTTTCTTTAAATGCTTTAATAATATCATAGTAATGCGGATTTTGTTCCCTGTTAACAGTTTGAATACGACAAGTTCCATCAACGTGAATAATAGCCGGAATCTTTTCTTCGATGCCAGGCTGACAATTAACAGCATACATCATTGTAGGAGAATTTTCCATGCCACGTAAATCAAACCATTCGTGTACGTCTTCTTCTAGTATACTACCTGCAAATGGTCTAAAATATTCACGGTGCTTAATTTCATTAACATAGTCTTTACCATGAGGGTCAGTTGGATCGTACATGATACTTCTGTTTCCTAATGCACGTGGTCCATTTTCACTTCGTCCTTGAAATATTGCAACAATTTTTCTAGATGTAATTAATTCTATAATATCTTCATTAGTTGCATCTGTTACTTCTGCATTATAATTTTTAGCAATTGTCCTTAGTTGTTGCGGCTTATAATCATATTTTGGTCCTAGATATAAACTATCTGTTCTTGGCAATACTTCTGTACTATTAGAAAGTTGATGATACATCATCATAGCTGCACCCATAGCTGTGCCTGCATCATTAGACACTGGTTCTACATAAAGTTCAATATCTAAGTCTTCTAGATCTTTTAGATAAAAGTAGTTAGCAACACAATTTAATCCGTAACCGCCGCTGACTACTACTTTCTTTTTACCACTTCTTTCAACTGCTTCTCTAATGACTGCAGATGCTGCTTTTTGTGTTTCAATTTGACATGCATATGCTAGGTCTCTTCGATTTTCTAAAAGAGTTAAGTCAACCCTCTCCCCGTTAGGAGAGCCGTCAAATATAGTACCTGTTGCTAGTTCAGTATATAAATTTTCGTTTACTACTGCTGCGTTAGGATAAGTAGGTGCAACTAAATTTCTATTTGACAATGGTACTCTGCCCATATCGTCAAATAATTTTGGAATTTTATCGTTTGGTTTTCCGTATGGAAATAGTCCCATAGTTTTTCCTGCTTCAATTGCACTAAATCCACAATACTGAGTAACTGCTTCGTATACCTTAACTATTCCTGCACGGTCGGATACTGTTATCTCAAACGGTGATTCTTTATCATCTGACATAACAAAGTCTATACCATGAGGTCCCCTAGTACCAATATGTTTTCCAATTGTTTGAAAGGTTGCAGGATAGGAACAGTTAAACAATGTCTCCGTCTCGTATCCATACATATCAGAACCAGCAATGGACATTGGTATAAATGTTCCTGCGCCGTCAATTACTACACCCACAGCTTCGTCAAATCCGCTTCTATAAAATGCACAGGCTGCATGTAATTGATGATGTTTGTCTGATACATCAACAACTTGTGGATGGTTGTTCTGTCCGCGGTGGCCTCTGTCAATTAATCCTAACTTTTTACACAGTCCTGTATATACATCATCTGAGGAAAATTCTAATTTGGGTGATGATTCACTTAACGGCTGAGTATGAGCTACAACTAAGTAATCTAATCTATCTGTATATTCTAAAATTTTAATAATAGACGCTAGTGGACCACCGTCATATTTATTACGGCTCAAACGTTCTTCTTCAATTGAAAATACAACTTCTCCATCTTTTAATAAACAAATTCCTGAATTGTGTCCTCTAGCAATTCCAGCTATCCATTGTGTTTTAGTGTTGTTGTTATTATTCATCATCTTCCTCTATTGGTTTTCCTAATACTCTGTCAATTACATATTCAACAATATCTTTACTCATCGACATTAAATTTTCGTTGTGTCTTGATGTAGTTTCGTCTGGCATTATTCTAATTGGATCATATACTCTACCGTTTTGACCTAAATCAACAATATTAAAGTAATCACAATCAGGATAAGATACGTTTATAGGATATGTAGGACCTAGTATAATTGTTGAAGGGGTGTCCATAATATACGACAGGTGTTGTCCAACACTATCACATCCAATAAAGTGATTGGCAAATTTAATTGCTGCAGACCAATGCCTTAACGAAACTGATTCTGGCATTGCAACATCGTCTTTAAATTTATCTTTAGTAAAGTCAAATCCCATTTCTGCCATTGTTACTACAGCAAAATCATTTTCTTGTAGTTTTCTAATTATTTCTTTAAGATCTTTGTATTCAATACTTCGTCCAGTGTTGTCAACAAATGTGTTATCTACGTGAGTTATTCCTCTACCAAATGGTTGAATAATTGCAACTTTTTCTTTTTTTAATTTTTCTTTTACTTGATTAACTATTTGTCTACCCATAAGTGTTTCTTCTTTTGATAGAAACATTCTTGGTTTTGGTAAATCTCTTAAACCTTTGTTATTAATTGCAATATCATAACCTTGAGCTAAACTAGCTTTTTGATTATAGTATTCCCATATTCGATATGGTTCAGGTGATATAATATCTTTATCAATTAATTTTTCTTTAAATAAGTTTTTGTGCCAGTTATCATAAGCACGATGGTCTAATTCAGGATGTCCTTTGAATGCATCAGTTCCGCCTTCACAAACAATAATAAAGTCTTCATCTCCTGATTCTTTAGCGTAAAGTTCAAAACCAGGAATAGAACTAACTACCCTGCCGTAACCCCCGTTGACAAAAAAAGCCTTTGATCTCATCTATAAATTCCTTTTGGATTGTAGTATTTGTACATTATACTACTACTTATAGAGTGAGACCAAAGGCCCTACTTAATTATGAACTGCTTTTTTTCTTAGTATGGAATACCAGGATTTGGATAAGGAATTTTCCAAGCATCAATATTTGCATACGCTGCTCTTACACCTTTAAGCCAAATTGAATGTGCTTTTAATATCGTTACCTCAGCCGCAGTAAATTCGTCTTCTCTATCTGCTAGTGTGGCATCAACTCTTGCTGCATCTGCTTCGTATCCATCAAAAAGTTGTTCTTTTTGAATCATATGCGTTAAAAATGGAGGCATTGTAAATGCTCCTGATGAAACATTGTACAATAAGCCGCCTGAGTGACAACTAGCTACAAAATTATTAGTATTATATTCAAATACATAATCTTGGTCACTACCTGGAGTTTCAAACGTATAATCTGGAATACCGCCAGCTGCATCTTTTGCAGGAATAGTATCATCTCCCATCAGAAGTGCTGCTACCTCTGGATTTTCTTTTGCATCTAATATATGAAAAGTATGTCCTTCGTGTATTTGATTAGGTAAATCATTTGTTAACTGGTCAAGATCATCAGCTTGATCTTCAATTGCAAAGACTTCGCCAGTTGCAGTTTTTACACTAAAAGTGTAATACCGTTGTCCTTTCCAAGTTACTGTAACAGAGTTTCCGTCTGTTACACTTGGGTTCCAAGGTTCATTTGGGTAAATGTAAGTAAAAGTTTTTGTTAGCATTTTTTCATTCCTTAATTAAGTAAAGTAGTACTGTATTTATATAGGTTAACCATTAACCTTCGCCAGCACTGGTATAAGAAGATGGGTTTCCTAAATATTTAATTCTTACTGCGCCGTGTCCTCCGGCCCATCCGTGTGCCCTAACTGATGTACATGCAAATGTAGCTGGTGAAGGTTGCGCCACTGGCCATGGAGACCAACAGCCTTGTGTTTCATAACATGTACACGTCTTGTCACCTGCCCAGCAACGAGTTGACCTTGTTCCCGAAGTTGGAGCTCTACTTAGGCCTTGTACTGCTGCATCCATTTGACCAAATGCACTACCTTCGTATGACATGTAATCGTTCCATCCATGGTTAAGTTGCATTTCGCCACCACAAGTTGAATATCTCATCGGAGCTGTGGATATTACTTGTCTATGACAATTCCAACAACACAAGTTACAGTGTCCAAAATACATCTTAGCAGCAGATGATGCTAATGAAGGACAACATGTAATTTTTGACATGCTGCCAGCATGAGTTGAAACATAAGATTGAGGTAAATTACTGTCGTTAGGCCAAGTACCTGTACCGTAGTTGCAAATTATTCCACATCCAGCACCTACAGCATTACCATCGAGATCCAAACTATCTGTATAACATGCTCCCATATTTTTTAAACATGTATACATAGACTGGCCGCCATCAATACACATTTGTCTGCCACCTAAACCAGCTTCAGCACAAGCACACATACACGCATATGTACACGCTGATACTGAACCTGGACATATTTCAGCACAAGTAGAACTGCCTTGTCCACCGCACTGACAATGGCTACCGCTGTTACAAGCTCTCATTCCTGTTATACATATATAACCAGTTCTTGTCATTGGTATTGTAAATCTTACATACGAGCCTGTATTTCCTCCAGGGCCTGCTGCACAACAACAATGACAACTGCCACCTCGCCCGCCAGCTCCCCACATTTCAACTTCAATGTTTACTACATCAGTGTCATTAGTAATAATTTGGCATCCAAAAAATTTCATGCCGCCATTATTAACTTCACTGTGGTTCATAGGAGTAAATCCCCATACTCTACCTTTTTCTATATTGGTTTCTGATGTACCTTCTGTTATAATAGATTTAGTACTTAATAATGATTTTAAACTTGCCATTTTATTTCCTTATGTCGCTTTAAACAATATTCTTATGTAGCCAAGTCCACCTCGGGCACCAACGTTTCTTACATCTGGGCAACCCATCATTCTATTAGCACCTTGTCCTGGTGGAACCCACGGAATACACGCATATGTTTCGTAGCAGGCGCAATGAGTGCCTGAAGCCCAACACGCTTGCTGGCCTTGGGATATACCAAATCCACTATTTCTGTTTATAGCGGACTTTGCCGCAGTTGAGTTAGCGTTACCTTCGCCTGATTGATTTTGTCCTTGTATGTTTGTACCGTTGTCACCACTTGACATTGCATTTGATTGACCTGTTGTGTACTGTCCATAAGGTATAGCATTTGAATTAGTTTCGTATGATCTGTTGCCAGAAATATCACAAGTGCTTATGTAAACACAACTATAAGTTCCTGGACAGTTAATATCTCCACCGTATGCTGTAGCTACAGCGTATGTATTTCTACATCCACATACATATCCACATCCTGTACTCATTTGAGATGGAAAGACAACACCAAAACAGCACTTTTGTAAGCAACATACGTGACTAGTACTAGTACGACACCATTGGCCTCCGCCGTTGCCGCCTTCTGCACACATACAAATACAAGTACCTGATGCACCTGTGCAAACTGTTAAACAAGTTGCTTCTGAACATCCTGAATAACAAAAACCTGCGTTAGGCATACACGGGTGTCCTGTGTTTCCACAAACGTATCCGTCAGCACCCATAGTAACATCTTTTCTAGAATATGCTCCTGATTGGCCGCCTATACTATAGTTACAGCAACACTGACAACCTACACTGCCGCCAGAACCCCAAATTTCAATTTTTGCAGTTCCTGCAGCAGGTGCCGTCCAAGCAAGACAGCTGGTAAAACATCCAAATTCTCTGCCGGAACAAAAAACGTAAATCTCTCCATCTTCTAGATTAGTCTCATCAGGTGCAAAGTCTGCTATTCTGTTATTAAGTATTGAACTAAGAGTTGCCATTATTTAAATTCCTATAAATTATCATGTTGCTTTCCACAATATTCTTATTGCCCCCATGCCGCCTCTTTGGCCGCCATCTCTAACACTATTACATGTCATTGCTGGTGCTCCTGGATGACCATGTGGTAGTGTAACTTGGCAACCGTTGTTTTCGTAGCAACCACAATGTCTACTAAAGTAACACAATGCTAAGTCCATTCCTTTTTGCGGTTGTCTTGATGCGCCTTCTAGTGCATATTTATGAGTTGATTGATACTGTGCTGTGCCGCCTTTTGAGATTGCACTATCGTTGTCTCCAGAAAATGTTATCCTAGTGCCTTCTGTTGCATGAACGCCTGCTGGTCCTTTAATATGCCATTGTACATAACAATGGTTTGCACTATCACAGTTATAAAAACTTGTACAACTAACTCCACCCGGACAGTTAATATCTCCACCATAAGCTGCTGCAATTGCAAGTCTTGTATTGCATGCTATGCCACATCCTGTTCCCCAGGCAGTGCCTGAAGGTGCAGTTCCTACTGTTGTACAAAATAATGCATCAGCTACAAAACAACAATAATGAGAACTGTCTGGACTGCAATATGTTGTTCCGCCATCGCCGCCTTCTGCACATAAACATCCGCAAAGTGCTGAATCTGAAGCTGCTCCAAACCAACATACACACGAACCTGTACTTTGTCCTCGATAGCACAAAGTATCGTTATTACCGCACGAAACACCAATACATCCGCAAACTCTGCTTGCTGCATCAGTTATAAAAGTTTTAACAACATATGCTCCAGGATTTCCCGGAACGCCTTGTCCACAGCAACACATTTTGCCGCCGCTTCCGCCTGCTCCCCAAATTTCTACCCGTGCTGTTCCCACCCCGGGACTTTGCCAGGTAACCTTAGTGCATTGGTCATGTTCTTGAACAGGGGAGAAATAGAACAGTTTACCTGTTTCCATATTGTTTTCAGTCCCGGCGTAGGTCGGGTGTTTAGCTACTATTAATGTTGACAGATTTGCCATTTAAACTTTCTCCATGCTCTTAGTTATTTGTAACGACCCAACCATAGGTTACGTTAGTATATGTTAACGTAACAATTGCATTACTTACATCGATTACTAAATCTGCTGCCGTACTGCCTATGTTAGATGCATTTCGGCCAACTGTAATATTGTTTGTAGCTGCTTGTCCTGCAATATCGTAAATTTGTACTACATCTCCTGCAATAGCGTCTGCTGCCGCCGGTAATGTAATTGTAAAAGCACCGCTTGTCGCGTCTGCTAGTATACGATCGTTTGCAAGAGCTTGATAAGTTGTACTAATTGTACGAACTACTGATGCTACGCCAGGAGTTGCATTAATATATCTTCCCATTTTATAATTCCTTTGTCATTGTATTTATGCCGCTGTTTCGATTCCGAACGTCACAGCACTTATGTTTGCAATGTTCGAATAAACAACTAATAATTGACCAGCACTTAACACAAGTCCAGTCCTTTCTAGAACTGACTTAGCTGTTAGTTCTGTATCATATTCTAAAAATTCTCCTGCTGTTGGTGTTGCCGCATCTGCTACTGCTAATCTTACAAAACACGATGCATTTCCTCTATTTAAAAAGTTAATGCTTACAACAGCAAATGTATCAGCTGGACAAGTATATACTGTTGTATATGTTGCCGCTGCCACATCATTTGCTCCTAATCTTCCACTTGCCATTTTATTTCTCCATATCTATTGATTTAAGTAGTAATTCATTGCTAACGGATGGCCGTCAACACCTTTAGTAAAGTTTACCTTCTGTAATGTATTTATTGCAACATTAGTAGTTGTAGTAATTGTTGAACCACTAATTTGTATTACGCCTGCTGTTATACTGTTTACATTAAGCTCACCAGCTCCTCCACCAATTTGACTAGTAATATATGTTTTAATAGCTTTTTGTGTAGGAACAATATTATCACTGTTTGATGTAAAAGTTCCGTCTGTGGAAAATTCTGTAATGGTTGCACCAGTTCCGCCTAGTGCAACTGCGCCAAGTTGTAGCTGATTTAACCCGGATATATTAAATGCATCAGCATTTAGTGTTGCAATACCAGTTGATTGTTCAATACTAAATAGTGTTCCAACCCTAAAGTTGCCATCTTGGTCTGTTGAAGTATAAAATACTCGTCCGCCACCAAAATCATTTGTTTCTCTTACTTGATTTGGACTTTCTGCAGGGGTTCCAGGATAGTTAGTAGTAGCAAAATCACCTGTTCCAATATCTAAGAAGTCGTGTCCAGTTAAGCGTACTTGACTATATCTAATTGTTGCAGTAATAACCTCTCCCTGTTCAGGAGCATCTGTTACGCTAATTACTGGGCTAACTTGAAATAATCCAGCATACGGTCCTGAACCTGTTAAATTAGTAACTGCTACTAATTTATACCATGCTCCTGAAATTCCAGCAAATGCAATATTTGCTCCTGCTTGCGGAGTTGATGCTAATCCTGAAATCTGTACAAAATTTCCTGCTTGATATCTATCAGCATAACCATCTCCTACTATTGTTGCAGCAGCTGTAGTAAATGAAGTTCCTCTGTTAGTCCATGTTGGCTGTCTTAGTACGCCGTCGCCGTACCTAACTGCATGCGGAGCATCGTCTGTATTATTTGGGTCTGTTAATGTAAATGTTGGTGCTGAACTATATCCAGTGCCCGAATCCCATATTCTAACTTCTGTTATTTTTCCATCGGCTATACTAACACGCCCCTTGGCAATGTCAGCGTATGCACTAACTCCACCACCGCTAAATGTTACTCGAGGTTCAATCACATAATTTGTAGTATCGTTCAATACTGCTACTGGAGATACTCCCGTAACATGATCCCAACCTGCTGAGCCATCGCTATGTTTAGTAATTGTTGCAACTTTTGATCCACTGTTATAAGTTGCAACAGTTCCGTACTGTCCTGCACCAGCTCCAGCAGTAATAAAAACACTCATACCAATGTATGTAGTATTAAGTCCAACATCAGTGTTTGAGATTGTTATCTGTGTTGTATTTCCTGCTTGTGCAACACCACCTGCAGATACATAGCCAGCGCCGCCTAAATCATCTGACGGGTTTAATAACCTAACTTCATATACTCCGCCAGTTGTAGCTACAACTGCTGAGTTTATTACAGCTCCGTATCCTTCTCCTGTTGGAGTTATAGTTGTTCCACCAGCTGTATATCCAACTCCAGCATTAGAATATTCTAATGTTAAAATATTATTGCCGTCAGTTAATACATTAGTAACTGTTGCTTCAGTAGATCTGTTATCAACTGTACCAGTAATAGCTACCTCTGTTGAATCTTGTCCTTCAGCTACTGATCCAAAATCTCCATAGGAGTTGTTACCGTTAGTAGCACGAATCTTACCACCGTTCTCTGCTAGATATCCAACATGATTATAATAAGTAAACACCGAAACAAGTTCTACTCTACCTAAGTTAGTAACCCATGCACCAATACCGTCACTTAAAATTTGTGTAAAGTCGTTAGCAACAATTGAATCATAACCTGCGTTATGCAAATCTCCGTCTACTTTTAATCCAATACATCCTGAACCAAATGTTGATACATTTTGTACGTATGGCGACTTACTAACAATATGAGATCTTGTATCTGATACACCAAACCCAGGGTCTAGACTTACAAATGCTCCTGCTGTTGGTCTCTTAGTTCCGTAACTGTTAGCACTACCTAATGTTCCTGCAAGTCCGCTAATACTACAATTTCTTAATCCAGATCCGTTTCTCATGTAGAACATATCTTCAGTTACACTTCCGCTAACTGAATTACTGTAATAACGTGCATGTAGTAATGTTTTATAATTTCCAGTGTAAATCATATCATGTATAATTGCATCTAAGTATCTATCAACATCTCTACTACAACTTGCTTCAATATAAACATAACTTGGATATGTTGCATTAATAAATGCAATTGCTTCTGCTTTAAGGAATGCTCTGTTTGCTTCGATACATTCTACAGCAAAAAGATATCCTGTATCCGTACTAGGTGTATTTGTTCCTGTAGTTACTGGAACTGTAGAGTCACCGCTTATGCCATTAACACGATAATCAATGTAGTCATTTAATTGCTGGAGCAATCCGCTTGCAGCAGTTCCTGCTGCACTTGATCCAGCTACCCGTGTAGTTATTTGACTTAGTGCATTTCCGGAAGTTTTTGTAACTCCGGTATTAGTACAAATATTGCTTATTAGAGCTTGTAATCTAACAATTGCTGCTAAACTCTTTGGAGTATCAGCGGCTGCTGTTAACGCTCCTGCTGCAACAATTTTAGTACTACGCAGTTCGTCTCCTATAATTGCAGTTTCTCTAGGAACAATTATTGGTAATACTTCATTTAATTGTCCAGTTTTAACAAATATACTATTGTTTGCTACTCTTTCTGCAGGAACATTTGTATTTACACCAGCTGTAATTGCTGTTGTAATAACTCCTACTAAACTTGTTACTATGCCTTGAGCGTCGGTTTCTTCAGTATAAGTTGCATCAATTATTTGTACATGCGCCGGACTAAAACTATTTGTTGTTTGATAGTTTGTAGCTGGCGCTAAGTTACTTAGAACTCTATCTATAACTGTTAGTCCGTAATTAATTGCAGCCACTGTTTGGTCATCTTCATCTGCAACTACTGTAAGTAGATTTCCGTTAGCTTGAAAATATGCGTTAGTAGCATCTCTTGTTCGTTTATTACCACCGTGCGATATATCCCAAACTAATGCATCAACAATTTGTCCCATATCTCTACGACACGCTGTTTCACTATCTAAAGTAAAACTTGCCCAAATACCCGATGGGTTTGCAATGTTCCATTTAACCCATTGCACAATTTCTTCTGCAATAAAGTTTCTATTTCTTTTAAGTAGGTATGTAGCATTTTCTCTCAATGCTCCAGTTTCAACTTGTTCAGTAGCGTACCTTAAAGTTTTCCAAGGTCTTGCTAATGTTACACCATAATTTGATGCTGGAAGGTCTTGACCAATATTAGTGTCTACATAAAAAATGTTATTGATTTTTCCAAGGTATGTCCATTCAGGAGCAGTTGAAGCTGCATTTACTGTAAGAACTTGTCCTGCAGCACCGACAGGTAATCTAGCTGGACCTGAACCACTGTAGTAAACTAAATCACCTTGTGTTGTTAATACATCAGTTTCAGGACCGCCGGACATTAAATTCCAATAAGTGCCACCAGAATCGTTAGCAGGATCAGTAACTCCTGTGTTTGATGTGTGTGCTAATACACAAATATAACTACTAGAAGCTTGCCTAACAGCGTCACCAGCATCATATAAAGTAGCATCAGCGTGTGCATTTTTCCAAGCAACACCACTGTTTAATTTTTGCCAGTAATTTGCGTTAGGTGGACGTTGTCCTGAACTATCAGCAATAGCAAGATATGTATATCCGCCAAGTCTAACAACATCACCTGTAAAGTATTCGTAGTTTGAGCTATCATCGCCCCAGTCACCTATAAAGCGGAACCCTGCTGTAAATAAGTCCCAATCTGCAGGACTTGATGTAGGTCTTGCTCCTAAATTATTAGTTACAGCTACGTATGAATACCCACCATATGTTATAAAGTCGCCTGGCTGGTAACGAACTGTTCCACTCCAACTATCTTCAAATTCCAAACCTTCAACAAATTGGTTCCATTTAGATTCGTCATCTGTAAGGTATGTTTGACTAGAATGATAAGTTACACAAATCCAAATTGCGCCACCGTGTTTAACAACATCGTTTATTTTATAACGTGTAGTAGGTGTCCAGTCTCCTAAATATTCTATACCTTTATTTGAGAACTGCCATTTAGATTGATCAGTTTCGAGTCCTAGTGAAGCAGTTGCAGCTGATGTGTGTCCAGTTGTACAAACGTAAACAATTCCGCCGTATTTTACAATGTCATTTACTCTATAACGGTAATCAGGTGACCATACACTTTTCCAATTAAAACCTTCTGAAAATATTTGCCATTTAGATTGATCTTGTTCAAGCCCTAATGCAGTACTTGCTGCTGATGTGTGTCCAGTAATACAAATATATACAGTTCCGCCATATTTGGCAAGATCGTTAACTTTATACCTAGTGTTAGTTGCCCAGTCTGTTTTATATTCAAATCCTTCTGCAAAGGTATCCCAGCTGCTTTGATTTGCTTCTAAACCTAGTGTAGCAGTTGCAGCCGAAGTATTTTCAGCGTTTGCAATATATAAGTATCCGCCGTATACAACAATATCATTTATTTTATAAAGAGTGTTAGTTGTCCATACGCCTTTCCAATCTTGTCCATCGGAAATTTTATTCCAATATGTTGATTGTTGAGTTGAAAATAATGCTGGAGCTGTATGACCTTTTACACATATATACGTGTTACCACCGTTTCTAACAATGTCGTCTTTATAGTATACGGTTGCAGTGACCCAATCACTTTTCCATACAAATCTAATTCGTCCTAATTTAAATTCAGCCATTTAATAAACTCCGTTTTTTATATTTATGCCATTTAGCATTGTTTGTTTAAGAACCATAATACATACTTGACAAATAATGACCATCTGCTCCACCTTTTATAATCATTTTTTGTGGCATTTGAATATGGGTGTTGTCAGCTGTTGTAATATTGCTTCCTGTTATTTTTAGTACACCTGCATTAAGAGTGTTAGTATTTGCTTCAGAGCCACCGCCGCTTACTCTTGATGAAACATATGCAGCAATAGCCCGTTGTGTTGGTACTATTTTATTTGAATTTGCAATAAACGTTTGTTCTTTAGAAAATTCATTAATAACAACAGCCGTTCCGCCAATTGTTATACCACCTAATGTTAAACTTTCTAAACCTGTAAAATTAAACAAAGACGAGTTTAGTGTTATAATACCAGTTGCTTGTTCAACTAAAAATTGTTCGCCAACTCTAAAGTTACCATCTTGGTCTGTTGAAGTATAAAATACTCGTCCGCCGCCTTTTTCAAGAACTTCATTAAACTGTTTAGGTTCTGATTCAGCAGCAAAGTCATATCCTTCGGTGTATAAAATAGGATAGTTAGTTTCGCTAAAATTACCAGTTCCAATATCAAGAAAATCATGTCCAGTTAATCTTATTTGGCTATAATTTTCTCTTAATTCAATAGAAGTACTGTGTTCAGGTGATTCAGCTTTTCCTATTGACGGACTAATTTTTAATGTTAAATTGTAAGGGCCACTGCCTGATTGTGTTTCAATATTTACTACTTTATAAATAACATCATCAATGCCTGTAATAATCAAGTTTTCACCCGGTGTTGGTAAAGATGATACTGAAACTAATTCTAATATATTTCCTGTTTGATAAATGTCAGCATATCCAACTCCGGTAATTGCTGCAGATACTACGTTCCAATCTTGGCCTCTATTTAAAAATACAGGTTGTGCTAATACACCAGATGCACTTGTTCTTACTTCGTAAGTGGCATCAACTGTATTAGTATAATCGTAGATAGACACAACTGGCGCAGTTGCATAGTTACTTCCTGGGTCATATATAATAAATTCTGATATTCTTGATCCAACTATTGATGTTCTAATAAAGGGTCTTGCTCCGTACTGAACATCATTTAAGTCTGAACCACCTTTTGTTCCTAACCAAATTGGGTATCCGTCTGACGATTGGCCTCCAGCAATATCTGCATATCCGCCAGCAACAATAAACGCCTTTGTTGTACTGTCATCTAACAATGATGACCAAATAGTACCACATTGTGAAGTAATAATAGTTTCGTCTGTTGAGTTAATAATCATCCATACTCCTTGAGAATATGAAACTTTATTCCAAGTACCACTACTACTATCTGATAAGTTTGATATATTAACATATGCTTCGTACCATGTAATACCGTCAAAGCTGTAAATAATTGCTGCATCACTTGTTCCTACTGCAACAAATCTGCCGTCTGCATATTTAATATCACTCCAATTTGATGTTATTGGTAATGTTCTAGTTGACCACGTTGTCCCGTCAGTGGTTGTTGACACACTATTGCCAGGCGATATAGCTACAAATATTCCAACTCCGTATGCAATACCTGTGTGTTCGCCACTTAAGGTTGTTCCGGCAGTCCAAGTTGATCCGTTGTTTGTACTAATAGAAGTATCTGTAGCACTTCCGCTTGATATTGCAATCCACTTATCAGATTTATACGCAACGTCAATCCAGGTTGTACCAGCTGGGTTCGATAATGTAACATTGGTCCAACTTTGGCCGTTATTAGATGATTTTCCTGCTGTTGTTGAGATACCTGATTGGAACGCCATAGCATAAGACGTTCCTCGATATGCTTTTACATTATCCCAAGATCCTGTAATGTCTCCCGTTGCTGTAGTCCACGAATCACCTTTGTTTGTTGAATAAGATATTACATCTGTTGTTGCTGCTATAAAATTAGAACCTGATGCTGTTATTGCAGTCATATTATGAGGTGCTGTTTTTTGTGCAGACGAAAATGCCGGTTCTGTTATAATAACTCTTGGTTCAATAGCATACTTTGTTGAAGTATTTAATATAGTTTCAATCTGATATCCTGGATATATATGTTCCCAACCTGCTGAACTATCACTTTCTCTTTCTATAGATGCAAGTTTTGTTACAGCATTGTAAGATGCAATTTTTCCATATTGTCCAACACCTGCTCCTGATAATATGAATATGCGTTGTCCTAAATATGCAGTCTCAGTTCCAGTAACATCAGCTGCTGATAATTGAATAGTAGTAGGTGTTCCAGTTTGAGCATTGTTTACTATATAAGTGTAATTAAGTCCACCAGCAGTACTTGAATCTCCTGGATCAGTTACTCGTATCTCTGATATTGCTCTGTCTCTTATATCTTCAAACGCAACACTAGCCCCGTAACCAGATCCTGTTAATGCAATAGCAGGCGATCCTGTGTAGCTTGTTCCTGCATTTGAATACCCAAATGCTAAAACACTTGCTCCTGTTGTTTCTACAATTTTTACTTGTGCTTCTTTAGATTGATTGTTTATAGTTCCTGTTTTTGCAGTTTCTGAAGGGTTAACTCCTTCTGCAACGGATCCAAAATCTCCATAGGAGTTGTTACCGTTAGTAGCTCTTAATCGTCCGCCATTCTCTGATAGATATCCAACATGACAGTAATATGTAAACACTGATACAAGTTCTGATACTCCGTTAAACTTTGCCCAATAACCAATACCATCTGTTAATACTTGTGTAAAGTCGTTAGCTACTACAGATTTATATCCGCCATTATGCAAAGATCCGTCAATTTTTAATCCAACACATCCTGTACCAAACGTTGATACGTTTTGTATGTACGGAGACTTACTTATAATATGCACAGTTGTATCTGCTGGGCCTGTTCCTGGATCTAAACTTACATATGCTCCACCTGTTGGGCGTCTTGTCCCAAATGAATTTAATGCACCTAGTGTCCCCGTAAGTCCGTTTAATGATAAATTTCTTAATCCACAACCGTTTCTTACATAAAACATGTTACTAGATTCATATCCTTCTTTTGGAAATATTGAAGTGCTTCTTAACTCGTCGCCTACAATAGCGACATCAGCTGGAATACTAATTGGAAGAATTTCTTCGTACATTCCTGTTTTAACAAATACAGTTGCCGGAGCTCTTGCTGCTAAATTAGCTTGAATATAATCACATGCATATTTTATTGTTTTAAACGGTGCGCCTTCGGTAGTGCCGCTTGTAGTTACGTCCTGACCGTTTTCTACTGACACATAAAATACTTTTGGTAAAGCACCAAAGTCACTCCATTGCGGTAATGTTCCTGTTGCAAGTGTTGCATCAAAAGGATTATTAGATTTAAGAACCATACCAGCTGATCTAATAGCTAATCTTTCATCTGCCATAGAACTATCTACTTCAGAATTAGTTGTTCTTAAGTCTCCTCGTTCTGTTAGTACGTTAGTTTCTTCACCTTGAATTAATAAAGTCCAAAATTGTTCTTGTTCATACGGTATGTCTAAATCTGGCCTTGATCCAGAAGCTGTTGATAAGTGTTGCTTTGAACACAAATATGCCGAACCAGCAAATAACACCACGTCCATTTTTTCATATTGTGTATTGTCGTTCCATTCAGCTCTATTATGACGACCTGTAACTAATACTTGCCAGTATGCAGACCCGTCTGGACTAGCACCCTCATGTGAATCAGTTACGCAGATATACAAATATCCATTTAATGTAACAACGTCACCAGTGCTATAATCGTATTCTGTACTATCTTCAGCCCATTCACCTAAGTGCTTATATCCTGCTTTTAATAGTTCCCAGTTTGCTCCTGCGGCATCTTGTTCTATTCCATATGCACTTGGCACCGAGCCTTGATGGTTAGTTAATGCTGTATATACATAACCGCCATATAATACTATATCTCCTGAGGCGTAGTTTCTTTGATAATCCCATACTGTTTCGTATTCTAATCCTGGAAGCCAGATGGTCCATCTATTAGTTGCATCACTTGGGCCACGTTCATCGTATGAAAATTGTAGTTCGCTCGACGTATGTTCTAATACACATTTCCATAAAGACGGTCCATATTTAATAACATCATTTAGTCTATAACGGGTTGATACTACCCATTCGCCCTTATATTCAATGCCAGAGTTTACAATATCCCAATATGAATATTCAGCGTCTATATAATCTTCAGCACTAGTATGACCTTGATTAGCTCTATAAAGTATACCATTATATCTTACAACATCTGAAACTTTATATCGAGTTGAAACTGTCCAATCTCCAATCCAATGATCTGATTTTGTTACTTGTGACCAATAAGACTGGTCGTTTTCTAAGCCAAGGGCCAATGTAGCAGACGATACGTGTTTAGTGTTTACTACGTATACATATCCGTTATATCTTACAACATCGCCTATATTATAATCAGTACTTATAGCCCAGTTATGTAACCAGTTAGTAACTTTAGATACAATTTCCCATTTACTGTTATCAGCAACTAATCCTAATAAGTTTGTAGCAGCAGATGTGTGTGGAGTTAAACATCTATACACATATGCATTAAATTTAACAATGTTTCCTACATCATAATATGTACTAGGTAACCATTGATTTTTCCATACATAACCATCTTGCATCAACACCCACTTAGGTGCAGCATCATTTAAATCAGTATAAAAACTTGCAGCTGATGTGTGTCCTATTAAACAAACATATGCTTTACCTTGATAGACAATGAAATCGTCTTTGATGTATACCGTTGTTCCTGTCCAAATATTCTTCCAACGAAACCTAATTCTATCAATTCTAAAATCTGCCATTATATTATCCCATTATTAGATGACGAACCATCATCGTATGTCCAACTTTGATTCACTCTTGCTACTAATTCGCCTTCAGAGTTTACATAGTAATAAATATTTTTATCATCCCAGCGAAATTGTTCGTAATTTAAATTTTCATAAATTAATTCGTGAGCAACATCTCTACCTTCAAAAAAGTCTTGTCCTTCAGAAAAATCTGGATAATTTGCTGTTGGATCGCCGGGCACATTCAATGTTAAGGAATCTTCAGTTTTTAACTGATCAACCTTTCCAATAAATAATTCTCCTTCGTCGGTTCTTCTTAATCCATAAAAGAATCTATTTTGAACTGCGGCGTTAATGTGGTCTTGACTAGTGCCTATATAATTTCCCATAACTATTCCTTATACAATATCTACATAACTGATTATAACATCCATACTATCAGTTTCGTTTGATTTAAACGAAATAACGTTAGTTGGTGCTAAGATTATTTTTTCTGCTGGGCCTAATGGCTTTAAACTTGAGTTGGGTGGAATCATAACATCTTTTAAATAATATCCATCAACACTAGTATCGTCATGTATTAATACACTAACAAAGATATTAGATTGAGTAAGGTTAGTCATACTAATTCCAATAATTGTTGCACGAGTTGATGCATCTGTTGTAATTCCAGGTACTTGTAGTACACCTACGTCTTTTAATACTTTACTTCTAAAAAATGTTGCCATCGTATCCTATCCTAAACTTAACACTAATTCTAGTGCAATTGATTCTGCGTCTGCTGTAGTTATACCTGAAGCAGAACCTGCTACTGACACCCAACTTGTTCCGTCAAATATTTCAACACGATTATCTGCTGTGTTAAGTCTCATCATTCCTGTTTCACTGTTTACAAAAGCAGGTCTTTGTAATGAAGTTCCGTGTGGAATAACAAATCCTGCTGTTCCTGAAAACTTTACATAACCAGTTCCGGTTGTATTAAATTGTGTTACACTATTGTTAACTTCGTTTGTTATAATATTATCTTTAATACTAATTGTATTATTAAAAAGTGTTTTTCCTGTACCGCCTGGAACTATTGATACGTTTGTATCTGTTGCCGAACTAATTGTGTTTCCGTCTATTGTAATATTGTCAACTGTTACTTGCGGTGCATTTAATCTTGTACTATTAATGTCTACAATAGTTGCTCCAGCAACATTAAATCTTATAATATCATCATTTGCTCCGGGTGTCAGTTCAGCAGTAACATTAGTGTTACCATCTAAATCTTGCACTCCGTTTAAAACAAGCCAGTTTGCTCCATTATACCCTTCAAATACATTTAATTCGTTATTGTATCTTGTATAACCAGCTACAGGAGTAGGTCGTTGTGCAGTTGTACCTGATGGTAATTTAACTGCTCCTGTTGAATCTATTACTACGTTTGATCCAGCAGCCGGAGTAAGAGTTAAATTACTTGCAGAACTTATTGTACTTCCGTTAATACTAATGTCTTCAATTACAATTGATCCAGCGCCGTTTGCTCTTAATTCTAAGTTTGCATTTGATGCTGACGAAGTTATAAAGTTATCACGGATCTGTACATCACCAATATTAGCTTCAGTAGTAACTACATCATTAATCCAAGAATTATTCCATCTTTTAGCTACTGTTCCTAAATTATATGTATTAGTAACATCGGGTACTAAATCACTTGCAATCTCTGCATTAATTGTAATTGAATCTGTATCGTCGTCGCCAAGTGTAATGTTACCGTCTGCTGTAATATTTCCAGTTACGTGTACACTTCCGTCAACATTTAAATTTGAATGTATATTAACAGCACCAGTTCCATTTGCTCTTAATTCTAAGTTTGCATTAGAAGCATTTGTTGTAATTGTATTACCTTCAATGTCAATTGAATCAATTCTTAATTTGTTTTGGTATACAACATTGTCTAGTGTGCCTAAATTTAGATAAGGATTATTTGTGCTAATAGTATTATTAGCAAAAGATATATCTGAAAGTGTTGCAGTAGTTGCAACTAAATTGGTTGTTTTTGTAGTTCCGTTTACATCTAACTCATATTGAGGTGAACTTGTTTTAACGCCAAGACGTGAATTGTTTACATCTAGATATAATAGGTTCGTTTCAAAAGCTAAATCAATTCCATTACGGACTAAATTTGACTTCAAAAGCGGACCGGATATGCGACCAACAGCCATCTTTTTTTCCTCAATACGGGGATCCTGTCCCTCTAGCCTAAATTTTCACCCTTACGGTTCTTTGCTGGCTAACCACAGTTTGTTAATAAAACACTGGTCATGTCTTACTATTAATATTTATCGTTTTTAAATATTATTATCCAAGAAGTATTGTATATTGAAGTAAAAGATCATCATAATCTGCTCTAGAAATAACGCCACCAGTTCCTGCAGAACTAATATAACTACTTCCGTTATACGTTTCCATTTGCTCTAGTACTCCGTTCCAGCGAGTATCTCCAAGTTGAGGAGATGCTGGACGGTTTGCGGTTGTGCCTGTTGGAATTGTAACGGCATAAGAGCTAGGAATCTTTGTTGAACCTTGACCTGTTACAGCAAATTCTATTATGTTATTGTCACTTTTAATTTGTTGTGTACCAACAGTTTCGCCTATGAATAAATTGTCAATTTTTACTGATTTATTTGATACATTTCCAGCTGGTGCTAATATTAAATCAGTATCTGTTGCTGTACTAATAATACTACCATCAACATTAATATTATCTACTTGTAGGCCATGTACTGTTATTCCTGTGGCTGTAACTGTTCCTATTACTGTATTGTTTACTGTAAGCGGCACAGTATCGTTAGTAGGATGTGCTACTATATTTGTTAATTCATTACTTGAATAAACTCCGCCAAGTATAGTATTTCCGTTATAGTAACCTTCAAATCTTGAAGTTGTTGTATTAAATCTTACTCCTAAGTTAACATTAGGACGCTGTACAGTTGTACCACTTGGTAACTTTAGAGCAGAAGTTGTCGAAATTATAGTGTTATGCGAATTAGATAATTCAAAAACGTATACAACACCTGCTGCGTCTTGGCTTATAGATCCATCAACATTTCGTCTATCTTCATAAGGTGAACTAGCAATAATATAGTTGTCTGATATTGCAACACCATTTGTTTGGTAACCACTAAAAAAATCACTAGCACTTGTACCACCAGGATTTCCTTCTGGATCATTAGGGTTATTAATTGTTGTTAGTAGTCCGCCAGTTGTGACATCAAAGATATATGCTTTACCTGAATTAGTACCACCGGCATCATCTTCGAGACCCGCGCCGACAATTGCATAGTTACCAGATATAGCAACCGAACCACCAAACTGGTCATTGTAACTAGTGCCATATGCATTTGGGTTATCTAGTGTATGTACTAGAGCACCTGAGGTTACATTGAATATGTATGCTTTACCTGAAGTAAATCCACCGGCATCATCTTCTTGCCAAGAACTAACAATAGCCGAGTTACCGCTTATTGCTACTCGCTGACCAAAATAATCACCTGCACTTGTACCATATGCATTTGGATTATCTAGTGTGTGTAATAATGCCCCTGAGGTTACATTAAAGATATATGCTTTACCTGAACGAAATAAAGTTGGGCTATCATATTCATATGAAGCGCCAACTATAGCCGAGTTACCAGATATAGCAACTGAGTTACCAAATCTATCATTGTAACTAGTGCCATATGCAGTTGGATTATCTAGTGTATGTAATAGAGCACCTGTGGTTACATTAAAGATATATGCTTTACCTGATGCACTACCACCTGCATCATCTTCATATAGAGCACTAACAATAGCCGAGTTACCGTCTATATCAACTGAGTAACCAAAGTTATCATATACACTTGTATCATAGGCATTTGGGTTATCTAATGTATGTAGTAAAGTTATATCTGACCAATCTCCTGTTGTTGTTTTATAGATATATGCTCTACCTGAATCATTATTAACACCATCATCGTAAGTCTGGTCACCAATAATAAGGTAATTGCTATCCATAGATACGCTATATCCTCTTTGATTGATATTAGTAACAATTGCTCCAGTAATAATATTATAAATAACCCAAGTGGCAATTTGTCCATCCCAAACTATAGTATAATTTCCTGACGCAGCTAGGGTCATTCCTAGCCTGACATAAGCCGCTGTGTTTACGGGATATAATGTTTTGGTTAATGTAGCAGCCCACTGCATTGGAGGAACAGTTAATGTAAGATCATTTCCTGTAGATGTAGATATTACGTTAGTTGCAAATTCCAAGTCTTCAAGTTTTACATTTCCACTAGCGTTACCTATAAGGTCTAAATTAGAATTAGATGTTAGTGTTGATATTGTATTAGTGTCAACTCGTATGTTAGGAATTTCTAACGATGCACCATTTAATCTAAATGAATATATATTATCCCATTTATTATTAGCTGATCCTAAATTAGAAGTATCAGTAACATCTGGTGTTAAGTCACTAGTCATATCAGTATTAAAATCAATAGTATCTGAAGAGTTATCTCCAATAGTAATACTTCCGCCCATTGTTATAGTAGAAGGCGTATCTAAGTTTCCAAATACTTTCATATCTGATAATACATCAACTATTCCTGTACCGTTTGGTGTTAAATCAAAACTAGCATTACTATTAAACGTTGAGATAGTATTATCAGTAATTCTAATATTATCTGTTTCTATAGTTGATGCAACTATAGCTTCTGCAGCATTAAAGTTAATGTCACCAGTTGATACATTTAGATTTGATCCAGATAATGTATAATTTGCAATAGATTGATTTGTAGTAGGAGCAAGTAAGCCTGTTGTCCTTAGTGTACTATCAATGAGGTCTAAATCAGTTCCAGGTGCATCTTTATTAACACCTAATCGATTGTTAGCTACATCAAAGAATAAAAGAGGAGTGTCAGCCGATTGGTTACGGAAGTTTAAATCAACTCCGTTTCGGACTAGGTTTTCTTGTAGTAATGGACCTGAAATTCTACCTAAACTCATATACTGTATCTCCTATACAGTATTTATAGGTTTACTTGTCGAAGTTATGTAAGGCTGTTACTGGTTTACCTGCATCTGGTGCACCTGTAAATACCAAGTAATAACCTGTTATCCTTGCAGTGCCTGTGCCTGTACCTACACCAGTTGCTGTAAAGACGGTATTTGCTGTGCTATCTGCAGAACCAATTAATGTAAAGTCTGTATTGCCGGGGACAACAATTTTATATTCTACACCAATAGAAAAAGATCCTGCTGTAACTTCAGATCCGCTGCCTACTGCTGCTGCTGGATTTTGTGCTAGAGTATAGTTTGTAGTTGCTAATTGAAATACGTTTTCAACAAGCACTAATACATTTTGTGCTGCTGCTGGCGCCGGCGCATTAACATCTCCTGATGCTAATGGACCAAATACTACAGCCGTAGCATCTCCATTGCCTAAACTTTGTTGAGTAATTCCTGCAGGAAACGGTTCAGCATATCTTAATACTCTCCAAGCTGAATTTTCGTAACCTTCAAATTTATTTGATGTAGAATTATACCTAAGTTGGCCGTTTGTGGGTGTTGTTGGACGCTGTGATGTTGTACCATACGGAACACGTAATGAATTAGTGCTGTCGGCAATTAATTGATCTAATGTATCAACCTGTAAACCTCTACCGTATATGTTACGTGAGTTAGTATTTTGTCCTTTTAATAACCGCATCTTAAACTTCCATGTAGCTTATAGTACTTGCTAAGTCTGTAAGGCCACCACCTAAATCAGGAGAAGCTATAAAACTAATCTTGTCGCCAGCTTCTAAAATAATTCTTTCAGAGTCAAACGTAAATGTTTCTCCTGCAGGCAATTCTAATTCTTTAACAACTGTAGTTACTGCGTTAGCTAAAGGATCGCCTGACGGAATTAAATGCATTGTAAACTTTGCACCGCGAGTTGACGCACTGCCTCCAACTGGGCTATATGTATTACAAACTAATATATTTGTAATTGCATATTGTTTGCTAGCCGGAACTGTGAGTGCATCTAGCTGTGTTAGTGTTAATTGATTATTTGTAATCGCCATTTTTATTTCCTTTTAGAATACCATACTAAAGACTAATGCTTTTCTTTTACTTATTAATTCATCTTGCCTATTGCTTTTATTAATGAAAAACAATCCAGTTCCGCCATTAGACATTGTCTTAGAATAAAGTTTTATACCTTCACCTGGTGCTGTTGGATCTGTTGCAACATCGTCTTCGCCTGGCGTTTCTGTCAATTCTAGTGTATCTTTTATTTTTACCGAACCAGTTCCTGGTGATCCTAATATTAAATCAACATTACTTGATGTAGTTGAAATTTCATTATCTTGAAGTTTTAAATCAAATACTTCAAATCTATTAGCAAATAAGTTAGCAGTTGCAACACCGTTAATATCAAGTTGTATATTACTTTCAGTCCCGGTTACACTAAAGTCATGTGCTTCAACCGAAGTATCAGATTCTTGCAATCTTGCTGGAACTGATCCTGTTGATAATGCATAAACTACATAATCTACTAATGCTTTTGTATTTGGAATAATATCGTCATCAATAACAACTCCGCTTCCGCCATCAGTTACTACACTTCCAGAATACGTAAACACTCGTTGTTCATAATTAGTTGTATTTGTTACTGATAATACGCCGGTTCCGGGATTTAAATATAAGTTAGCATCAGAAAACATTCCTGTTGCTTTAATAGGAACAGTTGTTGTACCTTGTTCAAAAGTCCAAGTACCTGTTCCTGATGTTCCTCCAAGTGTCCAAGCAAGCTGTTCATCATATATCATGAATGCATTACTTACTGAGCCTCTTTCAATTTCAATACCACTTCGGTAATTAAGAGCGGCAGGAATTCCTGCTGCGATATTATCCTTAGAAAGAACAATAATATTATCAGCAACAGTTACTACAGTAGAATTTATTGTTGAAGTATCTCCTTTAACTTCTAAATCTCCTGTAATTATAACTTTTCCAGTGCCGTTTAATGCACCGTCAGTTGTGTCTAAGGTGATCTCTCCACCTTCTTTTACTGAAATGTTATAATCACCATTACCAATTCTTAAATACTTTGACATTCTTAATCCCTAGTTAATAGGGGAATTTCTCCCCCTATTTAATTTAGATAGCTGTTATTCTAATTAATGATTGTGTTGAATCATCTTCAACTGCCCACGAGTAACGATTACCGTCCCAGTCAATTGCTGTTCTGTTAAACATCTTTTTAAGAATAGTTGCAGCACCGCCTGGAGTAAGTGCTACTAATGAAGCTTCTCCTTCAGCGTTTGGTGCAGTTTCATTTACAAGTCTGCAAATTGTAGCTGTTCCTGCTGTACTATCGCAGTTAAACTTATTTGTTCCACGTTGTGTTAAAATCCAACCTTCGCGAGTAGCTGTACCGTCGTGGTATCTAATTGCAATTGTTGGTTGAGTGTTATTTCCTACTTCACCGAAGTATCTTTTATTAATTGGGCGTCCCATAATTTTCTCCTTGTTTTTATGTGCCGTTCTAAGGACTACGCGGCATGTCCCGCATAAGTCTAGTGACATAAGTATTTATCTACTTAGACAAAACGTTATGAAAATATATAGTCATAAAAATAGGCCCCGGAGGGCCTATTTTCGTTACTTATAAAAAGTATCTATTAGCTAAAGCTAACGTTACCTGAAGTAATTGCAACGTTACCTAAGTAATCTGCTGCGTTACCAAGTGACGATGCTGAGTTAGACAATTCAACGTAACCATAACGTGTCATAAATGATACGACTGGCTCGAATGAACTTGGATCTAACACTACACCACTGCTCATCAATGGAATGTATGGGCAGTAAAATGCAGCTGCATCTGATTCACTAGTACCTTTGTAACCAATAAGCACAGGTGCGTTATCAGCAGCATATGTGTTAACATATACTTTCATAGCACTGTTCAAAGTTCCAACCATCTTAGTGTTAGTTGGTGCTTCAAAAGTACCTTCAGTAGTACGAGCAAATGCTGAAGTAGTAGCACTTTGTAGGATTGTTAGTGCAAAAGGACTAACAACAGCCCAGTTACCTGCGCCTCTACGTGTACGTTGAGCAATCAAGTTTGATACTCTGTTGATTTGAACTGCAAGAGCTGCATGCTCATCACCAACAAAAGTAGCTGTACCGGATACTGCAGCTTGATCATAAGTTTGTGCAGCTGTTCCACTAAGTGTAACTAGGCTGTTTAGAACTTCCTGATCAATTTCAGCAGTAATTTCTTGAGCCAAAGCAGCCATAATTTCTGCTTCAACATCAATACCGTGCATTGATTGTGCATCTTGTGCCGCTTCAAAAGTCCAGCGAGCTGATAGCTTACGTGACTTAGCTTCAACAGTTTGCTTCATGATTTGGATGGACATTTTACGTCCAGCTGAACCTTCTAAAGAAGCTGTTGAGTCTGCTACACCAGCTGGATCTGTTCCAGTACCGGAATAAGCAGTTGCAATGTTGAACGGGCTTAATGCCTCAGCGCCTGCAATGGCGTTGTCGTTTGTTTCCGCATAACGAACGCGAAGTGTGTGGATCTGACCCACGGGACCTGTCATAGGTTGTACGCCTACCAATTCGTTAGCTATAACGGTTGGCATCACACGTCTGATGACTGGAAGAATAACACGGTTAAGTGTTGCGATATTACCGGCGGAAGTTGCACCAGTGCCTGCTGTTTCTGCCAAGTACTTGCGAGTATTCTCGAGTGTACTTGCCATAACTGCTTTCTTTGTGCCGTTAAGGCCTTCAAGTAATGCACTTTTGGTTTCCTGCCAGCGACTTTCTAGTAGTTCTGACATAATTATCTCCTTATTTAATTCCAGCAAGACGTTTGATGTCAATTACGTTTGACTCGTCTACTGATTTACTAGTTTGAACTGTTTCTCTGTTGCCTGTGATTTCTGTGCCTTCTGTAAGTTTCGCCTTTTTAGCTTTCTCTGGTGCATCGCCGTCAATAACTGTTGGCAAATATTTCTCAAACTGAGATTGTAATCTATTAGTTTGAACTGATTCCAGTAAGTCTTTCATAATACCTTGCTGTTGGTTGCTCAACGGAGCAACTAAACTATGCATAATTTCTGAACGCTTTGCAGTTTCAATCAATTGTTTCTTTTCAATTTCTTGTGCTTCTACAATTTTCTTTGCTTTAACAGCAAATGCTTTTGCTTCAGCTAACTGCTTATCTTTAACATTAACAACATTTAATAGCTTGGAAGTTTCTGATTTCTCATTTAAATAACTTCCTTGATATTCATTTGCAAATGCTTCAAACAATTTACGTCCAAAGTCGTTTTTACGTGCAGTATCAATATCTTCTTTAAGTGCAGTGATTTCACCACGTAGGGCTTTATCAACTGTAGTAGATACTAATTTTGCACTTCTTTGAACAAAGTTTTCTTTAACTGTATTCAAGTGCGTCTTAGCATTTTTAATAAGTTTTACCTTAGTTTCTGCTAAGTCTTTTTTATCTTCGTGAAACTCAGATATTTCGTTTGCTAGTGCGTCAACTATAAACTCTTCAAGTTTTGAAAAATTATTAGCCATAACTTTTTGTTCTTCGTGTAGTTCAGTCACTTCTTTTTTAAGTGATTCCATTACAAAACCTTTAAGTACCGTTGCGTTTTGGCGCATTGCTACTCCATATTTTGCTTTAGCTTCAGCTAACTGTTTGCGGTCGTCTGCAAATTCAGTTAATTCTTCTGATAATCTCTCAGAAATTAAACTATCAATAGCTTCAACCATAGTTGACTTATCGTGTTCATACTTCTGAGCAAATTCTTCACGGAGTTCGGCAGTGGCTGCAAGTTTATTTTCTTTAATCTTTGCATTCCATGCTTCTTCTAGTTCTTTACGCATGTCTTCTGAAACTACATCATTTTCAAAAAGTGTTTTAAGTGCTTCCAACATGTTTTTTTCTCCTTTTATTGGAGTCTACTGATCAGATTGATCAGAGATTCTTTTAAATATTTTTGTGCCTTAGGGTCGTGTTTGGTTGCCTGTGCTAACTGGTATGCCTTTAATCCACCACGTGCATTCATTAATGTTTCATACACTGGAGTTGGATAAGCACCAGGGGCGCTAGGCTGAGCCACAACGTCCACGGTGATTATTTCAAAGTCGGAAACGTTACCGCTTCCATCTTCTGATACATTGCCACTTCCTCGCGATGAAACTCCTAGTTTAACTCCGCTTTCAAGCATTGTTTTAACTAAGATTCCCATCGGAGTCGGTAGTATTTTTAATTTTCCATAACCATTTGGGCCATCCATCCACATTTCTGTAATCATATGGCTTACGCGGTCTAAGTTAATATTAAGTCCTTCTGGATGATCAACTTCACCGAGAACACTATATCCTCCTGCACATTGATCGTTGAGAGTTTTGACAGCCCTACCAATTTCGTTTACAGGGTACATACGCTGATTAGCGTTGCGTACTCCGCCTTGTATACAAATACCTTTCATATACAAGTCTTTTCCTTCATTGGCAGACTCAACGACTATATTAGCCTGGTCGAATGTCAGCACCTCAGATAAATTTTGCATCCATTAATCCTTAATTAGCCGATAACAGGTTTTTTGTTAGCAGCAGTATCGCCTTGGCCTTTCTTTTCAGCGCCGTGGCCTTTAGCATTTGGTGTCATTGACTTAGAAGCTTTCCCTCCAGGTACATTTACATTTTTAGTGTTCATGTCTTTTGGATTTTGATCGCTTAGTGCTGAACCTTTTAAGTTACCCTTATTAGATTCTACGCCAGCCTCTGTACCACTTTGTACTAAGTTTGAAGCAGTTCCGCCCATGTTGTTAGCTCCAGCTACAGTTGACTTGGTATTTGCACCGCTGTCTCCCATTTTTGCTGGTGATATTTTTTCAACATATTCACGCATCTGCTCAGTTGCAGTTAAATCATCTTTTGATTCTTCTTCAACTTCTTCATCTGATGCTTCAAAATTGTATGACTCTTCTTCTGGCTCTTCTTCTGGACCAATTTCTGTATCATCAACTTCTTCACCATCATCATCTGGCATGTCTGATAAATCACCATCAGTGTCTTCACCTTCTTCACCTGCCATTAATTCTTCAAATTCTGATTTAAGTTCGTCTAAAGCGTCTTCAAGATCAGCAACTCTATCTTCTACGTCGCCTTCACCTTCACCTTCGCCTTCTTCGTCGCCCATGTCAGCAATATCGCTCATCATGCCGTCTGTTGGATCTTCGCCGCCCATTGCTGGACCGTCATCAAGATCGTCTTCACCTTCGACTTCAAATTCGTCTAGGTTAAAATCTTCGTCAAGTTCTTCATCATCATCATCATCTTCATCATGAGATGTTTCATCAACTTCTTCATCATCAGAATCTTCATCAACTTCTTCATCAGAAGCTTCATCAACTTCTTCGTCGTCAATTTCATCTTCTAAAAGATTTTCATAAATTTCACGTGATTTCTCTACTACAATAGTATGGAAAAGATCTTCTGCTGCAACTTTGTCTCCGTTGACTAAGTGTTCAAGCATATCTTCGAATTTTTTTGTATCTGCCATTTTAATCTCCTATAAAGTGTTTACCTATGGTAAGGCTGTCAATTGTATTTACACAATACTGTAAAATACTGGGAGAAACAGGCTCAAAACGGCTAATTTTTAAAACTTTTACTTAATTTGTAAAAATTTTAATAAAATCAGTTATTTGCATAGTACTATAATTACTAAAAATATTTAGTTCTTCTGGATTATAATTATCTTGTGCTATAACTCGAATATAGTTTATTTTAGGATTTTCTCTAACAACGGTTACTGTTTGTTTAAGCCAATTGCCGTGATACGTTGCACCGTCTAATGATTTTTTATAATTTTCAGTATCTGCATATATGTTATTAAACTTATCTCCTGTATCTTTTCCTTTAAAATCAAAGCCTAGTATGAATACTTGTAAGGGAGAATGGCTGCTTGCAAGCCACAATGCTGTAGGACCACTACTCCATCCTTTACTAGGTTGAAAAAGATTAAGATGAGACATACTACTATATGCCTTGTTTGGATTAGTCCAAACTTGTGAATTTTTATATTGATATTTGTGTTTGTTAATTTCTAAAATCATTTTAACATCAACAGCTACTAAGTAGTCAGGATCAAATTCTCTGTACAGTGCATTACAGCCAAATATTTTTCCGTAAGGCTTTAAATTGTTAAGGTTGACAGGTTGCCTACTTAGGCCATTGCCCAAAACAAAGAATGTTTGACTATTATTGGATGATGTGTTAATTACTCTAGGTGTAATAACTTTAATAGATTTAGCTGCTCGTTTTTCAGCTTTTTCTATTTGTTTTTTTTCTTTTAATTTACGCCATTGGTCTTTTGTGTAATCAGCTTTGTTTAGTTTCGCCATTAATCTTAAACACCTGCTGCAGCCGCCTGTGCCGCTAGGCCGTACATTTGTCTTACAATGTCTAACTCTTTAGACTTTTCTGTTTTATGAAGTTCAGCACCTTTTCGAGCTCTGTTAATTTGCGATAATGTTAATCGAGTTTTTCTAGTATCGTCGGGTTCTACAATTGACTGATCAAATTCCGGGTCATAACGATTGTCCTCAATTGGATCAAGTGTTTGTTTGTCAAAATAAAATAATTCACGTAGTATCATACTATTATTTATGCCGTTGGGGGAGTTGGTGCTCCGGCGCCAGGCACCTCTCCTGTTACTGTGTCTGGTGGAGTGTCTGCGCCACCGTCTTCTGGTGATAGATCAGTATCAAGTATATCTTCTGCACCCTCAATATCAGCACTAATACCTGCACTACTAATTCCAACGCTTCTCATTTCACCGCTGGCATCGCCTACTGGTGCTGTTAAGTTTTCGTCATTTTCTTCTTTCCAAAGTCTTTCATTTTCTGCAATCTCTTCTTTAGATAGACCCAAGAAACGTTCTAGTGCAAATCTATTAGACACATAAGGTATAGCACTCATTTGTGTAAACGTTGGTACACGAGCATTATCTAATTCTGATTGCCTGTATGCTGCAAAATTTTGCGGTGGTTGAAATTTTAAATCAAACATTGACGTATCAATGTTTATTCCTTTGTCTAATAGATATAATTTAAATTCTTTATCAAATGTTTCTGTTACAAGTCCTTGTAACCGTTCGCAATATTTGTTAAATCTTAATTCTTGAATAAATGCTGTTCCGACTCTTCCGTCATTGTAAGAACTAGCTGCATCATCAGCCCCGGTTGGTAAGTAGCTGCTAGGGATTCGTAAACCACGTACGAGCTTATTAGTAAAATATCTAAGGTCATCAATTTCTCCAAGGTTAGTTCCACCTGGTAGTGTTTCAACTTTTGAACCACGTCCTTCAGCAGTTTGTGGAAAGAAATAATCTTCGTTAATTGATAACGGATTATAACTACTATCAATTACATTGGTGCCTCCGCCAGTTGCACTAGGAATACGTCTTTGATGTATTTCTGTTTTTACTCTCTCAACAAAGTTCATTGCTAAGTGACTTGGCATATTACCTACGTCAACGTAAAATACTCTACGTTCTGGAGCTCGTTGCACACGATAGATAATAATAGCATCTTCAAGTAATTCTTTTTGTTTGTATACTTTAAAAATTCCTTCAAGCAAACTGTTACCGAAAGGATAATTGTTATCTAAGCCCTCTGACAAACTTAAATGTATAATATGTTCAGCGTTAACAGCAATCTCGCCGTCACTTGTTTGATATCTTGACCCTGCTTGTGCTGGAGGTTGTCCAGCCATTCCTCTTGCGCCACCTGTTTGATATCCAGAACCACCACCAGTTATATTACCATTAGTAATATGAGGAGTAGTTGCTACCATATCAACAAAATTAAAATTCATATCTTTAATAATATATTGTTCAGGTACTTTGCCTTCACTTTCGTTTACAATAATACGTGTTAGTTTTGCAGGATCAACATGAAACCATTTTTTAGTTTCTGGATCTCTAATAAACAATGCATCGCCGTACTTAAATACGTTTCTTATTATTCTAAACATGCGAGTTTGAAAGTTTTGTAATTTACTCCATTGCCTTAAGTACTGTCCTAAGATAGTTACTTCACTATTAGTTGCACTTTTATTAAATTCAAATTTAAAGTTAGTAGTATTTTCTTTATTTTCTTGAGCACAAAATTCTGCAAGGATATCAAGTGCTGCACAAACTTCTGAATCGTTATCCATTGTGTTATATTGACCATACCTATCAACACGATTTGGACTACCTACATACACATCTGGAAGATATGAACTATAATTAGACTTAGCTGGTCCTGGTTGCGACCCTGAACTTCTATTACTAAATGGCGAGTAACTACCGCTCATGTTATCTTCTGTTGTTACTGGGGTAAAGTATTTTTTCCAACTCATTAGCTTAATCCTGCTCTACTAAATGCGTTACCTATTCCGCCCAAATTCTTTGTAACTTTAGTCATATTTTTCTGTTCTATTAATTGACTGCCAACTCCTGAAGCTGTTCTTTCCATTGCATCTCTCATACTTGTAAATATTTCAGGATCAAATCCTAAACGTGCTAATGCGCCATCACCGGAAGTTTGGGCACTTATTGCTTCCATTGCTTTAGAAATTTGTTTATTCATTTCTTCTGTTATGTTTCCTTGACCTTTATCTGCTCTTACTGTATTTATTGCAGCCTTACTGCTTACTGCACCGTTCCTGAGAGGAGAACTAAAGTCATCTACTTGCGCCATGCTTGGTTTGCCTAGTGCTGCAACGTTCCTCTGAGTAGAACTACTAAAGTCATCTACTTGCGCCATGCTTGCTTTTGGTGAAGCAGAAGGTGCTTTTGATGTAGGTGTTTTATTAGTAGCTTGAGAAACTGAAACCTTTTGACTTTGGCCACCAAATATTTTGTCAAATTTGCTCATTATGAGTGATTGATTTTTACTTAAAGATTTAATAGTTGCATCATACTGACCAGCTTCTTTTATAGGAACTACTGATTCCCAATTGTGTAGTTTAACTAATGATTCTTTGCCCCAATTTTCAGCAGTTGAGGCTAATGTTTGAAGTCCAGCCGCTGCACTATCAACACCTGGTGAACCTGTTCTTCTATCAGGAGCGTTAGATTCTGTACCAACTCCACCGCTTTTCTCTCGAGCTTTAGGAGTAGGCAATGAAAACTCTTTACTTGAGCCAGTTAACTTAGCTCCTTTGTTTAAGGCCTCTATTAATTTTTTAGTATTGTCTTCTGTTTGTGGACCGTCTCGAAGACTCTTAATATCTGCCTGTACTTTAGTAAGTTCTGCACCTTTTTCAGAATTTGGAGCTTTTAAAATAGCGGTTTGAATTTGTTTTAATAACTCGTTTGTATCATTAACTGGTGTAGCTGTCGACAAGCCAGCTATTTTTTCATTTCCAAGAGTTATAAGGGAGCCAACGCCTTTACTTAGATCTTCAACCATTTTAACAGCATTAAAATCTGTCTTTATTTGCTGCATCAATGGACCAAGCGTATCGTTATAAAACTGCTCTGTAACTTTTTGAACTTTAACAGCTGCTTGAACCATTGCTTCTTGTCCTCGCAATGCTGCATCTAATACTTGTCTGTCACCCTTTACTTCTTCTCCAGGTTTTGCTTTGCCACCTTGAGAATCTTGTTCTTCCATAGCTTTAGCTCGTTGTTTAGCAAATGCTTGTTGTGTTTGATAATCAGTCCAATTTTCTCGTGATGCTTGCGCCATTATTCCTATTTGAGATTCGGAAGTTTTTGCATAAGAGTCTGCAAGTGCTGCTGTGACACTATTTGTGCCTCCTAACATTGCAAGTTCTCTATTTGCCAGCTTGTCTTTTGCAGCGGCTGCAGATAAAGTGCCTTGTAGTCTTTGATATTCTTTTTGGTTGCCTGCATCTTGTGCGGCTTTCATTTGGTCCATGACTGCCATAGAATTTCCAAATGCACCAGCTAACGCTGCTTGGTCACTGCTTGGGAATCCTTGGATCATCATATCTTTAAACAAATCACCAATACCACTAGCATCTGCTTCTGATGCTGCGTTCTTTAGAGCTTGTTGCATGCCTGCTTCCATGCCCATAGTTTTTGCTCTGAAGTTTCCTTCTCTTGCTAATCCAGCTTGTTGTTTCTTCAGTTCGTCATTACTTTTACCAGTTAGCTTTGATAGTAAATCTAAGTCCTTAGCATATGCTGCTGTTCGTTCTTGTATGTCTGATGCTGATGCTGCATCTTTACGTCCAGACATCATTGCCATGCGTTGCGTTTCTATCATGGCTTCGCCGATTTCTTCGTGTGTTAATCCAATATTTCTAAGTTGCATACCATATTGGTTATTGCTCTTAGCCATATTGCCTAACGAGTTTAGAAATGTTGTTGCGCCACCTTGAACAGTATCACCAAAGCCTGCTAATAACTCGCTGTTTGCTGAAACTAAACCGGTCATCTTGTCTATTGACAATCCTGCTCTTGTAGAAGCAGTTAACATAGCAGTAATACTGCCACCAAAATGTACGCCAGACTTAGTTAATTTCTGATATTGTCCAACTTGTTGTTCTATAACACCGGAAACAGCGGCAATTTTCTCACCAAACTTGCCAGTGCTTTTAGCAAATGCTGTAAATGTAGGAATACCTAAACCTAGTGAAGTTGAGGCTGCAGCTAGTTTTTGTGCTGCTTCGAGCGTTTTTTTAGACGCTGCATCATTATTTGGTTTTGGTGTGTCTGGTGATCCGTCGTTAGGCATAATATTCCTCAAATTGTTTTTAGCCACATATACAAATTATGCATTTTTTGACTACTAAATACTTGTACTAATTATACTATTTAGCAAGGAAAAAATATGGCATCACCATTAACAAAGTACCAAAGACAACCAAAACAATCTATTGACCTACCAAGTAAGGGTAAATGGTACGCCCCAGGTACTTTAGAGTCATTCACTGAGTTAGAAGTTTACAGTATGACAGCTAGTGACGAGATTGCAACAAAAACACCAGACACATTACTAAGTGGTAATGCAACTGCTAGTGTTATCAAAAATTGTATTCCTAGTATTAAGAATCCATGGGAAATTCCTATGACAGATGTTTATACTATATTAAGTGCAATACGTATGGCCAGCTACGGCGATAGCATTAGTGTTAATAATACATGTACTGAGTGTAGTGAAGAAAACAAATATGATGTTGATTTACAAAATATGATTGGTCATTTTAGTGGCGGAGTGTTTATTGATGAATTTGAGCTCGATAATGTTAAATTTACATTAAGACCATTAAATTATAAAGAACTTAATGAAATTAATAAATTTAACTTTAAATGTCAGAGGAAGTTAGTACAGTCTATTCCATTAATGGAAGATGAAGATGTACAAGCCGAAGCAACACAACAAGTGTACGATGAATTAAATAATTTAAAAGTTAGTACAGTATCTACATCAGTTGCAACAATTGAAATTAACGGTGAAGTAGAAAAAAATCAAAATGCTATTTCAGAATTTTTAAAATCTTCAGAAAGCAAATTTTATAATAAAGTTGAAGAAATGTTAATAGAAAATAATCTAGCGTTTGCTGTACCTACAACAAAAACAACATGTTCAACTTGTGGACACGAAGCAGATTTAAATATAGAAATGGACTATTCAAATTTTTTCGCACAAGGCTAATTACTACACCCGATTCTGATCTCACAGAATTAGCCAAAGACTTTGAAACCGAGATTAAAGGTATAAAACACGAAGTGTATCAATTATGTTGGTACATGCGTGGTGGCGTTGATTCTTGGGTTTTATTACACGATACTGATTTAGAAGATTTTGAAATTATGAATAAAATAGTATTATCTAACATTGAGAACGCTAAAACTACAGGTATGCCTGTTATTTAATCAATTAAGCGAGTCAAGCGGATCTTTCTTGTTTAGATCCACTGGAATGTTTCTAGCATTAAACTTATCTTGAGCATCAACTTTTTCTTCATCAGCTATTGTTGCTAAACCCATATACTTACTCATTAGTTCTTCATAATTTAGATCAAACCAAGTATCAGCTAGATATCCTGCAAACGTGGTTGCTTTAAAATTAAAAAATCTTCCTGAACCAGCTGTAAGTTCCATAAAATCTGCAATCTTATTAACTAAACTTTCTGCTAGTGTAGGATTAAACGCTGTGTATGCCATGCCGACTGTGGTAGCAGCTGATCCATATTTAATGGCTTTGCCAACTAGGCCAAACCCTTTAGCAAGCATTTTCCCAAACCGAATTGCCCATTTTTTATCTACACCGCGTTCGTTATAATCTGCTACTATTCTATTTTTTCGTGTAGCAGCTATCCAAAATAATCCTGTAACAATTGCTTGTATTCCTCCGGCAGCTAGCCATGCTAGTGCATACACAGTAAACATTTCTCTAAGGGCTAAGATATCTTTATCATAGTCATCCTGACCGTAAGTGGTTCCGTCTTCTTTTATAAATCCTTGAGCATCATCATCTAATGAGTCACTCCAATTTAATTTTTTTACATACCAGTTTTTTAATGTTACAACTTGTATCCATAACATAACAGGACCTATAAAAGCAATTACCCGCAATCCTTTTGCAGTAAACATTTTAGCAACAAGACCACTAGTCTTTTTAAAGGCACCAAGTGCTACCCTAGGAACTTTTTGTCCTTTAGCTCGCATTTCTTCTTTAAATATAGCGTCTGATAGTTTAGTTCCTGTTTGAGCAAATTTTGCAGCACCTTCAGGATTTTTACTAGAAACGTTAAATTGTTGAATAGTATTTAACAGAGCAAGTTGATTAGGAAATGATATAGCTTTACGTTTAATAGCGTTTTTTAATTGTTCAGGTGATATTTTTGCAAAAAAAGATACGCCATTGGCCCTTAACCGGGGTTGCCACTTTCCATTAACCTTATCATGCACCGCCCATTTACCGTCTCTAGCATTGTAGACTGATTTCATTCTTTTGTCTGTTATAGTAGTTTCATCAGGGATATGGCTACCAGTAGGTTTGAATCTTTTCATAGATTTAGAGTCTGCCCAGTCTTTATAAGCAGATACACCAATATCAACAGCTACACCTAATAGGGCATTAACAGCAAGTCCTATTAAAATACTTGAGATAATTATCGCTTCATCTAAGCGTTGTTGTTCGTAATCGTTTTCAAATTGTATTACTTCTAAAACTTTCATTTGCGTTCCAATATTATTAACTAGTAGTATTTATGTCGGCTATATACATTAAATACTCTTACCATGAACAAACATTACACTATATATAAAAAATCACTATTAGATAGTTCTATAACAGAGCTCGGTACGATATACCAGTTTTGTCATGTTGAATCATCTATAAACTCATTCAAATATATATATCCAGATCACGAGTTGTATTACGAAACTATTGAAACATCAGATGTTAGGAAAGGCTTTGGCCGTGATCCTGAACTACATTAACGATTGTACTTGTTAGATATTGTATATCTAACAGAAATGAGCTAAAGCTCATTTAGTTTATCGCTAACGCTCAAACTAATTTATTTAATTTAATATAAAGAGCAATGTTACGTAGTAACATTGTAATTGCTTTATGTAGATTGTTTTAGTCAGACGGAACCTGTTACGGTTCCATCTAATCTCAAAAACTTTATGTGAGTAGTCACAGCCGAGATTCGGAAGTAGGTAATTTTTTATACACAAGTTTGATGGGCTCTAATCTTTCCCAACCTACATCGACATTATGTAACATAAAGGATACATTAAGCTAGTTAATGTACATTATATGTAACAATATTCCCCCGCTTCGTTCCTGTTGCTAAAGGGTTTTTACAAACTATGTTGTGTTTTTCGACTGCCAACATGCAATCTATATCAACCTGTAAGCCCAATTTGTTTGATGGCTTCCACACTCTGGTGTGTCGATCAATATGTACGTGTGCTTCTATACGAGAGCTTTTTCCACAGCGGAGTTACTAAACTGGCCCGCCAACCTTAAGTGTTGGTTTGTTTTGCCTGTATGTGGTATTCTAGTAATGCCTGTTTGAGTTTGTCTGATCCGCCGACTCTAACATTAATAATACCATTATAGTAATCATCTGTTTCAAGTACTCGCCTATCAAACTGCTCTCTTGCCTCTATGTAGGACATTTCGCCCCTACCTTTACATAGGTATAGTATTTCTCGTGTAAATTTATCTGCGCCTAGTGTTACAACGTCTGCGTTCAGTCTATCACTGGAGCCATAGTATTCTCTCCAGTCACTTTCTTTAGTTCCGCGACGTTTATTTTTCTTGCCTTTGAGTGGTGGCTTAGTAGTTTTAAACTTTGCTAGTTTCTTGCCTATGTATTTTTGACCTGTAGTGGTGTTGGTAATAAGATAAACAAAGCCTTCATACTCGTTTGGTATTTCGTCTATTGTGTTACCTTGATAAGTCCACTGCATGAGTATACTTATCGTTGCCTATTGCTTTTCAGCCTCTTTCTTGGTTTTATACATCTGATGTATTTCTTCTTGCCTTAATTTTGCTAATTCTCTAATTTTTCTTAACCAGCGTCTGCTTGATGCATGGGTTCGAATTGATAACTTTGCCTCAAATTTCTCGTTTGCCTTAAAATATTCTAAGTATGCTTTAGTTAATTGATCGTGTGTATCGTCTTCCATTAGATTTTTTTACCTACTCTACAATATCAATATCATTTGCGTAACTAGTAAATCCGTTTTCTTTAACAACACGCATAACATGATTAACTCTGCCTATTAACTCATCTTTGTGCGAAATAAGGTAAACATTTTTGTCACCTTCACGACCCATCTTTTTAAGTACAGCAAGAGCTCCTTCAACACCAGCAGTGTCCATACCACTATCAATTAACTCATCAATGAACAACAAGTTAATCTTTTGATATAAACTCTCCCAAACATCACGGAATGCAAAGCTCATACCAAGAATAAGTCTGTTACGTTCGCCTCTTGACAAGTTATCAAAGTCTAAGTCTTGACCAAGTTGTGTAATTTCAACAGTTAGATCGTTTTGAAATACAACTTGATGTGGTAATCCTAATTTATCTAAGAAATAAGTAAGTCTGTTGTTTAAGTATGCTAGGTTCTGATCAATAATCTTCTTACGAATGAAACTATCTTTGTTTGTAAGTAGCTTTAACAAGAAGTCCTGATGATCTTTATAATCTGTAAGGTCATTAACTGGAGACCAATCAATATTTTGCATTGCTGTTGCAGTAAGCTCATCGATCTGTGTTTGGTAAGGATCTATTTCTTGTTCCTTACTAGTTAATGCTTGTTTTAAACTATCTACATTAGTTCTATGATCGTATGCTTCTTTAGCAGTTTCATAAAATGTAGTAGGCTTTCCGTTAATATCACCAATCTTATTAAGACCGTCTAATACATCAGTTAGTTTTGTATTAATTTCTAAATAATATGTGTCTGCATCTTGCAACTCTTTCATCTTCTTGTCAAGAATTTCTTGTTTTTTGTCTGCATGAAGTGATTGACCGCAGGTATAACAAGTAGCTTCTTCAAGGTTTGCAATGTCTTTTTGTACTTTTTCAACACTAGCTTTTGCACGTACTTGTGCAGTTTCTAACGTGCTTTTTTCTTTATTAAGAGCCAAAATAGAATTATTATGTTGTGTCCAATTTGAAAGTTGTTCGTGCAACTCTAATTCTATATTAATATCTACGTGTTCTAATTCAGATAATCCTAGTTGTAGTTTATTAACACTTTGTCCTTTTTTAGATAACCAAGCACGTTGCGTACCTTTTAAATTTTCAATCGTTGCATTAATTTTTTCGTTAGCAGTTTGAATAGCATTAATTTTTAATGTTTCTTCTTGGATAGCATCTTTAGTTTTTCGTGTTTGTTCTTTAAGGGCTTCTGCTTTCTCACTAAGAATAGTAATACCTAGCAACTGTTCAATGATAGCACGTTGATCATTTTGACGCATGCTTAAAAAAGGTTCTGTATATGTATTTAATGCAACAATGTGTTTAAACATATCATGCGACATATCTAACAACTCGTTAATGAATTCTTGTGTTTTACGACTATCGCCTTGCGACTCGTCTGTCATTTCTTGTTCGTGCTCATTAACAAAGAACTTGAGTACATTAGGTGAACGACCACGTTCAATACGATAATTAACACCATTCTTTTCAAAATGTAATGTAACTAACATGCCTTTACTGTTAGTTTTGTTAATAAGGTTATTTCGTTTAATATTAGTTAGTGCTTGCCCGTATAATGCATACGACAATGCATTAATAATAGTAGTCTTACCTGTACCGTTACGTGATCCGCTATCGTCACCGCCTTGATCTAAGTTTTCTCCTAACACCAATGTTAATTGTTGTTGATTAAAGTCAACTGCTTGAGTTTGGTTGCCCACACTCATAAAGTTTTTTACTGTGAGATCTTTAAGTTCTATCATAAGTCGCTATAAATGTCCATAAGGGTTTTTTTATTAAAGTTTTCCGAATCAATTGCTGCTATTTCACCAGCAACAATTTGATCAACACTTTCGAATTGTTGAATATCTAATTGTGTAGATATTTCTTCAACTTGTTTTTGTGGAATAAGTGAAATTTCTCTACATTTATGTTGATTAATAAATGTCTCTTTAATAAAACTAGCTTCTTCAAAACTAATAGGAACATCAATTGTAACACGCAAGTACATTTTACTTTTAATAATAGTTTGAGCCGGGTCTATTAGTTGACTAAGTTTTACTGTACGATATTTAGGACAATCTGTCCAGTTAAGGTAAACAGGCTCAGCATCGTTTTCTCTATCAAGTATCATCATGCCACGGTCGTCATCCCATGCATCAGCATAATTGTGTGGAAACGCATTACCTAAGTAATGTACTACTCCTTGTTGCTGACGTTTATGGAAGTGACCACTAAAAACATATTTTTGATTAACAAAGTCTTCTGCATGTAAGTCACCATGATCAGGCATTTGTACCATAGCATTCATATAAAAGCTAGGAAGTTCAAAATGACCAAACACATATTTACTTTTTAAATTTTTAAGTTTCTTCCATTCTTCACCAACAAGCCAAGGAACAATAGTTACATCTTCAATTGTGGTAATTTCATCAATAAAAGTAATTCCGGGTATATGTTTAGCAAAAGCAGTACTATTAACATCACGTTTATCTTTATAGTACAAATCATGGTTGCCATCAAAGAAGAAAAACTGCTCAAAAGCGGCTCCTAGCTTCTCCATACATCGAATAGTAGCATCCATAGTTGTAAGATTAAGCGAATTTCTATTATGGTGCCAATCTCCGCAAAAGATACCGGTTTCGCAACCGGCAGCTTGTGCTTGTTCTATGTACCAATCAACGAAATCTTCGCAGTCGTCATTATGAACTTTACTGTTTCCTTTTAATCCTAAATGGATGTCAGTAAAAACCGCAGCTTTCTTAAACAAATTTAATCCTCTTTACGTTTATTTTATTATACTACATTTTCTTAATAAAGTCAACAGTAATCTAAGTATTAACTTTATTTTTATGATCTGCTTCTCGTTTCATATAGGCTTCCCATTCACCTGCATGTTGTCTAGTATAACTAGGATCCATTCCGTTCTGTTCTAATATATCATCTCTAATATTTTGATTACGTTTCTCTAAGTTAATAACTCGAACAAAGCTATTTGTTACAGCTGCGGTATAGTATGCAAATGGGTTATCTGACTTTGACTCATCAAATTGTAATCCAATTTGTGCTAATTGTAAGATTGCTTGTCCCTTCATTTCGTCGTTGTATGTATAGCCGCGTACATTACCTCTTGTAGCATATCGTTCACATAACTTAATCCACATATTAGCAAGTTTAGGTGTAGCTTGTCCTTCACTTTTAGAAAAATATCCGTTTTCCATTCCACCTGTCCAATGACTTTTGCCAACAACTACTAACTCACCAGCTTCGTTAAATTTATAGTGTTGGTATGGAGGAAAGTTAAGTTTAACTCTAGTATCTGCTACAGTCTTAGGATTCTTCTTTCTACCTTTTTCTTCCGGAATATGCTCAAAAGACATAATTCTAAAAATTATTTCTTCTTTTGTTATTTTCCTGTAATCTACTTCGCATTCTGCAAGTTTTACCTTAATACCATCGGCTTTTTTCTGATTATATTCTGCAAGACCTAATCGTTTTGCTTTATTTCGTTTAGCTTCTGCAATAGTACGTATGTTAATCTTATCTATAGTAGGTAAAATTATATCATATTGGTGAAACGTTGATTCTGTGTAACTGCTAAATGCACTTTTTGACTTGTGTATTTCTAATAATATGTCTTTATTGTTTAAATAATTTACTTTTTTCATTTTATCTCCAGGTTATACTCTATTATAAACTATGTACTTAATTTTGTCAACTAAATAATGTATAGGAGTATCCAAAATTATGCCACCAAATTTTTCAACAGTTCGAGCAGCCGCAGTCGGACAATTATCTAATGCAGCAGCAAGTGTTGCAGAAACTGTCGGCTCTAACTTAAATGTTGGCGAAGGACTTGTAGGAACCATTAAACAAAATGTATCAGACTTTTTATCTGATACAGGATTTGGCAAAGCCGCTCGGATGATAAATTTATTATCTGGAGCTAATCCAAAACCTAAATCATTTACTGATGGAACTTGGAGTTCTTCTGCAGAACACGATTGGCGAGTCAAATTAAGTATTCCTCCAACAATGGAAAGTAGTCCTTTATTAGCTCCGTTAGCTGAAACAAATGGTTTAGTCTTTCCATATACTCCCCAAATAATGATGCAACACGATGCTGGATATAATCAAGTATCTCCTGTACATAGTAATTATCCTTATTTTGCTTATCAGAACTCAGATCCGAAAGCAATGACTATAATTTCTCCTTTTTTAATAGAAAATGCTACAGAAGGGTTATATTGGATTGCTGCTGTTCATTATCTTAGATCTATAACAAAAATGGCATACGGTGACACTTCAAACCAAGGATCACCACCGCCTGTAGTTAAACTTACAGGATATGGGGATTATGTTTTACCAAATGTGCCAGTAGTAGCTACAAACTTTACATTAAACTTAGAACCAGATGTCGATTATATAAGAGTAGATATTGGTCCACACGGTTCGTGGGTACCTGTTTCAAGTATAATATCAGTAACAGTTCAGCCAATTTACAGTAGACGTAGAGTGGCACAGTTTAGTTTAGATGCATTTGTTAACGGCAAAGGATTGGATGGGTTTATTTAATGGCTAATTATAATAACGAAAGTCCATATGCAAACACAGATATTATCAATGGACAATATTTAGGGTTTTTAAAAATTAGACCAGTACCTGCATATGATGACGACATTGTATATACAATTGAATCTCAGTATCAACATAGGCCAGATCTTTTAGCATATGATTTATATGGGTCGCCTAAGTTGTGGTGGATATTTGCACAACGAAACATGAATATACTTAAAGACCCGGTGTATGATATGAATATAGGTACAAAAATATATTTGCCACAAGGCGCAAAAATAACAGAATTACTAGGGGGTTAACTTGGCAACTATTACAAACAGTTTAGGCCAAAGTATAAAAACAGCCGCAGGTAATATTACTACGTCTCTTAATGGAATTGCTAAAGATGTGTCTAATATTATAAATTCTGCTAATATTGATATTAATGGACTTAAAAGTGCAGTTGAAGGATCCATGGCAGATTTAGATGGAGCAATTGCTTCTAAATCTTCAATGATACCAACAGTAGCAGCTTCTTTGTTAGCAGGCGCGATTAAAAACAGGCAAATTAATAGCCTACAACCTTCGCTCCCTTTTAATAATGTTTTAGAAAAATATGCGTCAGTTAATTATATATGGACATTGTCTTGTTTAACAGTCGACGAAATAAATAGGCCAGATGCAACTTATCGATTAACAGGACCAAAAAATATTATTTGTCGTTCGGGTGGTTCTGGATCTGCAAAAGTAAAAACAGCTACTGAATTAGGTAAAGGAGCAGTTGAATTTTTTATTGACGATGTTGAAATAGAAACAATTGTTACTCATAATAAAGGAACAAAGCAAGCTGATGCAATAACCGGTTCGTTTAAGATTTTTGAACCTTATAGTATGGGGCTATTTTACGAAACCTTACAAGTTGCTGCTTTAAAATGTGGACATAAAAACTATATAGATGCTCCAATGATGTTATCTTTGCACTTTAAAGGATGGGACGACTTTGGAAACGTAAGCGTTGCTCCTGGAGCAACTAGATATTTTCCAATTAAAGTTATTAACAGTACTTTTAATGTAACTGAGCAAGGAAGTACTTACGATGTAGCATATATAAAATATAATGATTTGTCTTTTGGAGATCAAACACAAGCAACCAAAACTGATGTTAACTTGTCAGGAAATACTGTACAAGAATTATTACAGTCCGGTGGCAAAAGTTTATCAACTGTCCTTAATACTAGATTGCTTAAAAGTAAAGAAGCAAAACAAACTAATAAAGTAGATCAATATATTATAATGTTTCCTACACAGCGTAGTAGTGCTTCAGAATCACTACTAGGAAAGCCTAGTGAAAGTGCAACAGGAGCAACAACTCAATCACCTAAAGAAGGTGAAGTAAAAGATCTAAGTGCAGAAAGAAAATTAGAAATATTTAAATCTATTGCAGGCCTTGGCGCTACTAATATGCCGTCTGAGTTTGAATCAACTATTTCAGCCCAACTTGGAATTACAATTCAGCGTTCGGCTGTTTCAGAAGCTATTAGAACATTTGCAGAAAATCCTATTAACGTAAACGCAATAGGAAAATCAAAAATTGTTAAATCTAAAAATGATTCTGGAACAAAACCGCAACCAGGCCCTAATGTTTGTACTGATAAAAAAACAGGACTTATTTGTCGAGCTCAAGTACAAGAGCCAACAACTACTAGATCTTTTCAATTTACATCTGGCACAAAAGTTCAAGATATTATAGAAGAAGTAATAATAGCAAGTGAGTGGGGTCGTGGCATAAAAGAACGGCTTAATAAACCCGATCAATATAATATGGTTGACTGGTTTAAAGTTGAATCTCAAGTTTATGAAACTTCTGATCCAAAAACAGTTGATGCAACAGGAGCTAATCCAAAAACTTTTGTATATAGAATAGTTCCGTTTAAAGTAAATGCTTCTCGGTTTGCTTCAATAACTAAACGAACCCCAAATTTAGCACAGCTTCGTACTCAAGCTCCAAAAGAATATAATTATATCTATACTGGTAAAAATAAAGATATATTAGATTTTGACATTCAATTTGATAGTGCATTTTTTGTAGGGATTGGCGCACAAAAAGGCCAAGCTTCAAAAGATTCTAAAACAGCATCACAATCTTCTAAAACTGTTGCAGAGAAAGAAGCAGTAAACAAACAAAATGATGGCGATACAAACCCAACTAGTGAAGGATCTCCTACAGTAAAAGATGTTATAAAAAATAATTCAACTACTACCGGAGGTGGTGGTCAAGAATGGAGCGAAACCCAAGTTGCTCGAAAATTTAATAGTGCATTATTAGATAGTCCTGCAGATTTAATTAAAGTTGATTTAAAAATCTGGGGCGACCCTTACTGGCTGTGTGATTCAGGTGTAGGAAATTATACAGCTGCAGAAACGGAATTTATAAATCTTACTAAAGACGGCAGTATGGATTACCAAAGTTCGGAAATTGATATTGTATTAAATTTTAGAACACCATTTGATATTGGCGAAAATGGTTGGATGGATTTTGGCGGAGTATCTGCTCCTACTAAATCATTTAGCGGACTTTACCAATGTATTGGTGTAAAAAGTAGCTTTAATGATGGTAAGTTTGAACAAACATTAAGTTTAGTTAGAAGACGTAATCAAGACCAAAAAACTCCAGTACTAACTAAAGAACAAATAAAACAACCAAAAAATCAAGGACTAGACGGTCCAGAAGCAGGCGCTATTGCAGCAAGTTCTGGTAATGCATTATACACTGATGGTTCTCCTACTAATAAAATAGACGCCGGATCATAATAAAGGAACTTTAAATGTCACAGCTAACAAGAACTTCAGAAGATTTAACTGGAAACCCAGGACCTTATCTAGCAAGAATAATTAGTCATATTGACACGACTTATATGGGCGGATTAGAAGTTGAATTATTAAAAGTAACTGAAGAAGGTAACAATGCTGAAGCTACAGGACAAACTACTCAAGTAAAATATCTTCCAGGTTTTTACGGAGTAACTCCTTTTAATGGTACAACAGCAAATGAAGGTTTTTCAAACACTCAACAAAGCTACGGAATGTGGGCAGTGCCGCCTGACATTGGAAATTTAGTATTAGTGATATTTGTTGAAGGTAATCACGGAGCAGGATATTGGATAGGATGTGTTCCTGACGATTATATGAATTTTATGATTCCAGGCAGAGCCGGAACAACATTTAATTCAGAGGACAAAACAAAAAATCTTCCTGTTGGCGAATACAATAAAAGGTTAAAAAAACACAAAGGGGGCGATCCTACACAATTTATAAAACCGTGCGACATGGATGCATGTGCAATTTTAAAAAATTCAGGACTAATTGAAGATAATACTAGAGGTTTATCATCATCTAGTGCTAGAAGAGAGGTTCCTAGTATGGTGTTTGGCATGAGTACGCCAGGGCCATATGATCGTCGAAAAGGAGCACCAAAAATAGCTTACGGCAACGCCGGCGAGCAAACACAAACACCATCTAGTAGACTTGGCGGATCCTCGTTTGTTATGGATGACGGTGACGCTTCGTTTTTGCGTAAAGGATCACCTGCTTCTTCAAAGTCGGAGTATACTTCAGTAGAGAAAAAAGAAACAGGCGGCGATCCAACGCTGCCACAAAACGAATTAGTGCGTTTAAAAACAAGGACAGGACATCAAATACTATTGCACAACAGTGAAGATTTAATTTACATTGGAAATGCTAGAGGTACAACTTGGATTGAATTAACCTCTAACGGAAAAATTGACATTTATGCAAAAGACAGTGTAAGTGTGCATACAGAAAATGATTATAATGTAACCGCTGATAGAGATATCAACTTTTCAGCAGCACGAGATATTAACTTTACAGCAGGAATTGATATTAGACAAAAAGCTGGAAAAGATTTTGATTTAAACGTAGGTAATACTATTAGACAAACTTCTACAAAAAACTGGGAAATTTCTATAGGAGAAGACGGAAAAATTACAGCAGGAAAAACAACTAATATTACAAGCAAACATCATTTAGAAACTGCTACTAAGATTGATATGAATGGTCCACCAGCAGCTGTTGCAGCCGGTGCTGAAACAGCAAACTTACCGTTTAGATCACCACAGGCTGAACCATGGGCAGGACATGAGAATTATGATCCGGTAGAACACACTCCGGCAAAAACAGATAGTTTAGCAAGCAATAGTAGTACTGATCTTGCTAACGGAGGAGATCCAATATCCTTAAACAAATTAAATCCAAAAGGTACAACAGCTTCGGGTACAACTTCAAAAACAGCTGCAGCTACTGCTAAAGAAATTGAGAAGAAAGCCGCCACTGAAGATACTATGAAAAAGAAATGTGTTGTAGCTCCGTTAACTCCTACACAAAAGAAAGCTGATAATCAACAAGTTGGACCAACATAATGCCGGCTATACATAGACATAGTGATGCAAGATCGTGTGGAGCAACAACAGTAGTTGCAGGGCAAGGAAAAGTATACGTTAATAACTTGTTAGTATCAGTCAACGGTGATCCAAATACACACGGCGGAGGCGCCCTAATTGCAGGATCTAAAGCTGTTTTTATTAATAACTTACTAGTAGTAAACCACACACCAGACGGAGCAAGCCCAGACAGTTTATGCCCGTCAGCGGGTGGTGCTCACTGCGGACCAGTAACAGCCCAAGGATCGCCTGATGTGTTTGTGGGTGATTAAAAATAAGGTAAATACGTTATGAGCACAATAGAGAAAAAAATATATTCAGAAATTACTGTTCCTGGAAAAGCTAGAAAAGATGATGTTAATACAAAAACATCATATAGAGGAATGAGTACAGTTAATCCTGACAATGCTTCCTATAGTTTATACGATATATCTTTGATTAAGCAAGATTTAATCAATCATTTTCATATTAGGCAAGGTGAAAAACTTAGTAATCCTGAGTTTGGAACAATTATATGGGACGCTTTATTTGAGCCATTAACTGAGACATTGAAAGAAGCAATAACACAAAATGTTACAAAAATTGTTAACAGTGATCCAAGGACCAACGTTGACCGTATTGTAATTGATCAGTATGAAAAAGGAATACAAATAGAGTGTACTATAACTTATCTTCCGTTTAACATTTCAGAGACATTAAGGATGCGATTTGACGAAGATGCAGGCTTTTTAAAGTCGTAATTTTAATATACGCACTTAACTAGATGCTATAAATACTTATAACGAAGGATGTAAAATATGTCAGCGACAGATAGACAAAATAGATTATTATTAGCAGAGGACTGGAAACGGGTGTACCAGTCATTCCGTAATGCAGATTTTCAGAGTTATGACTTTGAAAACCTCCGTCGGACAATGATTAACTATTTGAGAGAAAATTATCCAGAAGATTTTAATGACTATATTGAATCAAGTGAATACTTAGCATTAATTGACTTAATTGCATATATGGGTCAAAATATATCATTCCGCATTGATTTAAATGCAAGAGAAAATTACTTAGAGTTAGCAGAGCGTAGAGAATCAGTTCTCCGTCTTGCTCGCTTACTGTCTTACAATCCTAAACGTAATCAATCTGCAAACGGATTACTTAAAATTGAAAGTATTTCAACATCAGAAGAAATTATAGATTCTAATAATGTTAATTTAGCCAGGCAGACAATTGTTTGGAATGATCCTACTAATTTAGATTGGTACGAGCAATTTATAAAAGTTATGAATGTAACGTTACCAGCCAATGCAAAGTTTGGAAGACCTATTAAGAAAGATGTTTCTAGTGGTATTCCAACACAACAATATCGCATGCTTAGTACCAATGACGAAGTTCCAGTTTATAGCTTTTCTAAAGCAGTTGACGGTAGGAGTGTAAGATTTGAGATTGTATCAACAGATGTTGTTGATACTGTTATACAAGAAGAAGCACCGTTCCCTGGAAACAACTTTGCATTTTTATACCGAGATGACGGCAGAGGAAATGCAAGTTCAAATACTGGATTCTTTAGTCATTTTAGAGAAGGGTCGATAGACGAAGGCACTTTCACAATAGACACTCCTAGCACTAACCAAGTTGTTGCTATTGATGCTACTAATGTTAATAATACAGATGTATGGTTATACAAATTAGATAGTTTTGGAAACGAAGTTGAATTATGGTCTAAGGTTGATGCAGTTGAAGGTAATAATGTAGTATATAATAGTTTAGATAAAAATATACAAAATATTTACAGTGTGTTAACTCGTGTAGATGATAGAATTAGTTTAATATTTTCCGACGGAGTATTTGGAAAATTACCAAAAGGTAGTTTCCGTGTATTTTATAGAGTAAGTAAAAATGAAAGAGTTATTGTTACACCAGACGATATGCGAGGAATAACTGTTACAGTTCCTTACCTATCAGTTAATAATAAAATTGAAACATTAACAATTTCTTATGAATTAAAGTATACTGTTGATAACTCAACTTCAAGTGAAACTAGTGCAAGTATTAAGCAAAATGCTCCATCAACATACTATACACAGAATAGAATGGTTACTGCTGAAGATTATCAAATTGCTCCATTGGGAATAAGCCAAGAGATCATTAAAGTAAAATCTATTAATAGAACATCAAGCGGTATTAGTAGGTATTTTGATTTAATAGACGCTACTGGAAAATATAGTAAAACTAGTTTGTACGGCACTGACGGAGTATTATATAAAGAAACACTAATACCTAAAACAACGTTTACTTTTTCTACTAAAACAGATATTGAAGGCGCAATTGTTAATACTATAGAGCCTATATTAGTTAACAAAAAAATTAGAAATTATTATTATAATTATTTTCCTAAAATATCCTCAATAGATCTTGGAGTAACTTGGACACAACTAACAAACGCTACAAATTTAAGTACAGGATATTTTAAAAATTCAGCTGATATAAAATCTCAATTAGGATCGTATACTTCATCGTTATTAAAACTAATAGTTCCTGGAACAATGGTTAAGTTTTTACCTCCAGTAGGAAAAAGTTTCCTTAATACTGACTTAGTTTCTATAACTGGTTATGAAGGTAAAAAAGGTGTAGTAAATTATAAATGGGTTAAAATAGCATCAGTTACTGGAGATGGATCTATAGTTGCTACTACTGGACTAGGACCAGTATCATTAAATGATGTTATTCCTAGTGGTTCTCGTTTATCAGAAATTCGACCGGGGTTGTCTGCAACTTTAGCAACTGACGTTGCAACACAATTAATTGACCAAGTCTTTGCTTATAAAACATTTGGACTTCGGTATAGTACAGATACACAGTCTTGGAGAATTATTACAGAAAATAATTTAAATACTTCTAATGATTTTAGTACAGGTAAAACTGGTGATGTTTCAAACCAACAATTAGATTCAAGCTGGATGTTATTGTTTGAAACCGACGGCGAAACGTATACAATTAAAAATAGAGCAATGAGGTATATTTTTGAAAGCGATCAAGAAATACGATTCTATTTTAACTCTAGCGACAAAATCTATAATAACCTAACTGGTAAAATAGTTAAGGATAGGATTAGTATCTTAAATATAAACACTCAACCCGATAGTGCTCTTCCGTTTACTATTGATTATGATTGGGAATTAACAGAAGAATATAGAGATGCTGAAGGATATGTAGATAGTAAAAAGATAGAAGTATCGTTTTTTGATACTGATGATGACGGAGTAGTCGACGATCCGGACGTTTTTGACACTGTAGTAAATGAAACAATTAATCCATTAACAAAATATATATTCCAAGAAAAGGTTACTACTACAGACGGTGTTGAAGATTATAATTTTATTAAGATTGAAACATTATATCCAATAATATTAAGTTCAGAAGCATTATTATCTCCACTTAGTACATATACAAATGGGCAGTTATTTTATTTTACTACAACTAACGTGTTTAAAAACTATAATAGTACATTAGGATTATTAGTACAAACTACTGATTACAGAGCAAGAATTGGTAGAGAAGCTATATCTTTCTATTATGTTCATGGTGCAGATGATAGTTCAAGACTTGATCCTAGTTCAAGTAATTTAATTGATACTTATATTTTAACTAGAAGTTATGATACAGATTTTAGAGCGTTTTTAAACGGAAGTGCAAAAGAACCATTACCAGCAAGTTCAGATGCATTAGCTCTTTCTTATAATACAGAATTATCTAAGATTAAGTCATTAAGTGATGAGATAATTTATCATCCAGTTACGTACAAAGTATTATTTGGTAATAAGGCAACAGCAGATTTGCAAGCATCATTCAAAGTGGTTAAGAATCCAGATCTTGTGTTAAACGATAACGACATTAAGTCAAGAATTATTGCAGCAATTAATGAATATTTTGCACTAGAAAATTGGGACTTTGGCGATAAGTTTTTCTTTTCAGAAATGGCAAACTACGTAATGTCTGAACTTACACCGGACCTAGTAACATTTTTAATTGTCCCTACACAAACAAGTCAAACATTTGGCAGCTTATTTGAAATTAAAGCAGAAAGCGATCAAATTTTTATAAGCGGAGCAACTGTTAATAATGTCGACGTTATAGACGCTATTACAGCAAGTAGATTACGAGCTAGTGGAACTATTTCTACAGCAACAACAACAGTATCTTCTGGAATAAAAAGTGTATAAATTTCAAGGAAAGAATTAAATGGCATTCGACAATAATCAGTCTAGCGGCACTAGCGATCCTAACGCAAAAAGAAAAAGCGAAAGGCATTTACCTAGGTATTTTAGAACAGTACCTAACAGTAAGTTCTTAGCTAGTACACTAGACCAATTAATACAGCCCGGAGTTGCTGAAAAACTTAATGGTTATTTTGGTAGAGAAACAGCAGCGTCTTTTACTAAAGATGACAATTATGTTGGTGATATTTCAACTAGTAGAAAAAATTATCAGTTTGAACCAGCAACTATTATTAAAGATGAGTTAGGAAATGTAACATTTTATAAAGACTATAATGATTACATGAATCAGTTAACAGGCTTTAACTCAAAGGTTTCTGATCACAGTATTACTAATAAACAAGAATATTATGCTTGGAACCCGCACATTGACTGGGACAAGTTTGTTAATTTTAGAGAATACTATTGGTTACCTAATGGTCCACAAGTTGTTAATGTACGAGGACAATCTACAGAAGTAATTAGCACCTATACAGTGTCAGCTGCTGACAATGATGATAATTTTGGGTATGTATTTTCGCCAGATGGATTAACGCAGAATCCAACAATTAAATTATTTAGAGGCGTTACATACAAGTTTGATATTGACACTCCGGGTTTACCCTTTACACTTAGAACAAAGCGTGATTTAGATAACTCGTTTTTAATTGATGATTCGCTAATTGATAATCAGGGTACAGAAAAAGGTACAATAACATTTACTCCAACTGCTACTACTCCAGATACATTATATTATGTTGCTGATAATGATATAGAAGCAGCAGGTTTAATAAAGGTTGCTAATATAGAAGAGTCGTCAGCAATTGACATTGATGCTGAAATATTAGGAAAGAAGACATATACTACAGGTGAAGGATTTAGTTTAACTAATGGAATGAAAATTAGCTTTATTGGAGACGTAACGCCAGCAAAATATGCTACAGGAGAATATTATGTTGAAGGAGTTGGCGATAAAATTGTTCTTGTTAATCAAAATTTACTAACAGTTCCTAGTGCATTTGTTAAAGACGTAGACGTACAATTTGATATTGCAGGATTTGACAGACAGCCATTTGATACTGCAATTGGATATCCTACTGTACGAGATTATATGTTAATTAATCGTAGTGCAATTGACGGAAATTTATGGAGTAGGTACAATAGGTGGTTTCATAAATCTGTTATTGAACAAAGTGCTATATTAAACGAGCAACCTATTAATGTAGACGAATCTGCAAGAGCTAAACGTCCAATAATTGAATTTGAAAAGGGCATAAAGCTATTTAACTTTGGTACTAGTATTAAACAAAATGTTAATTTATTAGATACCTATACAAAAGATGTATTTTCTACTATTGAAGGTAGCACAGGTTACAATATTGATGGCATAGATTTAATTGACGGAATGCGTATTTTATTTACAGCAGATACTGATAAGCTAGTTAACGGAAGAATATTTCAAGTTAAGTTCTTTAATTTTGATGGCCCCGGAATTGAAGTTGATCAAACTATTAAACAGATTTCATTAATTGACGTTACTGACTCAATACCAGTAACTAACGAAGTAGTGTTAATTACAGACGGTAATACATACAAAGGATTAATGTATTATTACAACGGAACATCTTGGAAAGTAGCACAAACAAAAACTAAAGTAAACCAACCTCCGTTGTTTGAATTATTTGACGAAAATAACAATAGTTATAGCGATGCTACAATTTATGATTCAACAACTTTTAAAGGTAATAAACTTTTTAGTTATAAAGAAGGAACAGGCTCAGTAGATACTGAAGTTGGAATTCCTCTTTCATACAGAACAATAACAAACGTAGGCGATATTACATTTAATTTTAATTTGTTAAATGACTATTTTGAATATCGTAATATTGAAGAATTATACTACAAAAATACAGATGTAGGATTTCTTAGAACGTATTCAAGTATATCTACATATACAAATACAAATGGTTGGATTAAAGCACCAACTGATAGTACACAGCCTGTAATAAGAAATTACGTGTTTGATAATACTACTAATATATTTGATATTGATGTTTATGAAAATAGTGCTGCTCTTGCAGATTTAAACGTAACGGTGTTTTTAAATAACGTATTAAAATTTAAAGATGTTGATTACACATTAGGAATATCTCCTAATAATTTAACTACAGTTACATTTTTAAAACCAGCATTTACTTCATTAACTGGATTAACAGATGGTGACAACATTATAATTAAAACAACTTCTGTTGCTAGTAAAAATGATAACGGATACTATGATTTTCCAAGTAATTTAGAGAGAAATCCATTAAACGATAATGTTAATGAATTTACATTAGGAGAAGTAAACAATCACGTAACCAGTATAGTTGAAAACTTATCTAATTTTTCAGGAAAGTTTCCAGGTGTAGGAAATTTAAGAGATTTAGGAGATATAACAAAATTTGGTAATAGATTTGTTAAGCATAGTTCTCCATTAAATTTAGCAATGTATAGTATATTAGATCAAGATTCTAATATAATATCCTCAATTAGATATGCACGAAGAGAGTATGGGAAATTTAAAAGATTATTCCTGCAAACAGCAAATGACTTAGGTTGGGAAGGACCGGTTAAAGAGCACGTTGATAGAATCTTAGCAGAAATAAATAAAGATAAAATAAACTCAATGCCCTTCTTTTTCTCAGATATGGTTCCTCAAGGATCTGTAAAAAGAACTTCGCATATAGTAGACGATAATACTCAGCAATATTTTGCTATAGCAAAAGTGTTTAGTTTAGATGTTCCAAGTAGAAATTCTGTGCAAGTGTATCTAAATGATATGCAGTTAGTTCACGGTAAAGATTATACATTTAATAGTGAAGGGTTTTGTAATGTTACAAAAACTAAAACTAAAGGTGACTTACTTGATATTTACGAATACGAAACTACAAACGGAAGTTATGTACCACCTACTCCTACAAAGTTAGGCTTATATCCTTCTTTTGTTCCAAGTTTGTATAATGATAATACTTACCAAACACCAGTAAATGTAATTCAAGGACATGATGGTAGTATTATAAAAGCATTTAATGATTTTAGAGATAATCTATTATTAGAGTTAGAAAAGAGAATTTATAATAATTTAAAAATTAAATATGACACTTCGTTATTTGATATAGATAGCTTCAAAGGCGGCGAATTTAGAACTACTGATTTTAATAAGTCAGCTGTAGATTCACCTATGTTGGCTGATTTTATACAGTGGTCTTCCTTAGTTGATACTGACTATACTGAAAATTCTTATTATGATAGATTAAATTCTTGGACATTTAATTATTCTACAATGTCATCGCCTAACGGAAATACACTTCCGGGATTTTGGAGAGCAGTGTATCAACAAGCATACGACACAGATCGTCCTCATACACACCCCTGGGAAATGATAGGATTTACGATTAAACCTAATTGGTGGGACACACAGTACGGTCCTGCGCCATATACAAAAGACAATTTAATTCTATGGACGGATTTGCAAAACGGTGTTGTTAGAGCCCCAGGCGAAAAGATTAAGATTTTAAATAATTATAAAAGGGCAACATTATTAACACACATTCCAGTTGACGAAAATGGTACTTTGTTAAGTCCAAATGATTCAGGATATGCCCAAAATTTTAACTCGGGTGAGTTAAATGATTCATTTAAATTTGGTGATTATTCACCTGTTGAAACTGCCTGGCGCCGAAGTAGTGAATATCCTTTTTCTTTAATTACAAGCTGGACATTAAATCAACCGTCTAAAGTGTTAGCTACTGGATTTGATAGAGTTAATCAAGTTAGAACTTTAACAAAACAAATTATATACAAAGCTGATAATAATCAAATTAAATTAAAGAGTTTAATTTTTCCTAATACCCATTTAGATTCTACTCAAGTTTATACTTCTGGGTTAATAAATTATGTTGCAGGTTATATGGCATCTAACGTTGTTTTAGGATATTCTAAATATAAACTAGACTTAACTTCAATTACAAATCAAATAGGATTTAAAATTGCTGGGTATACTGATAAGAATAAATTTAAATTAATTTTAGATAGTAGAACGCCTCTTAATGAAGGAAATGTATTTGTTCCAGAAGAAAATTATAGCATCTTCCTTAATAAAAGTTCTCCGGTAAAAACAATTTCTTATAGCGGAGTAATGATTGAAAGAAAGTCAAATGGTTATAAAATTAAAGGTTATGATAACACATCACCGATATTTAAATATTTTCCAGTACTTCCTAGAGATAAAGATATTGTTGTTACTATTGGCGGCGCCTCGGATCCTTATATAGAGTTTGAAGCAGGAAGAACGTATTCAACAGGAGTAGTAGTTCAAAACAGTGGACAGTTTTATAGAGTAACAAAATCTCATACTGCTGATGTGTTTAATTTAGATAATTTTGCAAGGTTACCGTCATTACCGATTAGAGGCGGCAGAGAAATAACATTAAGAAAAGAGTATGCAACGTATGCTCCTTTAGAACTTCCATATGGTACTATTTTAAAAACTATTGAAGAAGTAACCGACTTCTTACAAGGATACGGAAAATATTTAGAGTCTGTTGGATTTGTTTTTGATAACTATAGAGAAGAAGAAGGCGTAGTAGACGATTGGCAAACATCGGCAAAAGAGTTTGCATATTGGACATTACATAATTGGGCCAGCGGTACTTTAATAAGTGTAAGTCCGGGTGCTTCGCAATTAAAATTTAAATCTGATTATAGTGTTGTTGATAATATTTTTGATACATTTTACGGATACACACTTGTTAAAGTTGACGGCAAAAAGTTAACAGAAGATTTTGTTCAGCTTAATAGACAAGACCCGAATGAATTTATATTAACGCCTAAGAACACTGCTGATGGTATATATGCAATAAAATTACCGTTAGTACAAAAAGAACATGTAGTATTGTTGGATAATAAAACAGTATTTAATGATACTATATATGACCTAGAGCCTGGGTATAGACAAGAACGAATAAAAGTCCTTGGGTACAGAACAGCAAACTGGGACGGCAGTCTTAACATTGAAGGATTTGTTTACGATCAGGCTAAAATAACTAATTGGGAATCAAACAAGGATTATTTTATTGGTGATATTATTAAACAAAAAGAATTTTATTACACTGCAAGTCAAAAAGTTCCTGGAACACAAACGTTTAATCCATCTTTTTGGAATCGATTAGATGAAAAACCAACTCCGGGACTAACACCAAACTTTGAATATAAAACTAACCAGTTTGCAGACTTTTATGATTTAGACAGTGATAATTTTGATGCAGAACAACAGAGGATGGCACAACACTTAATTGGTTATCAGAAAAGAAAATATTTAGAAAATATTATTAATGACGATGTTAGCCAATATAAGTTCTATCAAGGATTTATCCAAGATAAAGGAACTCAAAATGCGTTAACAAAGTTGTTTGATGTATTAGGAAATGCTGATAAAGATAGTTTAGAATTCTATGAAGAATGGGCAATTAAAAGTGGACAATATGGCGCTTCTGATGGATTTGACGAAGTTGAATACAAACTAGATGAAACAAAATTTAGACTTTCACCCCAACCAATAGAATTAGTAAAAAGCGTAACTGGAGAAGAAACAGATTTAATATATAGAATCCAGCCATACGAAACTTATTTAAAACCAAAAAAATATACTCATGCTCCGTTTCCTGAAAAATATATTGCTCCTGAGCAGGGATATGTTCAAGACAGCGGATATGTTAACCAAGAAGATGTAAACTTTGTTGTTAAAGATTATGATGCAATATTAAATATTGACTTTTCTTTGTGTAACCGAGGAAATCTTATATGGGTAGGCAATGATAAATTAACTTGGAATATTTATAGACACGACGATACTAATTTTAATATTGAAAGTGTTGTTGGTGGAGAAACTGAGTTTACAGTAGTATTAACTTCAACACCACAGAATATTTTACCTGGCGAAATATTTGGCGTATATGATTTACTTTCTACAACATTAAGTACTGAAGATAGTTCATTTGCAAGTGCTCAAACTTCTAAAGCAAATATTGGTGCATTTTTTAAAGTTAAATCTATAAGTTTAGAAAAAATTACATTTATATCTTCTGAAGCAATAGAAGATATTGAAACCTGTGTTGGTAGATTAAGCAAACTAGTTTCGGTTAGAACAAGCACATTAACTACCTTAAACGTTGTTGCACAAAAGTTAGCAAATTTAAAATCTAAATTTTGGGTAGACTCAGCAGATAGTAACGGTTGGAAAGTTTACGAAAATACACAAGCATTTACAAAGCTACAAGAAGTTAGTAGTGATACAGATTTAACTGGTTTAGATTTTGCATCATCAATATCAACTAATGCATCTAATACTACATTAGTTGTTGGTTCGCCACACGAAGACGATGGCAAAGTTTATGTATACCAAAGATCCTCGTCAAATAGCAACTATCTATTAACACAAACAATACTTGCTCCTACCGGTATTGCAGACTCTTATAAAGGATTTTATGAAGGATTACTATATAGTATTAACGACATAGTAAAATATAATAATAATTTTTATAGAGTTATTGTTGCTCATACGTCTACTGAAATATTTAATGAATCATACCATTCTTTAACATCTCCTGATTTACAAAAATTTGGAGAGAGTATAGAGTTATCAGATGATGGAAAGTTTTTAATTATTGGATCTCCTTCAGCTAGTAGAGTAAGAACAAATTATAAACAATTTTATAACGAAACAACTGCGTATGTAGCTGACGATATTATTTCCTATAACAACAAATTATGGAAAGCTACAACAGCAATTATTCCAGAGTCTGATAATGTACAGTTTTCAAGTTTTACTAGTGTAGTTCAAACTAGTGAAACAATTGGTAATATAACAGAACAATCTCAAAAAATAAATATATTACTAACTGGTAATTATCCGTTTACTAATATAACAACTAACCATGTATTAGTTAGAGCGCCTAAATTTATGTACGCTGGTATTGATATTAATGATAGTATTAAATTAAAGTGGAATACTAAAACAATAGCTAATCAAAATCAAACATCATATACTGCACTTGAACCATTTGCTGGCAGCGGAATGACAGCGTTAAATTCAAGTTTCTTTACTGGTGAACATACAATTCAATTAAAAGTAGATTTAATTTTTAAGATTAATTCGTTTACTAATCAACCAACAGTTGGTTCAACAGTGAGCACTCAAACAGGCACAGGCACAGTTGCATATGTATTCGAAGTTGACGGAAGTCTTGGAATTTACCTTAACAACATATCTGGATCTTTTGCTCAAACTGATAGTCTATTCTTATTTGGCGGAGATTTTGTTGGAGAATATACAACTGCTGCACCTTCAGAAACAATTGATGTTGATAGTTACTATGGTGGTTATTGGATGATAGCAGTTCCTGTAACTTATCAAGTATCTTCAGTAACTACTTCGGATGCAGGTCACGGACTAGTATATCAAGATGCAATTACTGATAGTTCAGTATCAAACAAGTATTATTATAATTCTAGAGATTACGAAACTGCTACTGTAGATAGTGAAAATACTAAAGCTAGTGAAATCGTTAGTTTAAGTTATCAAGGCCTACCAGGAGCAGGAGGTTCAACTGATCCGTTTCTAAGTAGTCTTTTTGTAATGCGAGCACCAAAAGTTCTTACAGATACATTGTCGCCAGCAGATACAATTAAATGTTATATGCCATCTTTATTAAGATATGATGGCACTGGTAACAATCCTGAAGCAATTGGGTTATTAAACACAGATTTTACTAAAACTTTAACTGTAACTGAGTTATGGGACGGATATATAAAATTTAAATTTACTAAATTTAATTTATTTGGTGAACCTTATGAACCTAGAATAGGCGATATTGTTGAAGATGTAACAACAGGAGCACAAGCCGAAGTTACATATATGCGAAGAAGTGCATTAAACGTAGTAGTATTTGTTAAAAATGTTACTGGAAATTGGTCTAAAGGTTTTATATTTGGTAATAATGCTGAAATAAGATTTTTAGGAGACCCATTAGATCCAAGTCCAATTTATCAAGTTGATCGTGTAATGGGAGAAATATATGGTGTATCTTTAGGATTAGATTCAGAAGGTATAGGAAAACTTCTTGTAATTGACGCAGGAAGAAATATACCAGTAACTGGTCGTACACCAACTACCTGGGAGAATAGTGCTTCTGACAATTTTGAATATTGGTTTTATCAAGCGGACACGGTTGCAGGCGTTCCGGTAGCTGCAAATATTCCATCAGTTACAAATAATGACTGGATAAACGTATATAATATTCCAGCAGTGAAGTTAGCTGATCCAGGACAGCATTTCCATCAAGGAATGTTTTCTATTTATACTACTGTAGGATCTAATATATTCTCGTATGTTAATTCGTATATTGGACCAGGTGTTCAAGGTGATGACTTTTATTTTGGTTCAGATGTTAAACTATCAAAGTTAAACAATTTATATAAACTCTTTATTCGTGCAGGGCAAAATTTTAAAACTAACCGAGAATTTCTAAAATCTGGTACAACACTTGACGACAGTACTTTTATACCGGGTAGAGTGTATTTTGTTAATTACGGTACTGACGAAGAAGGAAATGTATGGAATTGGGAATTATCTAAAGATAAGAAATTCCAAGGAGAATTTGCAGATTCTCTAAGTTATCAAACTAATGACCTTGTATATATTAATGGAAGTATATTTAAAGCAAATACAAATCTTTCCCCTGGAATATTTAATGGTGCTGAATGGACGCAACAAACAACTCCGATAGATTACATTGGATATATTCCTAATGATAAAGAAATACTGCCATTATTTGATAGTGCTGATCCTAGTACTGTTCTTGATCAAGGTAGCTTGTTTAATTTTAACAAAATGGCAGTATCTAAAGACGGTGAAGTATTAATAGGGTTAGCACAGTATGAAAATAATAGTACTACTCCGGCACAAGTAGTTGTTTATAGAAATAATAACGGAAATTTCCAAAGGCATCAAACTATTGCCCAAACAGATTTACCGGTTAATGAAGATGATATTTGGAATGACAACACCAATTGGGGCGGATCAATTGATATTAGCAGCGACGGAAATATGATAGCTATTTCTGAGCCACAAGCAGAAGTAAAGCGTACAGATGAAGATCCAACAAAAGTTACAAATGATCAAGGTAGAGTTTTTATTTTAGTAAAAAGTAAAACTACTGGATTCTTTGAATTATCACAAACACTTTATAGTAGATCTAATGAATCTGTAGAGTTATTTGGAAATACGTTATCGTTTAGTAATAATATACTAGCAATAGCATCAAAAAATGCAGATATAGTTTCTCCTGCTACGTTTGATGCTTTAGCTACTACGTTTGATAATAATTTTACATTGTTTGCAAAGACGTTCATAGATACTGGAGTAGTTTATGTATATGAAAATATTGATGATACGCTAGTATATGGCCAAACGTTAAGTTATATTACTGATGGTTCTACTGAAGTTCCTAAGAACTTTGGTGCAAATTTATATGCAAACAATGATCATGTATATGTAGGATTACCTAATCAATCAGTTGAAGCTGGAAACGTTGGAGCTGTTGTTGATTATAAAAAACCAAATACTAAAAATATTTGGGAAGTCCATTCTAATCCTAAGAAAACAGTTGATCTTAATAAAATTAAAAAATTATTTTTATATGATACTAAAGAAAATAAACTAGTAACATATCTTGATTATATAGATCCACTACAAGGAAAAATTGCTGGAATTGCAGAACAAGAGCTTTCTTATAAGTTACATTATGATCCAGCAATTTATACTATTGGTACAGACGAAGTAACTGTTAGTAATTCAGATGTTTGGAACAGAGATCAAGTTGGTCGTTTATGGTGGGATTTATCAACGTGTAAATTTTTAAATCCGTATCAAAATAATACAATTTTTAGTTCTAGTATTTGGAATACTCAATTTACAGGAAATTCTATAGATGTATACGAGTGGATTGAAACTACTTTACTTCCATCAGAATGGAATGAAATTGCAATAACAGATGACGGCGTAGTTGAAGGTATAACCGGACTTACAAAATATGATGATACAGTATATGCTTCTAAGAGAATATACGATTCAATATCACAAACATTCTCGTTAAAATATTTTTATTGGGTTAAAGGTAAAATAACAACTCCAGACGTTGCTGATCGAACTATAAGCAGTTTTAATGTAGCCCGCTATATTGATAATCCTGCTGGAATGGGATATAAGTTTGTTAACTTTATAACTCCAACTAGTTTTGTTTTACATAATTGCGAAAGTTTACTTAAAGATACTGATGTTGCTCTTAGCACTCAGTATTGGAAAATAGAAAATCAGAATATTAATATTCATAACCAATACCAATTATTTACAGCTGGATTAGATACAAGCAAACCTAATTATGATATTGAAAGAAAATGGTTTGATAGTTTAATTGGATATGACACTGCTGGACGGACAGTTCCTGATCCTAATCTATCAGTTAAAGAAAGATATGGAATTTTAAACAATCCTAGACAATCTTGGTTTGTAAATAAAAACGAAGCCTTTAAACAAGTTATTGATAGAGTAAATGGTGTATTATTAAAGAATCTAATTATTGATGATAAAATTATTACTCCGTTACTTTCTAAACAGGAAATACCAGTTAGTACGTCTAGTTCTTTTGATATTACCGTAGATACTTACCAAGATTTATCATTTGTTGGATCTGCTAAAGTATCCCAGGCAACACTTACTCCAGTATTTGTTGATGGTAAAATAGTTAGAGTTACAATAACAGATCCAGGCAGAGGATATAAAGTTGTTCCTAATGTACAAATTTATGGATCAAATGAAACTCCTGCCGCTATAGCGTTAACACTAAACAGTGTAGGTTCAGTAATATCAGCTACAGTTACTAATCAAGGAAGTGGATACTCAGAGCAGTATACTACGTTATTTGTTAGACGCTTTACTGCTCTTGTAAAAAGTGATTCTACTATACAAGGTAAATGGGCCTTATATGAAAGAAATATTAAAAATACTGAATGGACAAGAAAATTAAGTCAGTCGTATGATACTTCATTGTTTTGGAATTACATAGATTGGTATGATGAAGGTTATAATATCTTTACTGAGATTGATCATTTAATTGATTCAACTTATCAACTAGAGTCACTAGATGATACTACAGGTGACATAATTAAAATTTCAAATGTTGGAACTGGCGGTTGGCTGTTGTTAGAAAAGATTGATAATTCTTCGTCAATAGATTATACAATAAGTTATAAAACAGTTGGTAGACAAAACGGAACAATTAAGTTTTTACCAACTTTATATAATGCAGGAATAAGTTCAGGCTTTGATAGTATAAGTTATGATATAAAGGTATATGATTCACAACCTGTACAAGAATCAAGAATAATTCTTAAAGCATTAAGAGATAATTTATTTGTTGATGAATTAGCAATTGAGTATAATAATTTATTCTTATCAAGTTTAAAATATGTATTTTCGGAACAAAAGTTAGTTGATTGGGCATTTAAAACTAGTTTTATAAAAGCAAAACATAACGTTGGTGATTTATCTAAAAAAATTACATTCCAAAATGATAACTTGCCAAGTTACGAAGAATATTTAAAAGAAGTTAAACCTTTTAAATCTAAACTACGCGAATATATAAGTGATTATAATTATTTAAATGTTTCTGGCAACTTAGTTACTGATTTTGATCTTCCTCCGAGATGGAATGATATTACTAAATCTATAACCCCTCAGAACGTAAAAGTTATAGATAATGTTATTGTAGGAACAAATGCAGACTTAACCACTTATCCAAATAAAAATTGGCTTGATAATATAGCGTACCAAGTTAAATCAATTGTAATAGCAGATGCAGGAAGCGGATATACGCAGCCTCCAATTATTAGTTTTGTAGGACAAGATCAAAGTTCAACTGACACTGGTTCTGGAGCAAAGGCAATTGCAAAATTAGGACGTGGCGGTAAAATAGAATCAATAGAATTAGTTTCTTCAGGAAGTGGATATTTGAATCCACCAATAGTAGAAATTAATGGTTCTATGTCCGAAGGTGGTACTCAAGCTAAGTTAATAGCATATATTGGTAATGGATTAGTAAGAGGAATGCATTCAACAATTAAATTTGATAGAGTATCAGGTTCATTTGTAATAACTAAACTTACTGAAGTTGAAACGTTTACTGGTACTGGAAATAAATTTATTTTTGATCTTATATTTCCAATGGATCTAAGAACTAATACAATAGAAATTAATATTGGTGGCGAACTTGCTTTACAAAGTGAATATACTTACACAAATATTAAAGATGTTACAAAGGGGTATGATAGATATTCAGGAAGGGTTACGTTTACAGTTCCTCCAAAATTTGGCCAGTTAATATCAATTACGTATAAGAAACCAGTAGAATTATTAACTGCTGCAGATAGAATTAATTTATTCTATGATACACAGTCAGGAAAATTTGGTAAAGATTTATCACAATTAATGGACGGAATTGATTATGGCGGAGTTGAAGTTAAGAGTTTTGAATTTGGTGGCACTACTGGTTGGGACGCCCTACCTTGGTATACCGACTCGTGGGATACATATGATACAACTTATGAAGATGAAGTATTTAAGTTAGATGGTTCTACTAGTAGTATTACACTAAGTAAGGCATTAGAAAACGGCATAGTTTACAACATCTATAAAAATGGTGTAAGAATTGATGATCCTAATTATCCAAGTAGTCAAACAAACCCAAATGCAATCTGTCAAAGTATTACAGGTAACGGAACAACAACTACTATATTCCTTGATGGCGACGGGCTTGGCATTGACGAGAGCGTAAGTTCTACAGATATTATTATTATTAGAAAAACTACTAGTGATGGTAGCTTTATTAATGATCCAGAAAGCTATGATACTACAATTGAAGGCGGCAACATTGCTTACACTACTGCTACAGGTTTAAAAGCAGAGGATATTACGATTGATGGTGACGGCTTTGTAACACCTACTACTTCAAAAGGCCCAGAAGAAATTGTTCCAGGACAAGTTTTAGATACTGTTGATATTTCAGTATTCGAAAGACCAACTGGCGGCAGTAGTATAATTGTTAATAGAAATTACATAGGTGACGGTTCAACAAAAATATTTGATATTGGTAAATCACCATTTACTGAAAGTTCGTTATTTGTAAAAATTAATAATGATATTCTTGAACCGACTACTAATGATTCAACCTTGGGATATACTATAGATTATGTTAATAAGGCAGTTAATTTTGAAATAGCACCAGTAGACGGCGCAAGAATTAATATAACCCTTGTTGAAGTAGCAGGATTACAGATATTAGACATTGACAGCTTTATTAGTGACGGAAGTTCAAACAGTTTTGAAACAAACATGAGGTGGACTGATAACGTACAAGCAATTGCAACTAGTAACGGTATTAAATTAGATACTACACTTATGAAAACTACAGGATTACATCCAAACAATGTTGAACTTGTATTAGCATCTCCATTAGCAGCAGGTGATGTTATTAGATATGCATTATTTATTGGAGAAGGTAGTGATCTTGATTCGTTTAGTCAAGTTGTAGTTGATGACTTTATAGCCGACGGTGTAAATGATAGATTAACATTAAGCCAAGCTCCATTTTCATATGGTCCTGCAGGTATTCATACACTTGTACAACTTGGAGATAAAATATTACATTCTGGTTACAATCAGTCATTTACAGTTTCAGCAGAAAGAGAATATAAATTAGATCTTTGGCAAATACCAATTGGGACTTTAACTAATTCAGAAGTACAAGTTTATCTTAACGGCACTTTGCTAGAATATTCAACACAGTGGTCATTTATTAGTGCTGAAGCGTTTGATAGTGATACTCCGTTAGACGAACAAATTGGAAGTACTGTGCAACTAGCTGAAACTATCGGGGTTGCCGGCGACGAGTTACTAGTTTATATAATTAAACAAAGTGAATATAGATTTGGATATTTTGAAAACCAAGGCGAAGCATCACAAGTATTTGTTCCACAACCAACTATTTGTTCGTTTGAAGTTGCTCGTCCAGTTGGAACTCGTATAAGAGTATTTCAGTTTAGTAATAGTATTGCCCAAAAGTTTGAAAGAGAATCTTACACTGTACGAGAAGATACTCCTCTTACTAAAGGATCTACAGCATATTACTTTTTAAACAATTTAAGAGCAGGACTATTTAAACTAAGAACTACAGCAGTTGATTCAAAGTATGTTTGGGTTATATTAAATGGTACATTATTGCTTGCTGATGTTGACTATAGTGTTACTAAAGATAACTCATATATTAAACTTGTTAATAATCTAAACGAAGGTGATAGGATTGAAGTATTACATTTTGGAAATCCTACAAATATAACTAAGTTTGGATGGCGCCAATTTAAAGATATGCTCAATAAAACACATTATAAGAGAATTGACGGCGAAAAGAATTATATTTTAGCAAAAGACTTACTTCAACACGATAAAACTATTGAGATTGCTAACGCAAACGGAATAACAGAAGTTGCAGTAGCATCTAAGTACCCTGGAGTTATATGGGTTAATGGCGAAAGAATTGAATATCGAATTAAAGATGGTAATTTATTAAAACAATTACAAAGAGGAACTTTAGGAACAGGAGTCCCTAATTTACATAGTTCAGGAGTTGAAATTTACGATCAAAGTATTGAAGCTTCTATGCCATATAAAGATGAAACTTTAACCACAACATTTACAGCAGACGGCACTAGTAATGCTTTTGAGTTAGATTTTGTTCCAGGTGCAGGAGGAGTTAACGAGTTTGAAGTTTTTGTAGCTGGAAGGCGACTAAGAAAAACAGCAATTTCTTCTTATAAGTTTGAAAGTAAAGATAATGCCGGCGTAATAACTAGTAGTACTGCACAGGATTCTCCAGAAGGCGATATAACTTTACCAGCAGAATTTAGTCTTAGCGGAAATACGTTAACTATAACAGTTAACGACCCAGAAACTGAATTAAAAGAAGGTAATAACATTATTATTATAAGAAAACAAGGAAAACAATGGACAGTACCAGGAACTCCAATGAGTAAAGCAGATTCAGACATTGGTAGATTCTTAAGGGCTACAAGTGTTGACTTACCGCGATAAATACAATGACAGGGAAAACAATATGACAGACAATTTTAATGATATGAACGGAGTTTTAATTCAGGGACATATTAAGATTCATGACCCAGAATCAAATCATACGTACATTGATAAACGCAATGCAATTCATTATGAAAATATGAGTTTAAGCCTTGCTGAAAGCATTGGTAATGGCGGAACTGGATGGATATATGAAATGAGTTTTGGTAACGGTGGCACTAGTGTTGACCCAACCGGAATTATTACATATTTAACTCCGAACTCAACAGGCACCAATGCCAGTTTGTATAATCAAACTCACACAAAGGTTATTGATGATAGAAGTGTAAATAATTTAGACCCTGTTAGAAATAAAATAGAAACAAGGCATGTAAGCGGCACAAATTATACTGATGTGCTAGTATCATGTTTATTAGACTATAGTGAACCAAGCGGCCAAGATGCATACGACACAGCAACAGATGGCTCAAACTTATATGTATTTGACGAATTAGGTCTTAAAGCATATTCTGCAAGCGGAACTGGACGACTTCTTACTCATGTTATTTTTCACCCTGTACAAAAGTCGCTTAATAGACTTATACAAATAGATTATACAGTTAGAGTACAAAGTTTAACTGGTTTTAATGAGGCGTAATTAAATGGCATATACAATATCATATACAGACGCTGCAAACAAGGGTACTATTGTAGTAGAAGATCTTACATTAAATACAGAAACTTCTTTACAGATACCTGGTAGAAACACTACTGCTTATGGTGCAGCTGTTGCTACTAACTTTTTACATTTATTAGAAAATTTTGCATTTAACACGCAACCAAGTAACGGTGTTGAAGGCCAATTATGGTATGATAATACAGTAGGAGAAGAAACACTTAAAGTATATGACGGAACAAATTGGATATCAGCTGCTGGCATTAAAAAAGCAGTTTCGGCACCGGAAGTAGCAGCTTCACAACTTGGCGATCTTTGGGTTGATACTGACAACCAACAATTATATTTGTTTTCAGGCTCAGGATGGGTGCTAGTTGGCCCTGAATTTAGTGACGGCTTATCAACTGGTATTACACCATCAACAATAGTTGGAACTGATAATATTTCTTATACAGTTATTCGACTTGATGTGCTATCACAACCAGCGGCAATCATTTCAACATCGACATTCACTCCAAAAACAGCAATTCCAGGATTTACAGTAATATCAACTGGTTTTAATTTAAGTAGTCTTAATATTACTGGCGCAGGCTTTTTAAAATATAGAGGCACTTCTGAAAAAGCAGAAAGTTTAGTAGTAGCAGGTACAGAAGTAGGTGCCGCAAACTTTTTAAGAAGTGATTTAACAAGCACAACTAATTATCCAATCAATGTTCAAAATAATTCAGGTATTAACTACGGTCTAAATGCAGAATTAAATGTTGGAGTTGAAGGTAGTGCAGGAGTTATACAGCATCAAATTGAAGGATCAAATATTGATGTTCGTGTTAAGAATAGCGGTATACTAACAACAGTATTAAGAATTGATTCAAATTTAAGAATAGGTATCAACAACACTGCTCCAGACGAAGCATTAGATGTTACAGGAAATATTAAAGCTAGTGGTACAGCAGTTATAAATTCTACCACAGAAAGTGAAACTATAAGCACAGGTAGTTTAATAGTTAAAGGCGGAACTGGTGTTGCAAAAAATGTATGGATTGGCGGTACACTAGATGTTGCAGGAACTTCATCGTTAACAGACTTAATGCCAAAAGTACATAATGCATATAGTTTAGGTACTAATGCAATAAAATGGAAAAATATTTATGCTACAGCATTTACTGGCAACTTAGTTGGTAATGTAAGTGGTACAGTTTCTGGTAGAGCAGGCTCTGCAGATAAAATAACTACAGCAACTACATTCCAATTAACTGGAGATGTTACTTCTCCAGCGTTTATATTTGATGGACAAACTGGCGGAACAACAAAAACATTTACTTCTACTATTAGTAATACTATTATTGGAGGCAAGTCGGCACTAACTTCGTCACAAGCTGATGATGAATTTTTGTTAAACAGAGTAACTGGCGCAACTGGTCTTGCAAAAATAACAAGATCAGATTTATTTAAAGCAGTTCCAACTAACCCAGCAGGGGTAATGATGGCATACGGTGGCAACACTGCTCCGGAAACTTGGTTACTTTGTGATGGATCTGAATATAGAATTTCTGACTATGCTTTATTATTTGAAGCAGTAGGATATAATTTTGGTGCTATTGCTTCAGTAGCAACTGGTTATTTTAAAGTTCCTGATTTAAGAGGAAGAACAGCAGTTGGTAAAGATAACATGGGCGGATCAAGTGCTAATGTTATTACTGCTGAGTCAGCGGATGTTATAGGGTCGCAGGATGGACAAGAAACTACATTAATTGATGTTGCTAATTTACCAGATCACAAACACGATATGAAGGGCGATGCCCTTACACAGTTTTATGCTATTAATGATTTAAGTGCTCCGACAACAGACACTGGCGCATTTAGAGGCGACGGTCCATCAGTTGCTTCTGGAGGCCAGTATTTGCCAAACAGTGGAGGAATTGAATCTGATGCGGCAATTGGGCAGTCACTAGATTTAATGAATCCACATTTGATTATTAATTACATTATCTACACTGGCAGGAGCAATTAATAAATGAGTTATAGAATTAATAAAACTAATGGAGATTTACTAGTAGATCTCGTAGACGGCCAAGTTGATATATCTTCAAGTAATTTAACACTTGTTGGTAGAAATTATTCAGGATTTGGTGAAGCGTTTAATGAAAACTTTATTGCTTTGTTAGAAAACTTTGCAAATACTACTTCACCAGGTACACCATTAACTGGTCAATTATGGTTTGATACTGTAGGCCAACGTTTGCAAGTGTACAACGGAACAACGTTTAAAGCTGCAGGCGGACCTATTGTTTCTGCAGTCCAACCAACAATGGTTTCAGGAGACCTTTGGATAGACAGTCTAAATAATCAATTACACTTTTATGACGGAACTGACTTAGTATTAGTTGGCCCTGAATATCAAGCTGGACAACAAAAAACAGGGTTTGAAGTACAATCAGTTATTGATTCTGTTAACCAAACAAAAACTGCCTTAAAATTGTATATAGGAGGATTGCTTGTTGGTGTATTTGCTAATAGTCAGTACTATGTAGAACTTGTAAATGGTATTCCAGGATATCCACAAGATACAAATGATACACAAACTCCAAAAAGACAATTGTTTAAAAATGGCTTTAATCCTGTTAGTAATGCGTTTACATTTTGGGGTACAGCTGCGTCAGCAAAGGCATTAGTTAATGATGCAGGCGTATCTTTTGATACAGCTAGTTTTATGAGTGCAGTTGGTGCAACACAAACTACAGGTAAACTTTCTATTAAGAACCCACTTGGTTTAGCAATTGGCGTTAGTGATGTTGAATACGGCATTATTAAATTTAATTCAGCAACTAATCAAATAGAATTAGAAGCTCAACAAGCTAATACAGATATTAATCTAAAAGTAAGAGAAGGTAATGCTTACATCTCAGGAATACTTGTTAATGCAACAAGTAAACGAGTTGGTATATTTACTGACACACCAACAGTTGAGCTTGACGTTACTGGTGCTGGAAAATTTTCAGGAAATGTAACAGTAGGTGGAAACTTACTAGTATCAGGAGATACAACATACTTAAATACTTCAACTTTACGTGTTGAAGATAAGAATATAGAACTAGGCATACAAGATGATAGTACAGTTGGTGCTGATGCAGTAATTGACGGCGGCGGACTTATTTTAAAATCGTCAGACGGTGACAAAGAACTTTCTTGGATAAACGCAACTAATAGTTGGACATTTAATCAAGATTTAAATTTAACAACTAATAGTCTTAATGCAGATCCTGCTTATAAAATTGACGGCGTTGAAGTGTTAAGTACAACAACACTTGCATCAACAGTTACAACAGCAACAGGTTTAGTTAATATTGGAACATTAGGAAGTCTTGATATTGATAATCTTAACTTTAACGGATCTACTATTACTGCAACAGGCGGACTTAATATAGTTGCGTCTGGCGATATAGCAATTAACACACAGAAAATTACAGGTGTTGTAGATCCGCTTACGTCTTCAGGAGTTGCTACAAAGAATTATGTAGACACACAGATTGATTCGGATAATATTGGTATTAATTTAGATATTACAGGTTTCTCAACTCCTAATGTAGGCGGCGTAGGATATGGGCCGTTTACTAATGTTATAGCAGTTTTACAGACAATGTATCCTGCAACTACAAAAAACGGAGCAACAGCTACGATACATTGTACAGACTATGCAGGCGCCACAATTAATATTGGACAGTCATTCTTAGATGATGCACTAAATAAAAGCTATGTATCAGTAGATAAAGACAATGTATCATCATCGCAATCAGTACTACAAGATATTGCAGTTGATGCAGCAGGCGTTTCAGGAACTGCATCTATTACACCGTCTAGATATACTATGATCTTTACAAGTAATGGGTCAACATGGACACATTCAAGTACGAGTAATTATCCGTAATGCAGATAAATACTATTAATACAATGCATATTAGGGGTTAAAGAAAAAATGGCATATACGATTGACAAATATAATAATACTCAACTTACAGTTGTCGAGGATGGAACCATTGACCAAACAACTGATTTAAAATTAGTTGGTAAAAATTATGCTGGATATGGAGAGATACAAAACGAAAATTTTGTATTCTTATTAGAAAACTTTTCTGGAATAAGTGCTCCACCAAAAGCTATATCAGGGCAAATTTGGTTTGATAGTTCAACAAGAAAATTAAAATTTTATGACGGGACTAAATTCCGTACTACAGGCGGCGCAGAAGTAAGTGCTACTGAACCGTCAGGATTAACTGAAGGTGATTTTTGGTGGGATACTACTAATGAACAATTATATGCATATAATAGTTCGACCTTTGTTTTAGTCGGCCCGCAAGATGCTGGAGCATTATTAACTCAATGGAAAAGTGACACAGTTAATGATAACACTGGAACTGCAAGGTCAATAATTAAAGCAATCATTAATGACGAAGTAGTAATGGTTGTTTCAAACCAAACATTTACAATTGATTCGACAGACGTAACTAATGCTATTGCAGGGTTTGATATTATCAAACAAGGTATGACATTAAAGAACACTGTTAATTCAACTGGCGGCGTCACTTCAACCAACTTTATATATTGGGGAACAGCATCAAACGCACTAAAACTTGGTGGAATTGATGCAGCAAACTATATTCAAGTAGGAGATGCAAACTTTACAAGTTTAGCTGAATTTGCAGACATTGGTATAGCAATTGGTGACTCAAACGATTTTAGAATTAAAATTGAAAACGGTAATGAAGCAGTAATTGCTAACGAAATTGGAGCACTTATAAATGTTAGAGTAGCAACAGCTGCTGGAGCAATTAAAAATCCATTACGTGTTAAATCAAATTCTGTTATACCTGGATTAGCAACTGACGGCATTACAACTGAAACAGTAACATTAGGATCGTCAGATCATTTATTTAATAATGTATATGCAACTAATTTTACAGGTACCTCAGAAAAAGCTACAGCATTGGTTGTAGACGGCACTAGTCGAGCAGGTTCAGAAACTATTGCTAACGGTACAGTTGCAACAAGAACAGCTGCTTCAGAAGTTATTAATGCACAAACTATTCCAGCAGGGTCGTTAAAGGCTAATTATTTTGTTGGTATTTCGACACAAGCACAATATGCTGACTTAGCTGAAAAATATACAACTGTAGAAGAACTTCCTGTAGGAACAGCAGTTTCTATATGCACTCATCCAGATCATGAAGCTGATGCAGCATCAGGATTAGATATATGTATTGGAGTAGTTTCGAATTCTCCTGCGTATCTAATGAATGCTGAAAGTAAAGGTCAAATAATTGGATTAAAAGGAAGAGTACCAGTACGAATAATTGGAGTAGTAGAAAAAGGCAATGCAGTATATGTTGGAGAGAATGGCATTTGCCAAGCTTCTATAGCAACAGAGCGTAATATTGTAGGTATTGCACTAGAATCTAATACCAATGAAGGCGAGAAACTGGTCGAATGTGTATTAAAAGTTTAAAGTTAAATAAAAGGTTAGCGAATTATGGTTGATGTTGTATCACAAGAAGTAATCACTGCAGCTACATTTAACGGTTTGCAAAGTAGAATAGAAACTGTTTTAGGACAAGGATTTACTGATACTGGGTACGGACAATCTCTCAGCAGTTCAATCGTTGCTGCTAATACTGTTATAACTGCACAGCATTTAAATAATTTAAAATCTGATATTGATAAATGTCGAGCTCACCAAACAGGTAGTCTATCTCCGTTAGAAACTATAGGAGTTACAGACCAAATTGGAGCAACTGAGTCTATTTCGGCATCTGGTGCAATTAGCACGTCAAAAGGAATCAACGATTACTTAGCATTGCTTAATAACATCGAAGGTGACAAGCAACAATGCGATGATACACAAGCGTCAGTAGAGGCTGTATTATCAAGTACACGAGTTTCAGAATGGAACGGAACGATTATTCATAAGTTTTTAATAACGTTTGCAAGTATAGATGCAAGAAGACATTTTTTTAATGCAGGCGGACAACTAAGAATCCAAGGACAATTAACATCTGGAAGTAGTGCAAAAGATTCAGATTGGGCTACTATGTTATCTGCAATGGGCACAATAACTATTGCGTCTCATACTACAACACAATCAGGAACAGGAGTTCCTACGGCAATTGGAAATTTTGAATTAACTTCAACATCGCAGAGATTGTTTCATAAGCTAGGAACAGCGTATGATTATTCTAATAACATGTTTCAAGTTAATGCAAAAACAATAGATAGTGATAAAATAGAAATTGAGATACAGTTACAAGATAACGCAGACGGTGGCGGAGATCCTAACGTAACAGGAACGATTACTAGTTCTATTACACATCGTAGACCTTCAGGAACATATGTTTCTATTCCGTCACCTACTTACTCTAACACTACTTTGTTATAAAAAATATTTAGGGTACCTTCTTTTTTAATAAATACAATATAGTTCAATAAAGGGGTATTTAGCGTATGGTCGCAGTTGGTACAAATGTAACAATTACTGAATATAATGATTATGTGTTGCGTCTTAACGCAATATTAGGTATTGGCACCGGCACCTCTGGTTATGGTGTTGCAATGACCGGCCCAGGACAAGCAGTTGCAGGAACTACTGAAATTTCAGCTGCTCAATGGGATGGCTTGCGTACAGATATTAACCTAATTTATGCCCATCAATTAAATTCAACTACAAGTGTTGGACAACTTGTTTCAGGAAATATAATTGGAGCCGATGTATCAAATACAGGAACTGGAAATACTGTAATTCGTGATGACGCTACAAATACCTTTACTATTGTTAATCCTGCTAATAACAAAGGTATAAATGACTTTAGTGGAATATTAGAAACAATTGAAGCTAATCCAAGAACTGTTTATGCACCTAACTTATCATTAGAATCAAAAATCGTACCATCAACGTCAGGAGCATCCTATACATCATCTTGGCAAAGTTTATCTGCTATAGTACAAGTTACATTTGCTGGCGGATATAATTGTAAAAATAATGCAGGCGCAACAGTAACAGCAACTACTGATGACCACAGAAGACACTTTTTTAATACAGGCGGAGAAATTCGTTTTTCTTCAGAAATGACAAACGGTTCAGGGACAAAAGCAGCAGACTGGACAACAATGTTAGTAAATGCAGGTACTATTTCTTTTAAAAATAGTGCTACAACTACTACAGGATCTGCAACAGTTGGTAGTGGATTTGGTTCAGAAGATTTAACAACAAGCTATCAACAAATTGCTATTAAGTATGGATCTGATGCTTTATATGCTGAAAATAATTTTTCTATAAATGCTAAAATAGATGGATCAGGAAACATACTGTTTCAGTTTGTTTGGACAGATTCTGACTCAGGTGATCCTTATACTGACGAATCAGTCAACGGTGACGTAAGCATTACTATGTCACAAATAAGGTGTACAACACCTATAACTATTCTTAATCCGGGTTACACTATAAGTCAAAATATCCAATAAAGTCCTTGACTTCTTCTAGTTTTTAGTATATACTAGTACTGTATGTTAAAGGAGTATAAATATGGACGACCGATTAGAACGAGCTCTTGAATTTTCTAATTTTACTGTTACACTTAATAACCAACGAAATTTAATCCACGAAAAGTTTCTAGAAAGCTGTGAGCATTATGTTTATGGCGGAAAATTTAATATTAATAAGGAATTACTTAATTTTTGTAATACACTAATTCAAAATAATCAAACAAGTGCTGTTATTATAGATGACAATAACACACCTGTTGAAATTGAAAATCTTAATGAATTTTTTGAAGATATTCTTAGTATATATTCTTCAAACACAAATTCGTATCTAGTAAAATTTAATGAACTAAAAAAATCTAAATCAATTAAAGGTATGTTAGATCTATGACAAAGGGAGTGTTACTTTATGCATTAAATAATCAAGAAGTTGATTATATAAAACAAGCGGTTTTTTGTGCAAAAAAAATTAAAGAGCATTTGAAATTACCTGTTGCAATAGTAACAGATACTCCAGACTATCTAGAGACTGCATTTAAGTTTTATAAAAAATACATTGACGAGATTATTGTAATTCCAGAAGTTTATGTAGATCAAAAACGAAATTTCTTAGACGGAGTGTATACTACTAAGAGACTGCCTTGGAAAAATCATAGCAGATCTGATTGTTATAGATTAACTCCATTTGATGAGACAATTGTTTTAGACGCTGATTATATTATTGGAAACAATATTTTATTAAATTGTTTTGATCTCAACGAAGACTTTTTAATATATAGTACGCCAAAGGATATTATTAGTACTGTTCGTACTGTACAAAAATTTAATAGAATTAGTGATAGAACAATTGATATGTATTGGGCTACTGGGTTTTATTTTAAAAAAAGTCCGTTTATGGAACTATATTTTAATTTAGTAAATCATATTAAAGATAATTGGCATTATTATAGGTTAATGTATCAAATTCCTGATAGCAATTATCGAAATGATTTTTCTTTTAGTATAGCAGTGCATATTTTACGAGGATTTCAACTTAATCAACACTGGCCTGTTGTAATGCCGGGTAATATGTATCTTGCTTCTGATTCAGATTTGTTCCTTTCAATAGAAAATAATAAACTAACATTTATTGCTGATTGTGCAAATAATGGCCAAAAATATATTACAGTAAGTGTAGAAGATCTAAATGTACACGTAATGAATAAATTTAGTTTAGGAAGAGTTATAGATAAAGAGTTTACAAATGAATAATGGATTTTGCTTATTAGCACAAAATAATTCTACAACTGACTATGTACGACAAGCATATGCACTTGCATTAAGTATTCATAAGTTTAATAAAGATCAGAAAATTTGTATTATTACAAATGATCCTGTTCCTGTTGAATGGCAATCAGTATTTGATCAAATAATTCCAATTCCGTGGACAGATCAAGCAGAAGATACAGATTGGAAAATTGAAAATCGATGGAAAGTGTATCACGCATCACCGTATGATAATACTATTGTTATGGATGTTGATATGTTAGTATTACATGATATAACTCACTGGTGGGACGAACTTAGTAAACAAGATTTGTTTTTTGTTAGTAATGTAAAGAATTATCGAAATGAGATAGTTACTTCTCGCTACTACAGAAAAACGTTTGACGAAAACAAGTTACCAAATTTATATAGTGGGTTTTATTATTTTAAAAAAAGCAAAATAGCACATGAGTTTTTTACACTATTAGAATTAGTAATGAACAACTGGGAAATGTTTTATGGAAAAGTTGCAGGAAATTATTATCAGAAATGGTGCAGTTTTGATCTAAGTTGTGCAGTTGTAAGCAAGATACTAGATAATGAAACTAGTATAACTAATCCTAATTCTAATATTACTTTTACGCATATGAAAACACATTGTCAAAGTTGGCACGATATTCCTGAAAAATGGACTAATGTATTAGGCGGATATTTAACACAAGAAAAAAATTTGTTAATTGGTAATTTCCTACAACGCAATATATTACATTATATTGAACCGGAATTCTTAACAGACCAAATGATTAGTAGACTGGAGTCGTTATAATGTTTTATGTATACTATAATAAAGCTGGAGATTTGCTTTCAGTAACCAACGAATTACATGATAATAAGTCATACCTTCCAATTGACCAAGCTACATATGTCGAATTTGTTTCTGGAAAAAATAATCTTATTGATTATTTTATAGAACTAACTGATGGTGGTCCTCCAACGTTTTTAAGAAAAGATGCTGCTGAAATTTTTAACATTGATAAAAGTGTTCATGAACTTAAAAAAATACACCAACCCAAGCAGTATTTAAAAAATTCATTTTATATTATTCAGGACTTAAAGAAAAAGAAATGGCAAGCTAAAGCAAATTTATCAGGACCGTCCTTAACAAGAATACTGCACCATAAATACATGCAACAGTACAAAAGAGTGTACATAACACAAGCACATAATCCGAATATATTAATAGGCGAACTTACAATCGACATGCAAAAGTTTACAAAAAAACCATTATTTGATATCTCTGTTAATGATCCTTCAATAGTGTCTTGGAATGACGTTAGTTTATACTGTCCTGTTATTAATGAACAGTTTTATCATGTTGTTAAGGAATGCTAATATATGTCTAAAGTATTTAAAGTTGTAGATTACGACATCATTTATTTAAGTTACGATGAACCAAACGCAGAAAAAAATTATGCCGATTTATTAACAAAGGTGCCTTGGGCAAAGCGTGTACACGGTGTAGAAGGCAGTGATGCCGCACACAAAGCATGTGCTAAACTAAGTGAAACAGATCGTTTTATTACAGTTGACGGCGATAATATTATTAGAGACACTTTTATACAACAAGAAATTAACTTTGATGACCATGCAGACTTAGAACATAGTGTAATTAGTTGGTGCGGAAAGAATATAATCAACGGACTAATGTACGGTAACGGGGGACTTAAATGCTGGCCTAAAGACTATGTATTAAACATGCGTACACATGAAAATGCAGATCCTAATAATGCCCATGCACAAGTAGACTTTTGTTGGGATTTACAATACATTCAACAAAATAGTTGTTTTAGTGATGTATATAATAATTATACTTCACAACAAGCATGGAGAGCTGGTTTCCGTGAAGGCGTCAAGATGGCACTTGACCAAGGAGTAAAACTTAATACTACTGAAGAACTTCTGACTAGTCATTGGAAAAATTTACACCGATTGTATATCTGGACCATGAGCGGTGCTGATGTAGAACACGGATTGTGGGCTATTTATGGAGCTCGCGAAGGGTTATATAAAACCATGTGTACAGATTGGGATTATGTAAATGTACGTGACTTTGAATATTTAAACAATATGTGGGATAAAGCGTATAGTAAAATTACAGATGAAATGTTACCTTCCGAAATTATAAAATTAGGAGATACGTTAATACGCGAGCTTAGAATTCCTATTGCAGCAAATCCATTAGATGCTGAACAAAGTAAGTTTTTTAAAGCAGTATATCAACAACCAGACAGAATAGCTAGACACCAAAAATTGATAGATCCAGAATAAGGTAATACTGTATATGTTAAATGAAAATAAATTTTACAATATTTTAGATCATCATCATAAAGAGGCTAAAGATTGGGTTGTTGTTAATTGGAACTTAGGAAACATGTGTAACTTCTCGTGTAGTTACTGTCCTCCAGTGTTAAACAACGGATCATTTGGTTGGCAAGATTTTGAAACGGTAACAACGTTTATTGATTCTTGTGAATCTCATTATGCACCTCGTAAAGTATATTTTGAATTTACAGGAGGCGAGGTTACATTATGGAAAGACTTTATAAAGTGTGCTCAGTATATTAAATCAAAAGGACACGATATAGGATTTATTAGTAACGGCAGTCGTACGCTTCGTTGGTGGGAAAAAAATAAAGAAAATTTTGATCATGTGTGTTTAAGTTTCCATTCCGAAGAAGGTGATCCTAAACACTTTATTGAAGTAGTTAAAATTATGAGTCAGCAGTGTAGAACACACGTAAATGTAATGATGCACTACGATCCTAAAATATGGCCACGTTGTCAAACAGTTGCTGAATCAGTAATAGAAATTCCTAATATTAGTTTAGCACTTCAGCCTCTAATTATTGATTTTGGAGAAACCCTATATACTTATACTGATGAGCAAACTGAATACATTGATAGGCAATGGCATAACTTAGCAATTAATATTAAACACACTAAAGAATGGAAATTGTATCGCGGCAGTATGGATATGATAGATACTGTAAATAATAAAACAACAAATAGTTCTGCTCATCGATTTATTGCTGAAAATACAAATAACTGGAAGGGCTGGGCGTGTTATAGTGGCGTTGAACAAATTGTAGTTGATTTTGATGGAACTGTAATGATTGGTTGGTGCCGCGTTGGTGGCTCTTTAGGAAATATGAAAGATCCTACTAACATAGCTTGGCCATCAAAACCAGTAACTTGTAATAAGAGCTACTGTCATTGTAATTTTGATATTATGAGTAAAAAGGTATTACTGGTAGAGAATCAAACGTAATATGGATCAACCTACTGGAAACAAACAACTTCGGCTTTATAATAAAGATAATCAATATAAATTATCTAGTGTTGACGAGATAATAGCAAATAACTTAAATACTTGGAAAAATTGGAAATGTAGCGCCGGCGTAAGAAGTTTATATATTGATTATGATGGAAATGTGTGGATAGCAAACTGTGCTAGTGCAACACATTATGGTAAAGTGCATGATCAACAAATAAAAGCATTTACTAATGATCAAACTACTGTTGATCAATTATGGAAAGAATATAGAGAAAATATAATTGGTGCATATCCACATCGTGATTGGATTGAAAAAAATACCGAGCAGGGTTGGCCAATGCCAAAAGATAATTGGGAAACCTGCGAACAACATATAAAACTTATGGAATGTATTACTAATTTAGAAAAAGAATTTTTTAAAGTTCCAACTAACTTAGGTAATGCTGGACACGAAATATGGCAATGGAAATCTAAAACTAGTGATGATGTTTGGGGTCTACAAGGCAGTATTTTTACAGGGTGGACTACTCCTACTAATTGGGTTACATGTCCCTTTTCTACATGCGGTTGCGGTGCTGACGTTATACTAAGTAAGGCAAAAGATGACTCATCTTTAAACCAGCTACATGTAACAACTTTAGGTTATAAAGGACAGGAATTAGGAACCTTTAAAGACCATGCAGATCCTGCAACTGGGATTGAAATGAATTTTCCTATTGATTATCAAATATTATGGGATATAACTCGACGGTGTAATTATAACTGCGATTATTGTTGGCCAAGTGTACATAATAATACTGAAGAACATCATGACTATAATAAGATTATTGAAACAATTGATAAAGCTATAAATGATTGGAGTAACGGAAGTAGTATACGTTGGAACTTTGGCGGTGGCGAACCAACAATGAACCCAAAGTTTTTAGATATTCTTAAACACCTTAAACAACGAAATCAGTGGGTACTTGTTACTACTAACGGGAGCCGTAGTAAAAAATATTGGAAAGAAGCAAGTAAATACATTAATAGTGTTAATATGAGTGCTCATTTTGATAGTATGGACAAGTATCCAGGTAACGAAACTCGATTTATTGAAAACTGTGAAATAATTATTAATCATCATAAAGAAGTATCAAATGACCATTGGTTAGAAATTAAATTAATGACACCTCCGGGAATGTTAGATCGAGCTATAGAATTTAAAAATAAAATTGTTAATTTAGGTTTAGATAGTATAGGAGCAAATAAAAGACAAATTGGTGCCATCAGTCTAGTCCCAATTAGAGATTTAGCTGACAGTAGTAAATTAGTAGGATATAGTGAAAATGAACTTAAATTTTTCCAACAACAAGAATAATGATAGAATGTTAGGAGAAAGAAATGCCTGATAAATTTGACTTAGATATATTTAGAACAACAGATGAACGAATCAAAATGATTAATGATCCTGATTGTCCAATTGAAGTAATGTTAATAGTTGCCGAACATGATCTTGACCAAGCAGTACTTGAAGCTCTATGGGTTAAAAAAGAACTACCTAGTGTTGATACTCCTAATGGACGTAAGATTAGATCAATTCTTAATATTAAATTAAATGGAAAAACAGATCACTTAGATAAACTTGCCGAAGCAAAAAATACTGCCCTTAGTAAAAAACGATACTCTGCATTTTGCCCAATTCCTTGGAATCATCTAGCAACAAATGCAGATGGAAGTATTCGAATGTGTTGTCAAATGATTCATGATACTAAACCAAGTTTTGGAACTGTCTATAAAGACGATGGTAATGTTCTTACAGGTAAAGACGACATTACTAAACATAGGAATGCTCCTGCTTGGAAACAGTTAAGAAAAGATATGTTAAATGGCATTGATCCTAAAATATGTAAATTATGCACTGATGAAGAACAGAATGGTATTGGTAGTAAACGTCAATGGACTAAAAAAATATATGAAGATGTTTATTATAAAGCAGTACGGCTAACAGATAGTGATGGCTCTATAGATAATAAAGAATTTCCAATTACATACATGGATTTAAGATTTGGAAATAAATGTAATTTAAAATGTAGAAGTTGCGGTCCTACTGATAGTAGTTTATGGTATGATGATTGGGTTGCAATGCGTCCTGATAATCCTACATTTACTTATAGAGACCATATGGAAGTTAAGATTGAAAATTTACCAGACGGTACGTATGGTGTACCAGAATTATTTGATTATGACCAAACGTATATAAAATTATGGGAACATATATTAAATAATTTAGATGTTATTAAACGATATTATTTTACAGGTGGTGAACCTACTATTAATTTAAAACATAGAGAATTATTAGACTACTATATTGATAGAGGAACTGCTAATGAAGTAATATTAGATTATAACACTAACATGGCAGGAGTTCCTAGCAAAGTATTTAATCAATGGAAATATTTTAAAGAAGTGCATGTAGGTATGAGCATTGACGGAATATACGAACATTTTGAATATATTCGTCATCCAGGAAAATTTTCTACAGTTGAAAAAAATATGCGTAGACTTGATTCTGAAGAAGGATTTGATCGATTAGTACCTAGTGTTACTTTAACATTAAGTACGATGAACGTATTACATTTTCTTGATATGCAATGGTGGATGAAAGAACAAAATTGGAAAAGAATTAACCAAGTAATTATAATACACAATTTATATGGGCCAGAATTTCTTAACATACAAAATTTACCAACTGATTATAAAATGTATATTGACAAACGGTATAAACAATATATTCTAGCAATTAATAGAAGATGGAATATTACAGACGAAGATAAAGCATATTGTAAGTTAGTCGAAATCAGACTTAATAGTATCTTAACGCATATGTGGGATAAAGAAGGTAACAAAGAAGAATTTAAAAGATTGTGGGAAACAACACACCAGTTGGATAAAATACGCAACGAATCTTGGCAAGTTTCTATGCCAGAGTTTGAAAAAATGATGAAAGAGTGTAATGAAAATAGAAAAACTACAGTACGACTTAAAGTCGCAGGTAAAAAGTAATCCTGCATTTTGTATTATGCCGTTTACTCATACCTATGTGACTACAACAGGGGCTTCAAATTTATGCTGCATTGCTAATTGGGGGACACCGGTAGTCGAAAATGTTCAAGGTACTGATCTTCAAGATATTTGGACAAGCGATGATATGCAAAAAATTCGTCAAGATATGCTTGATGGTAAATTTGAAAAGAGATGCTCAACTTGTTATAAGCAAGACAAAACTGGTGGCGGATCAGATAGACAAAGTCAAAATTATCATTTTACTAAATGGTATGGAGATATAGAATTAGATGTAATAACTGGAAATGATACTGGTTATCCTTTGTGGGCAGATATTCGCCCTGGTCGAATGTGTAATTTTAGTTGTAGAATGTGCTTTGGCGCAGTAAGTAGTAAGATTGCAGATGAACAATTATTATTTCCTGAAACACAAGCTATAATGGGAGAAGAATGGCTAGATGTTGATGAATGGATAGACGATCCGGTTTGTTTTAAAAGCATACAAAAACAAATCCCGCATATGAGAATCTTAAAACTAGCCGGCGGCGAACCATTGTTTATGCCCGGAGTAATTAAATTATTAAACTGGTGCGTAGAAAGTAATAATACACACCTAAGATTAGACATTACAACAAATGGTAGTCGAACTAAAGGAAAGGTTACTTCGTTATTACCTAAGTTTAAAGCAGTAGATATTCAATTTAGTATGTGCGGAATAGGTTATACAAATGATTATATACGATATGGAGCAAATTGGGAGCAGTTAAATACTGCATATGCAAACTATATACAAATGCCTAATGTAAGAGTACATTTATTAGCAACCGCACAGTTATATAATGCTTGGGATTTACCAAAGTTAGTTGATTACTGGGTAGCTAATGGTTCTAACGGACATTTTATATTTAATATAGTTGATCATCCTAAAGACATGCAATTAGATTTATTACCATTGCAAGATCGATTACAAATAGCGTTAGAATTAGAAGACAGATTATCAGTTTTTAACGAAGAACAGTGCAATATTAGTCGTATACATCATATTATTAATAGGTTAAAACAACCAGAAGATAAAAGTCTTGCAGGAATTGCAAAACAAACTGATTTAATTCGAGCATTAGTTAACAGAACGGTTACTTATGATAGAATAAGAAAGCAAGATGTTACAAAAATACATCCAAAGTTATCGGAGGTTTTTAAAAAATGGAAGACCCTATAGAATTTCCTAGCCAAGATAGAGATCAAATAATAAAAACAATGATTGCTCAAGAAGTACGTCATGCAAGTAGTCATTTAAGTAATACTAATCCAAATTTAAAAAATGCACGACATTATAAATACTGGAATGAACAAATTAATGAAAGAGGATATGATTATTGGAGCGAAAATGTCCCTGTAATTGAAAAAGATACTAGAATAAGTCTTGTTATTGCTCCTAGTTGGGGAACTATTTTTCCTCCGTATAACCTTGCTAGGCTATCTAGTGTATTAAGACAAAATGGATACAAGGTTGATGTATTTGATGTTAATATTGAATCCTTTCATTTTGTTAAACAGCACAACAAAAAGAATTTTTGGGATAGTATCTACTATTATAGCTGGGAAATGCCAGCTTATAGAGATGAAATTGAACCGTTAATTAAACCAGTATTAGATAAAGCTATTCAATCTATTATTAAAAAGCATACTCCTGTAGTAGGATTTAGTTTATACTTAACTAATATACTCGCTAGTATGTATATGATTAAAGAAATTAAAAGATTAAGCCCAGAAACCATAATTGTTGCTGGTGGACCAGAAGCGTTTACTGATTGGTTTGACGCTAAACTATTAGATCAAGGTCTTGATCCTACGTTAATAGACTTTCGAATTCAAGGAGAAGGTGAACAGTTAATATTAACACTATTAGAAGACTTAGAAAAGTTTCCTAGGCATAAAATTCCTAAGGTGTTAGGAGGATTTAAGAGTAAGTTAAATCTAGATGAACTTCCTTTTCCTGATTACTCTGATTATAATTTATCTTTATATGATTATCCTGATGGCACAAGTATTGAAACTAGTAGAGGGTGTGTAGCAAAGTGTAGCTTCTGTGCAGAAACGCATTTTTGGAAATTTCGATGGACTCAGGCAGATCGTACTATTGCAGAAATGAAACATATGATTAGTAATTACGGTATTAAACGTTTCTGGTTTGTTGATAGTTTAGCAAATGGAAATTTTAAAGAGTTTCAAAAATTAGTAGATTTAATATTATCTGAAGATTTAAAAATACGTTGGAATAGTTATGCACGTAACGATGGCCGAATGGATTTAAAAATGTTTGAAAAAATCCACCAGTCTGGTTGCACAACTCTTAGCTTTGGTGTAGAAAGTGGTTCGCAAAAAGTTTTAGATGATATGCAGAAAAAAATTAAGATTTGGGAAGTAGAAGCTAATCTTAAAGATGGCAAGTCAGTCGGAATGACAAATCATGTTAATTGGTTAATTGGGTTTCCAACTGAACATCTAAACGAGTTTTTACATAGTTTAGAGTTGTTGTATAATACCCGTAAGCACATGCACGTTATTTCTCCAGGATTTACTTGTGGCGATGCTCCATTTAGCAGTATGAACTTAGAATGGAAGAAATATAACTTAGAATGGATTGAACAAGCCGGTGATAATAAATTTTTATCAAATTGGTGGACAACTAATTATAAAAACACTATCCTTCATAGGTTTATTAGATTAAAGTTAACAAACATTTGGTTAAAAGAAATTATTACACAAGCAGACGGGACAGTTATAAACGCTCAGTATAGACCAAGTTTACAAAAGTCCTACGATGTAACATATAAAAATAGTTCTTTTATTGAACGTATTGAACAAGGTATTGAAACGTTTGATTATTTTAAAGGAAGTTTATCTGCTACTTTAGTAAATGAATATCTTCCTTTTATTTGGGTTATGTATAAGACTATGGGTGCATATTCTATTACATTAAAATTTTCACCTGAGATTGATTTACCTGAATTTGGAACGTTTGTAACAAATAACTATGTCTCTAATGTAAGTGCAACTGTAAATAACGTAGGAATACTAAACTTTACATGTACTCATAAATTTGTACACGAATCACTTAAAGAAGACCCTGATGTTATTACACACGAGTTAGTTCGAGAAGATAAGTCGTTTAAGAACGAAACTTTTACTTATAACGGACATATTGACGATATTTGCAAATGAATATTAATTTTTATTATGATAAGATAACTGAAACAGGCCCAGTTCCAAACGGAATTTTAGATTATTGTATTGATGAAAAATATTGGCCATTGCCGTTTGGCCCTGCTACTGAGGCAGACGGGTTAACAGAAGTAATTTCTAGTTTTTATTATTCAATGATAGAAAATAATTGTCAAATTTCATTATTTACTAACGAAAATTTCAGTGATCATTTATTTTATCCGTTAGAAATAGGAAACGGAATAAATGTTTACATTCCTCCAAATACATTAAACCACTTACGTACAGGAAAAATGAAACTTTTATTATTAGGACAATCGTTTCAATTTTATGACCAAATACTACACTTAAAGTTTTTATCAAATATGTTTATAAAAATGAATATAGCTCCTGATAATATTATTATTATAACTAGTGACATTAATAATTCGTACCAAGAGCTACTATATCCTTGTAAATCATATGGTATTGATTGGTGGCAAATAGAATCTCGATTAATTCTTAATAAAACTACAAAAAAATATAATAATTTTTTTAAACCAATAAATCCGTTATTACAAGTACACAATTTTGATATACAGACTTTTAATCCTAATATGTTATTTCATTTATACGGAGAGAAATCCTTACCTCATCGCACTAAATTAATAGAAAGTTTAGAAAACAGTAGTCTATGTGATGTTGGTACTATAACTAAGAGTGACAATATTAAATATCATACTAATAGTCTCTTTACAATAATAACTCCAACTTCTCCGGTTGTAAATCAAACATATATGAGTGAAATAAATGCTTTATTTACAAATTTAGATATATGGCAATTATTAGTAATGGGAAAACCTTTTATAATAATAGGATGCCAGCAAACAATTAAATATTTAAATAGTTTAGGATATTTTACCTTTTATGATCTTATTAATGAAAAATATGATTCTTATTTAGACATAGATGTTAGGATTAAGTTAATTTGTAGCGAACTAACTAGAATTAAAGATAACGACAACACGCATATTTTAAATAACACAAAGAAATTTGCTAAACTTAACAAAGAAAAATTTTTAAATAGATCACACATGCCAATGTTTTTAAATTTATTTGATAAGATACGATATGGTTGACAAAAAAGAAATAGGAGTGTATAATTAAGTATGTATGATATTATGTTTATAAGTTATCAAGAACTTAGTGCAGACGAAAACTGGGAAAAATTAAAAACTAGATTTCCAATTGCTAAACGTGTGCATGGTGTTAAGGGAATACATCAAGCACATATCGAAGCAGCAAAGAAATGTTTTACTAAAATGTTTTGGATTGTAGATGCTGATGCAATAATTATGGACAATTTTAATTTTGATCACGAAGTACCTCTGCACCAACTAGATCACGTACATGTGTGGCGTAGTCAAAATCCTGTTAATGATTTAGTGTACGGTTACGGAGGAGTAAAGTTATTTCCTCGAAAATTAACGTTAGACGTTGATATTAATTCAACAGACATGACAACTAGTATTAGTGACAAGTTTAAAGCAATGCCTGACATTGCAAATATTACAGCATTTAATACAGATCCTTTTAGTACTTGGAAAAGTGCTTTTAGAGAATGTGCTAAACTATCAAGTAAAATTATAAAAGGGCAAAAAAATGATGAAACGAATGAAAGACTTAGAATTTGGACAACAGTGGGAAAAGACAAACCGTTCGGCAAATACTGTATTAAAGGTGCTAGTGACGGTATGGAGTTTGGTTTATCTAACGGCGCTGATCTTAATTTAATAAACAACTTTGATTGGCTAAAGGAACAGTTTGATGATTGAATGGAAAGACGATAACGACATTTTTGGAAGAATGTTAGTACTAACTAACAATCCATTATTTAATAATCTTCGAAATGCAGTTGACAACTACGATGCTGATCTTAGTGATGCACTTAGTTGGGGACAACTAAAAAGTAAAAGATGGCTGGTAACTGAACTAGAATCGTTAGACATTTCGTTAGGTACTATTTTTTTATGTGCTGGATGGTATGCTACTCTTGCGGCAATGTTATTTCAAAGTAAATGTAATATAGATAAAATTAGAAGTTTTGACATAGACGAATCATGTTTACAAATAGCTGATACAATTAATCGAAACCAAGTTAAAGAAGATTGGAAGTTTAAAAGTATTACACAAGATATTATGGATATTGATTATAATAAGCACGAATGGCAAATTTGGAGTAATACTAATAATAGAATGAATTATCCTATTACAGATACTCCTAATACTATTATAAACACAAGTTGTGAACACATAGAAAATTTTGAAGAATGGTACGCAAAGATACCAAGCGGTAAGCTAGTTATATTACAAAGCAACAACTTCTTTGAAGTTGACGAACACGTTAATTGTGTAAACGATATTAACGAATTTAAAAGAATGTCACCTATGAATACTGTGTTATATAGCGGAGAATTACAATTGCCTAAATATTATCGATTTATGTTAATTGGATACAGGTAAATCAATTTCTCTAATTAGATCTTTAATTTCTGGCACATAATCGTTTATATCAGTTCTATTTTTCTTTAAATATTCTGTATAGTTCCAAAAGTCATTTATAGTTTTATTAGATGGTACATTGTTAATTGCACTATCAATATTTTTTATAATTACTTTATCATTTATAAGATCCTTAACTTTATTTAGAACTTCTAGTTTAAGTAAATTTATTTGATAATAGGATGGGTGCTGTATAAAATGTATAGCTACATGACGGCTGCCGAATAACTTTTCTGTTTCAATTAAAAAATTCGGAAGGTCCGGAAATGTAACACATGATACTGTACTGTCACATCTTAATCTTATTAATGGATATTCTTTTTTTATTCTTTTAACATTATTAATTACATCATCCCAATTACCATTAGACCTTTGATAATTAAAGAACCGATTTGATCCGTCAAAGCTAAAAGTTAGAACTGCTCTCTTAAACGTTCTAAACTTATCAAGAAGGGGTTTATTAAATACAGACCCGTTAGTATGTGCAGCAACTTCTGCGGTCTTAGGCACGTAATCTAATAAATCAATTAGCATACTTGCATTGTAAAAAGGTTCGCCACCAGCAAAGATTAACAATTGTAAATTTTTCATTTTTGGTAGTTTTTCTTTTAACTCGTTAAATTCAGCATCATTAATACTCTCTAATGGATTTTTAATGCCTTGTTCTTTTCCAATAAGATGACTAAAATTTGAGCTACAAATAGTACATTTAAAGTTACACACGTTTGATAAACGTATTTGTAAATACCTAACATCTTCTTCAGTAACAACTTCTTTTACTGTTTCGTCATCAAAATATTTGTTATTTAACCTTGGACTTGTACCAGTTAATTTTTCTTGTTTAACACAATCACTACAAATATCTGGTACATTACCGGCTATTGCAGTTTTTCTTACTTCAGTAAGAAAATTGCCGTTTAGTAAGCCGTTGTTAGGTTGCCAATTATACTTCTTATCTGATTTTGTTACATAACAGCACGGCAGAGTATTTCCCTTCATGCCAAACCCTGTATATATTCCATGCGATAAGTAGCCACACTTAAACATATCTTACCCCTAATATTTTTGTAGAATTAAAAATATAAGATTTTACTTCTATTGGGTCTCCAACAACCTTGCCTACAACTGCCCATCCTACAGCATTTTTTGGATTATCTTTATGAAATCCTAATTTATTTAATTTAATACCTTGAGCTTCCCACCATTGGTCTAAATTCTCGCGTCTTCTATGGCCTGGACCTTGACCAAAATTAATTTGAAAATCTGCACTATACTTAAATTGAGGACGTATATTATCTTCGCCAACTACATCGTCGCCGTCTTTAAAAACATCCCATAAGGGTTTGCCTTTATGGCAATAGTTTAATCTTACATCACCAGGCACAGTGTCTAAAGACCATTGATTATAATCTTCATCCTCAAGCAACGTTGTTGGTCTATCTAAAATATGCACTACAATTCTACCTGAAGCCCCTAAATCTTCCCACCTATGTATTTGTACATTATATTCTTCAATAGCTTCTTGTACATGTTCTGGACTATTTTTATAAAATTCATTTGGTTCTTCTGCTTCACCTCGCATTTTTTCAAAATAGTGATGCAAGTGATTACTAGCTTCTTGTGTCATTGGCGTAGGTATTGTGTAATCAATGAAATTGTCATATTCATTAATAGTATTAATACATTTATTAAGTGTATTAATAATAATATCTTCTGTCCATTTATTATTAAGATTGTAGATTCTATCTGGTTGAGGAATAAAAATACCTTTATCAATTTCTTTTCGAAGTGCTTCTGCCCATTTTTTACCTAACGGTGTATCTACTTCTTTAAATTCAATTGAAACAGTATTGTTTCCCTGTTCTAGATCTAAATAAAACATCTAGCCAAGCTGACCTACTTCAATATACTTTGATGCAATATTTTCAAAATCGTCATCTTTTTTTGCTTTAACAATACATATGCCACACCCACAATGTGTATTAGGACAAACCATTGTAGGAGTTCTTCCTTTTATAAATTCACCTTCTAACCATTCTAAATACTTGTCGCTTTCACTAATTGTACAAATAGGACCTTTGTTAGGACCAAACTTTTTAATAATGTCTCCAAATTTTGCAGGGTCAATATTTGCTTCGGGCGAACCTTTTAATTTACCCATACAAGTTTGATGGTGATAAACTGCGTCACGGTCTTGTTCGATATGTAAAAAGAACCAGTTAATCATACAGTTATAACCTTCAAAGTTAGACTGTTCAATAAACATTGCATCTTTTTCCTGACCGTCTTCCTTAACAGTCATACAGCGGCCACCACAACACATACGGCCCATCTTTCGAGCATGGCCACTATTTCCAGTTGATTCTGTTTTAATTTCGATTGGTTTAATTGGAGTTTGTGCTGTTGGTTGATAGTCAGACATTAGCAGTTTCCTTTTTAATTCTTGCAACTTGAACTTCTTTATTTTTAGAATTCCAATGATTTTTTATGTAGTGTAATTGATCTCCGGTATATACATGAGATGTTCTACGCATAGCTCCATCGGCATCTTTAAACCATTTAGATCTATATTTTGCATCATCGCCAATTGTTCTTGGAATATATTTTATATCATTTGGCTTTAAAAAGTTTTCTATTAGGTCTACAGTTTCATCAAAGTAATCCATATGCATCATTACATTAACTTTAATTTTTTCAGGATTAGAAATATTTGATCTAACCCAAAGTAAATTGTCACGTACTAGTGCTTTTTGTTTATCGTTGCCTTCACAGTGGTAAGACACTGTAATGCTTTCCATGTTATCAAGCAAAAACTGTCCTTTATTTTTACTCCACGCTCCGTTAGTTGTTAAATTAAGACGCATATACGGATAGTGTTCTTTTAGATACGGAACAAGTTTGTAGAACGAAGGGTTTATTGCAGGTTCGCCTCCTGTAAATGAAATCATTACAGTCCAATTTTCTTTATGATATTTTTTGTATAAAGAATAATATTTGTGTATGAATTCGGCAGTCTTTTTGTATTCTTCAAAGTCGCTAAACGGTGCTGTTGTTGAATGCATCCATGCAGTACAATACGAGCAATCAAAGTTACATCGGCGGCCGAGGTCCCAAATAATCATTTTTGTAGGTGAACCTGCATCCGAATATATATAATCTATCATTTTATCTCCATTAATAGCTGTTACTAATACTTATACAGTTAACCAGCAAGAGATAGGTGATAGTGAACTATGCACTAAAATTGATTAGGAGTTTAATAAGATGTTATATAATACTGTGATGAATTATTAGTAAACGAACTAACACTACTATCATTCCTAGTAATACTAGTTACATCAGTAATGCCTACGCCAACTGATGAAGGAGTACAATTTTCGTTCCATCCACCAAACGGAGTAAAGTCTTCAGAGTCAAAATCACCAAACAAAGAATGTGCTTGGGAGTTAAAATTAGAACACCAGGCGTTATAAGAAGCTTTAGCTGCCTGTATATCGTCGGATGATGCATCTATAATTGCACTACCGTTATTTATAATAGAAGTTTTATCCCATTCGGCTTCTAGTAAGTCAAGAGTAGTTTTTGGATCTTGATTAGTTTTAAATATATAAGGAATTACAATATTTGAAGGACTTGTTATGCGAATTGAAAGTTCAGAGTCTGTTAGATTTGACGTAAAATGTGATACCATTCTATCTAAATTTCTCAACACCCCTGGACCAAAAATTACAACGTGTTCGGTTGTAGCGGTTAGCAAAGTTGCTAATCTAGCACCAAACGGTCCTAATCCATCGTGCCCAGAAAGATTGCACCAATCATTGCCAGGCGTTTCGGTTCCATGAGAGAATCTTCGAATACTTCCATGAGCTGCTTTAATTGCAGTACCTTCACCATGACATGCGTTAAGTGTATTTTTTAATTTATCAGCAATTGTTTGCATTTCTGAAAATCCAACACCAGCAATTAAATAAAATTTCATGTTTTATATTTCCTTAATCGTTTACTTACAGTTATTTATCAATATTATCTAATGTTCTTTGCAGTTTGGAAGTAATTTGGCTAGTTGTTTAATATTAGATTCGTTTAAAAATACGCTCATTAGTATATGATATATGCCATCTGCCATAGAAAAACTACCATGCACTTTTCTAGTATTTAATATATACGGAACACCTTCTTTAAATCGTTGGATTGAACCGTCGTACATAAAAATCCATTCGTCGTCTGTTGTTTTATTTAATGGTATAAAAATTCTAAACTGGTCATTTAGTCTAAACGCATCTCTGTGTAGTCTAAAGAAACTTCCTTTATCCATAGTAGCAGCTCTACACCTAGCGAGCTCAGTCCATTTATCAAAGAATACTTTGATTGTTGGGCACTTTAATAAATTTTCGTTGTATGGTTGATTTTTTTGATGTTTAACATCTGCTAAAGCATCAAGACCCAATTCTTCAATAGGACCAGTTAAGTTAATAGAAGTTTTTTTATTTGGCCCAGGTAACCAATTAGTAATTTGTTTAAGCTCAGTGATTGCATCGTCACTAAACTTATAATCAAGTTCTACTACATCTCCATAAGAACATAAAATACTATGTAAGCTCATTGTATCCATCATATGTCTCCGTCTTTTTTCATTTTTTGAATTATCTTATGTACATGATGTATTTTATTAATTTGATGATACATTTTTGCAATAGTTACAGGGCCATCTGCTTTATACCAACATGGAAATATTCCATGTATATAAGATTTAATAGCACACCCTATTAACTTATTGCTTTGTTGGATACTATGATGCAAATGCTTCCAATAATTCCACTCTGTTTCTTCTAAGTGATCTTTAATCTTTTTATACATTTTTCCTCCAACACCAAATATAGCCTAAAGATCCCAACGGCCCTTGGGCTTGATACATATTTGTGTGCCCGCAATCAGCTTGATACGTAGTATTCATATATGTGTGCCCGTGAACAGCTTGATACGTAGTATTCCATACTACGGATAAATTAAATTTATTACTAAATTTTTCTATTTTTTCTTCTGACCAATAACCTTGATTAAAATCAGTCGTTGTTTCTCTTTGTGTTTTGCCTCTCATAACTAGCTTACCACCTGGCTTAATCCAAGACAACATTTTTTTTATATTTGGTTCATGATACTCATCTGGACATTCATGAAGTACCCCTAAACATAATACTCCATCTTGACTTTCTTGATCTATGTCTGCATCTAAGATACTACTAACAAAATGTTGATTTCCGTAATCTACAAAATCAAATGCTATTAAGTTAGGAAAATGCATTTGGTATTGATTCCCACCACAACCAGCATCAACAATTTTTGCTTCTTTATCAAAAGTATCTAATAAATTAATAGAAAATAGTAAGGGCGAAGAATCCTTACCATGTACTACATTGCGACGATACATTCTCTGCTTAGATTTTTTTAATTTAAATTTTTCAGCTTTACCAAGTTCAAATTCTTTAAATTGTTTCATTTTTCTCCCAACACCAAATAAATCCATCAATTACTAATTCTAGAGGATTAACTTTTTTATGATAAAATTGTTGCTGCCTAGTTACTCTCCATGGTTCTATCCAGTTAAGTTTTAAATTATACATGTTAGTATATTCATCTATTTTTTCTTTATCCCACATACCTTGGGCTTTTAAAGTATCTATATATGGGTGATTAATTTTATACGTTAATGGTGTTGCTTTATGTTTCATAACTAGCTTACCACCTGGCTTAATCCAAGACAACATTTTTTCCATATTCGCTTGAATATAATCATCTGGACATTCATGAAGTACCCCTAAACATAATACTCCATCTTGACTTTCTTGATCTATGTCTGCATCTAAGATACTACTAACAAAATGTTGATTTCCATAATCTACAGGATCAAATGCTATTAAATTAGGAAAATGCATTTGGTATTGATTCCCACCACAACCAGCATCAATAATTTTTGCTTCTTTATCAAAAGTACTTATAATATTAGATGTTAATGCAGTCATATTTCGTATTTTTCTCTGCATTACCTTATGGTCTCTCGTAGAAAAATAATCTAATCTTGCTGCATCAAGTTTTTCAAACATTTTAGGTTCCCTCATGTATAGTATTTATTTTATAAAAAATACATGTATACTAACATTGGAATAATAATAGCAAACTGAGGTAGAAAGTTTAGTATAAGGGCTTTTTCATTCCATTTATATCCTACATAAATCCAGCCACTAGCACCTATCATCTGTAGTATGCTGTTCCATGGAGTTATGCCTGCAACATGCAAAACCATAGCAGAGAGAATGAATATTGCACTAGTGTATTTGATTATTGTAACGTGATTTATCGCCATTTACTGCTTGCTTTTTGTGCTATTTTATCTAAAGTTTGTTCACTAACGTTTTTAATATATTTGCAATTTGCATCATCGCTCAATATATTGTTGTGATGAACTGTTATTGCACTTTCAGGTAATCCTAGTTCACGTTCTACATAATGCAAGTACCAAATACCGTACATTTTTAATGCTTCTTGACTTACAAATATATGAGGATATTGTGTTAGTAAGTCCATATTGTCATAAAAGTTAGGAAGTGTTATTTGTCCTCTAACACGTTCTTGCTGTGATTCTACAATAGTTTTATCTCTTGCAATAATTGCAACCTGTATATCTACATATTTGCTTGCCTGTTTAATAAAAGAAGCGTAGTTAGGATTTACATACTCACCATTTAATGCATAAGGACAACTAATGCTGGTTACAAATACTTTGCTTTGCGACCAATCAAACTTGTCCAGTTGTTCAGGATCAGCCCAGTATTTTGCAAATGGTTCTTTATCATGACCGATCCAATATTCATCAAGTAAATCTTGCCAACCATGTACAACTGGATTAAGTGCTAACACTTTACTAAACAAATGATTACCAGAACCTTGTGGTCCAGTTAATATAATTAGTTTAGGCAAGTTTGAATACTCTATCCTTACTTGCATTTTTTAGTATTTCTCTAGTGCGATCTGTTTTTAATCCTGTAACTTGTAGTACAGCTCGTGGTGTATTGCTTGCATTTGCAGTACAATGTGGAACATTTGGCCAATCAAATATATGAGCTTCTCCGGCTTTCCAGTGACTGTAAATATAGTTGCCATACATGTAAAATTGCCCAGGTTTCCAATCGTCAAGCATAATAGTAATGCGGGCTACTTGTTCGGGGTCTTTAGAGCATCTATCCCAAAGTTTATCTATATGCAAATTAAACATTTGTCCAGTTAGTTGAACATGAGCACGTTTTTTTGCGCCATTAACGTTACTAACCTTTAAACCAAAATAATCCATCATACTATACAGTGTTGGAAAGTTATCCCAATCATCATTCATATTAGTTAGCATAAGCGTTTCGGGATCACCGCCGCCTTGTTCAATGTCATATTCTTCTTGGTCTATCATAGGAGATATTTTTTCGCTTTCTCCATAAAACTTACGTGTTGCCCAGTTAACTGGTTTTGTTGCAGAAACAAGTGCTTCTCTTTCAGCAGTCCAGTTACCTTGAAATACACCAAGTACATCAAACCAATCACCAGGTTGATCTTGTATACTGTCATTAAAGTGATATTCACTGTGATCCACAGTCCAATCCCAATTACTGTTGTATTTACTTGGGTCTGCTAATGGTTTATTCCAATTTGTATTATGTGTCATGTATAATCGATTCCTTTATCTTTTCTTACTAAACTATTTATGAATATGCCTATTGCAATTATAATACATACAAGAAAAATAGGATGATTATAAATGTTAAATAGTTCAGTCCACCTAAATCCTTCCATAGAAGTTAGTCCTGGTTTCCATTGTTTGTATCCGTACAGTTGTAGTGTTCCCCAAAAGTATTCATCAATCTTAAATGCTACAACATATGAAACAAGGATTGCCGGTCTACTAATATTAAAGTGTTTGCATACTACACCAATTGCACTTAGTATAGCGAGTAGAGCAAAGTCTTCCCACCCACCAGTGTATTGCATGTTTGCCCATACTATAACTACTAGAATAAACATTGCATAAATCCAAAAAGGAACTTCTAATATCTTAAGAATATATTTGTATAAGAATATACTTAGTAATGCTACACCTATTGTTCCAAAAATGTATCCAAATGCTAAACTATGTGTAAAGTTTATATCGTTTAATAAATCCGGTGTACCAATTTCCATACCAAAGTACATACAAATTGCCATAACCATTGCCGCAAAAGGTGCCGCAGGTATTCCAAACAAACAAGCAGGTATCATACTAGATACTTTCTGTGCATTATTTGCTCCTTCACACCCTAATAGTCCAATTGGATTACCTTCACCAAATGGTATCTCTTGTTTTTCT